GGGGACCTTGCTCCCACCTGGCCCCCATTCATACTTCTTCGCGTCCCAGGCTCGTACAGCCTTGACCACGCGCATTCCGTGCTGCAGGAGTGGAGAGGCGAGTAACCCAGCGAAGGCGCCTCCTGCCTTGGTGAACCCATCGGCGATGGCTGTGATCTGCTTCCCGAGTTCGACTTCGCCCAGCGCTACCCAGTCAGTAGACTCCGCAATCTCCACGAGTTCAGCCACGGTGGCGTCTACCGTGCCCTTCGCCAACTTCGCCAGTTTCGCCACAAGCCGCTCGGTTTGCTCGTCCTGGGGGAAGATGTCATCCGCCTTCTGAATCGACGTGGTGAACCCCGCAGCGGCCATCATGACGTCGATATCAGCGATACCCGAGTTCAACCTTGCAAGGATGTCGGTGTAGTCGAGCGTGACCGCACGCTTGTAGATCGTCCCCTTGCCGTTACCCTCTACGGCGTAGGCCAGGGTAACAGCGGAATCGGGCGCAACGGCTTTCTCAGCCAGCAACTCTGCATCGACGTAGGATAGACCGGCCGCAAGACGCTCCACAGACACGACGTCACCGTCTCGCTCTGTAACCAGCACCCATCCTTGCCGGCCCACCGTTCGCCCACCCAATGCTTCCCTGGCGTCCTTCAACGTGGCGACACATCGGACAGGCGAAGCGACCAGATAATCTGCGTCAATTACCCGTGGTGCTGACTTGCTCAATCTGTGCATGCACATATCACGCCTCCTACGACCTATCGTACCGGCAGGACTTTTTTCCCGCAAACCGTAGTAAGGTGTTGAAACTTTAAAATAGCCGTTGTATACTCGTATCTGACCACTACGGAGGAGCGGATGCCGAGCGATTGGACGCCGAGTAAACACCAGCGAGCGCTGTATGATTGGATTGACAACGGCATGGGGCATGCTGTTGTGAAAGCGGTCGCAGGATCAGGGAAGACCTCAAGCATCGTCCGTGCGCTCGAGCGTATCCCGTCTCGGTGCAGCGTCCTTTTCGTCGCGTTCAACAAGGACATCGCTGACGAACTGGCGCGACGTGTCCCTGCCCATTGTCAGGCGAGAACGCTCAATTCGTTCGGCGTCAAGGCTTGGTTCTCGTGGGCCAGGTCGTACCCGGAGGTCAACAAGCACAAGACTAGTAACCTACTCCGGTCCATTCTTTCTTACGCTGAAGGTGATGCCTACGGAGCGGAGATTGAGACCTTGGTAGCACTGGCTAAGAGTCATGGTGTCGTGCCTGCCGGCGCTTCTCACTTTCAAGGGCTCATGCCCGACTGTCCCGAGACGTGGAAGTATTTCATCGAACGGTACGGGATCGCCATCAAGGCGCAGGACCGCGACCGGGCGATGATCCGTGTGAGCCAGGTATTGAAGGAGGGGATCAAGACATCCCGGTCGGTCATCGACTACGACGATCAGCTTTATATGCCCGTCATCGCCGGCGCAGATTTCCCGCAGTTCGATTTCGTCTTCGGGGATGAGGTTCAAGACTGGTCGCCTGTTCAGCGAACGATGATCAAGCGTGCGCTCAAACCTACTGGTCGCTTCATTGGAGTAGGTGACGAAAATCAGGCCATCTATGGCTTCAGGGGCGCTGCTTCAGACTCCATCGACAAGATCATTGAGGAGTTCAGAGCCACCGTTCTACCGCTCAGTGTGACATACCGCTGTCCCCGTTCGGTTGTCGCTCTGGCTCAGAAACTTGTGCCGGAGATCGAAGCGGCTGCAAACGCAGTAGAAGGTGTTGTCGAGTCGCCATCGTCATACCGAGTGAGCGACTTCACGCCTGCTGATCTCGTGGTCTGCCGCTGCACAGCGCCGCTGGTGTCACTCGCCTATCGAATCATCGGTCAAGGTGTCCCTTGTCGCGTACTTGGCAAGGACATCGGTCAGGGACTCATCACCCTGATCGACAAACTCGATGTCAGAACCATCGACGGCCCAGATGGGCTGTACATCCGCCTTGGTAAGTGGGAGGACAAGGAATCCTTGAGTTTCGCACTGGCTGACAGACCGGGGCTTGCCCAGTCCGTTCACGACAAGGCTGACTCCCTACGCGCCATTATGGACAGCCGTCATGACCTTGAGACGGCGGCCAACCTCAAGGATGCCATAAGGACGACGTTCGCCCCCGAGAACTCAAAGGCGAACGTTCTGACCCTGGCCACCATCCACAAGGCCAAGGGGCTCGATGCTGATAACGTTTGGCTGCTCAATCCCGACTTGCTGCCGGGCCGATGGGCGACACAAGACTGGGAACTCCAGCAGGAGAGAAACCTCGAGTACGTCGCATACACCCGGGCAAAGCAGGCTCTACGGCTCATCAGTGACACCGGACTGTGCGGGCAGGATGGACGCCCGCTAACGGTTAAGAAGCGGCCCAGTAAGGAACCTAAGCCGCTTACGCCGTCACAGAAGGCAAGAATCGAGAACGAGATATTCGGTGCGCTCAAGGTGGGCGCCCGACGCTGAACATGTGGAGGAAGTTGAAGTGATAGCGGAAAGCCCTTACAAAATTCTGAGAATCAAAGAAGACGAGACGCGAGACAAGGTGGATGAAGCCTGGCTCCGACTCGTCACCGATTACCACCCCGGCCGTCCAGTGGAGGACTTGGACGAATACCAGAAGGTGATGAAAGCCTATCTGGAGATCACAGATCAGACCGCCGACTACATCACCGTAGACGGCGTGTGTGACTGGGCGCCGGTTCACATTAGAAACGAGATGTGGCGTGCGGAGGACATCCGGGAGGGAAAGGATATCCAGGCAGGCTCCATCGACGTAATGAGGGAGTGGATCACAGCCCTGCCGGACTACATGCCGAATGAACGGCTCGAGAAACTCCCCGGCTTCGACGTGCGGTCCATCATCGACCGGCTGCTCATTCAGCCGGAGTTCAAGGACGCCGGACTTCCAGAAGACCCTCGGGCGTTCCGCATTCTCTGGCGGAACAGCAAGTGGGTATCCAAGGGTGCGGTGGTGTTCGGGAGCCTGAGCACGGTCAGCAAGAAGGACCGGAACCTCTGGAAGGAGGGCTACGTCCCCTTGTGGACGATGACGCTCAGCCTTCCCGCCTGGCCATCTCGTGAGGAGTGGGAGAAAGAGCGACTGGTTCATCACGAGATGGGGCACGCGGACTTCGACGTGGACGCGGCCAAGGCGAAGACTAAGGGCCACGACATGGAAGAGAACCTGGCCACCATCGCCCGGTATGGTGCCAGGGACAAGGGGCATGCCTGTGTGATCGCTCACGCCAATGCCCATCCGAGGACCATAGAACTCATCCAGGCGGCGGGATGGGCGGATGGGCAGGGACTTCTATTCAAGCCGCTCAAGCGTGACGAGCGAGGCGCCGAACGGGCGATGATGGGCAGTGCCACGATTTTGACCGGCTCGAAGTCGGTGACCCTGACCAGTAAGCAACTCGACATGGTGGACCAAGCCATCTCGGCCCGTCACCTGTAGCCTACCCACAGCGGCATGGTTCTCTGGTCACGGCAATCTGGGCCATGCCGCTGGTTTATTTTCTTGCCCGGTGTTCATCCTCGTGACACTTCGCACACAGCGCCTCAAGGTTCTCCCAGGCGTCACTCCCACCTTGTGACCGATAGATCCGATGATGAGTGTGATTCGTCCACATGTTGCAGCGCTGACAGCGAGGGAAGGCGTTTTGGAAGGCTTTTGAGTGCTGTGACCATGCCTTTTTCCAGGCGAGCCCGGCGCGTTCCGATCCATCGCCCCATGACGGATCAGGTATCCAGCGACGACAGACGAAGGAACCATCCGGCTGAGTAAGAGGGTTGTCGCAGCGATGGCCCGGGACGGAAGCGACAACATAGTCCATAGGTGTCTCGCCATGAACGCGATCCCCGAACGTCACCACAAGGTCACGTTTCTCAGGTGTAATCCACCCGAGTTTACACAGCGGACACCGCCTGCCTTTCAATGGAGTATTCTGCCGGCGGCATCCGTGAGTACGACCAGACGTTCATCGGCGTTGACCCGGTTCTTCTCCACTGGGATGGTGCCCATCGACGGGTCGGCCATTGCAACTCGTGTGACACGCCCCTTATTGCGAGGATGGACAGCGCTGTCCGTGCGCTTCCCGCCCTTGAACGTCTGGACCACCGGCTCAGGTAGCCCGAGGACCTTGTGAGCGAGCATGGCTCGAGCGGTCTCGAATGCCTGTTCGAAGCCCTGGCCACAGTCGTACAGGTACTCGAGCATGTAGGTCAGAAGATCCGCCGTTCGATCCACGAGTTGCTTCTCGGTGTAGACCGGGGGCTTACCGGTCAACTGTCCTTCCAACTGGAACGTTTCGAGCACAGCCGCCACAAGCCGCTGCTCCCCGATCTTCTGATACACTCGTGTGACCGCGTCTTCTCTATTCGGCCGTTGTCCCATGATTCTCCTTCACTTCCGTGTAGATACGGATCAATGTTTCCTCGTAGACGAGCCTGCCATCCGATAGCCGAGCACCCCGCCTGCCGTCCGGGAGTTTGAAAATCTCATCTACTGTCACAATCCGGCTCGGGTTATTCTTCGCCGCCCATGTCGTACCCGCCTTGACCTTGCAAGCCTTCTTAACCTGCTCAATCGTGACCACATCCAACTTCACCCGCTTGGAGGCGATGGCGAAGATGATCGGCTGACGGCCTCGACTGAAGGTGGCAGCGTTCCCCACCCGCTTGACGACACCCTGCTTCTCGAGCCGCCTTACACGACGGTTCATCACCTGGCGTGAGATGGGCGTGCTCCAGCGCTCGCACAACTGGCCAATGGTCTGCGGCCCGTGAAGTTTCAGCAGTTCTACGACTTGAGCGGATCGATCTTGCATGCCGCACTATAAAATAGTAGTTGAATCTTACGCCACTAATGGGTACAGTATGTAAGACCCCCTTTAATAAGTCAACAACTACTGCTGAGGCGGACATGCGGAGCGAGTACAGGCATTTGTTGCGGCCGGTGCAGATCGTGTTTGTGACGGACGAGACGCCGTCACCGTTCGTGAGCACATGGAAACTGGTGCTGATGGTCGGTCTGATTGCGATGACCGGCGTGATGTGCGGTCTGGGCCTGGTGTCGGTGCTGTGAAGGGAAACGAGTGATGGAGAAGCGTGAGATCCGCTGGCGACAGGCAAACCATCTCCCCTTGGCGATCACTCGGCTTATGCCGGGTGTCATCAACTACAAGGGTGTCCACCTCCCGCCCTCAACCGTGACACTCCCGGCTGACCTTCTCGAGCCGACACAGGAGGGGGACACCCTCCACTTCGATATCGAGACCTATCGTCGGGCGGTATCGACGCCAGAAGACACGGCTACTCATCTGCGGGAAGAGTCGGTTTGATGGTATAGGAGAAAGCGATGAAGCACCAAGGCTTAAAATGCCGCACTTGTCGGGGGCGTGGCACGGTAAAAACCCGGCGACTCTGCACGATCGTCACCGAGCGGGATTGCCCTGACTGCGAGGGCACAGGACGGGCGGACGCTGATGAGGATGCGGCGTGGCTTCCTCCAGAGTTTAGAGGCACAGAAGAGGAACTAAGGGAGACTGAGACGTGAACCACATGAAGGATCTGACCAGTGATGACTTGACGGCACTCGCCACGTTCGACCCGGAGACACCGGAAGGGCGAACGGAGTTCAACCGCCTGGCGCATGAGATGATGCGCAGGGATGGGGATGTACCGATAGAGGAGGCGATCAAGCATGTCAACGCAGGACTCATGGATGAGTCAGAGGCGCTTGACATGGTCCGCCGAGGCGCCCCTGAGTACGACGGTACTGCCACCCGATATGTCTATGAGGTAAGGCACTACCGCCGCCCGATCGCGGACCTCTGCCGTCCCGGAGCCTTCGACCCGGAACCGATCGTCAAAGCCGTAAGAGAATGGACCGGGCGTCACCTGACGTTGGCAGTCGAATACGACGGTTCTGTGTGGTCTGCAATGTTTCACACTGGGCTAACAGGCGATCCGTGTGTGTGCGAGGAAAGCCCGTTTATGGCCCACGCGGTGATAGTCGCCGCCGTTGTGGCGTGCGTTGTGTACGGACGAGATTATGCCGCCGTAACGCCCTGATAGCCTTCTTCCTCCCTCCTACTCTTATTCCCTTAAAAATAATTTGAAGCATTGTCATTTCTACTATTGACAGTAATCAAAGCCTGCCTTATATTAGGTACATAGACGCTGGCAAAAACAAATCACGGGAGAGTAGGACATGGCGACCATCATCAACATGAGCACCAGGCGACAGATGGAGACAATCTACGAGACACCCGCTGAGACGGCCAAGAAAATCCGGTCAGCGCTGAAGGTCGCATTCCCTGGTATCAAGTTCAGCGTCCGGTCGCGGTCATACTCCATGGGCTCGACTGTTGATGTCGCTTGGACGGATGGCCCGCGGACAAAGGACGTGGAGGCGGTAGCAGGGCAATTCGAGTCCACATCGTTCGACGGGATGGACGACAGTACGCACCACCACGGCTACATCCTTGACGGCGTGCGATATAGCGGCGCTGGTTACGTCTCTTGCCAGCGCGAGTATTCGTCCGAATGGGCGGCGCTCCTGCTGGCTTATGCCAATGATAACGGCTCGTTTGAGTCGTACCAGGACGAGTGGGAGCGGATGGCCTGGGCCGAACAGGACCTGACGCTCGAGTAGTTCCACACCCCGAGCCCGGCGGGCAATCCGGGCAGGGAGAGAGAGATGATGACATGCTCTTGTGGACAGTCCGACGCGCATGAGATCGCCCGGTCTCACACCTATGATGGCATCGCCGTCTGCCTGTGGTCAGATGGCATGGTGTCCGGTCTCATGGGCTTCCGATTGCGCGGTGTCCCTTCACGGCGTCCCAGGACCCCGGAAGCACGCGAGAATGCACTGACCGCCGGACATCTCCTTCTGGGTGATGCGGGCATCTACGATGCCGACGAACTGCCGGACCTGTACCGGGCTGCTGAAACCGCCGCACGGGAGGACGCACTTCCGGGCACGATGCGTGATGAGTATGCACGGATTCAGAAGCCTGCAACGCCCACGCTGATATGGGTGGTCCTGGCCACGGATCGCGACGGCAAGCCGACAGAGCGGTATGCCAAACTGCCGCGACTGTCGAAATGGCCTGGCTTGGTCATCTGGGATTTCTGTAACGGTCCCGGGAGTGCCCGGGGTCGGTATCACGTCATGCGTGAGGAGCATCCAGCGGGTTACGCGGACAAGGTCTGTTATAGGACCGGGTGTGCGTTTGCTCGGTTGACTGATCTGTGGAAGCACTTAGAGGAATCATGAGACGCAAACGCCGAAATCCTGAAGCAGAACGTGCGGAAGCGCTCCGCGAGACTGAGCGGCGGGTGAAAGAGCGGGAAGCCCTCGATCGGGAGTGGGCACCCTTCGACGCTCTGGCTGCGCGTATCTGCCTCGAGCAGACATTGCCCCTTATCGGCGTGGACGTGCCCGCATGGGGGCAGTGCGCGGAGGAGATGACGCTTGAGGGGGCAGAGCGGCGACACGAGACGATCGCCATCCTGGCGCGGTCGGGCGTCTCCGATGTGTGCCTTCGGGACCTTGTGAGCGGGTCGGACCTGTACGCCTCCGATCGGCTCACCGCGATATGGTGGGCGCGGCTCCGGATACCTCCGGTGACGGACATCAGCAATGTGGCGGACAAGGATGCCTTCGTTCGGACACTGCTTATCCGTGACCTCGATGAGATGGTGGCGGCAGGCACGATCCACTCGGATGCTCGGGCTATACTCCGGGGCACCGAGGACATCTTTCAGCACAACCGGCAGCGAGCACGGCGGGAACTGCAGGAGTTCAACGCCCGCCTTCAGTCGATGGTGGGGAAGGATGACCATGCTTGAGCACATCACCGCTTCTGTCTCCGCTCTCGAGGAGTTATGGTCACCGTTTGATCATGGGCTGTGGTGTGAGGCTATGCGCCGCGAGGATGTGGCGTTCTGCATCGCAAAGAAGTGGAGTTTGTCCCCGTCCGAAGGGGAGAATATCCCGTTCGATACTCGCTACTACCTCGCACATGCGGCACGGATTGCGTGGTTCGTCGAGAACGGATACCAAGGCAGCGTCGAGATAGATGTGCCGATCAAACGGTCACCGACATGGTATCCAGTGCGAGACGGAAACCACCGGCTTCTTGCCGCCATAATCCGTGGCGACAAGACCATCCCTGCCGTGTGGTGGGGAGGTCCGCAAGACGTACTCGAGAAGATCAGGATGCCGCCGTCATGCCCCTAATCAAGCCGCGCGGTCGCAACGGTAGACGCCCGCCAGGTCATCACACGCCCATCAAGGAAGCCGTCTCGCGTTCGGTAGGTGTATCCTTCATGACCACGGTGGAGCGCCGGGCATGGATTGACGCTGAAGTAAAGCGGCGCGGCGTTAAGTCTCTTGGAGATGTGCTGAACGAGTTGATTCAGCAGGCGATGTCAGCGAAGACTGCCCAGTGAAGGCATGGCGCGCCCACCCAGCATGACCCATTCCTTCAACACGTTCGCATCCACTTCGATCTTCTCACCATCGCCCCGCTCGAGCCTGCCCAGTGAATCCCTGAGTATGTGCTCATCGATCCCCATCAAGGTCGCCTGCTTCGTCAGACTGTTCATCTGCTCCAGCATATCGGAACGAAGATCAGACAGGAACCCCAGCACATCCTCACGAGAGACGCCGCCAGACGCCCGCTTCTGAGCGAGGAAGTCGATAGCCTTACCAACCCCTTCAGGAGACGTACCCATCGCCCCAGGCGCCCCTGTGACGCCCTTCATCTGTGCCAGGTATACTGGCAGCGGCAACTTCGACCATTCGCTATCGTATGGCGGCAGGGAGTGATTCAGAGCATCGGCGGCGATGAGCCGGGCCTCGTCCAGCGTGAGGAACCCGGCGCGCACTGCCACGTCTGCGAGCTCGATCAGTTCTCTCGAGTCCCGGTTGATGGGCGCGTTGCTTCGATAGTCCCAGTAGCGGGCACCGAAGATCGGGAGCAGGCGAATGTTGATGACGTCGTCGATATCCTTCCTCTCCGGCTCATAGGTGTGCTTCTCGACGTGATCGGCCATGACTGTGGCCGTCGCTCGATTCATGCCCATGAACTTACCCACGGACATGGGCGGGTTGCCGAAGGCGCTGTCGATCTTATCCCCTTCGTCCTTCCGGTATCGGACATAGAGCGCATCGTCGCGCTGGTACTGGGTGAGGGGGATGACGTGGATCTTTGGGATTGGCGCGTCACCGACAACGGGCGAGCCTCTACCAACACCAGACGGCGCGGCCTCGAGCGTCAGGATACCGCTGGTGCGGTTGTGGCCCTTCAACTTCGTCTTCAGGTGCTTCTCGATCTTCTCGACAGCTCCTGCTGCAAACCTCCCACCCTCTACCAGAATCATCAGGTCCGGGATCGCGTCGTTACGCAGTGTCATCAGGTTGACCTGCTCGGCCTCGATCTCTCCCAGAGCTCCCACGACAAGACCCTGCCAGCGAGGGACGCCGTAAACGTCATGCTCAGTATTGATCAGCGTGAAATGGATCATCTCAAGGGCGGGCCCGGTCTCGGTCCCCATCTTGATCGCCTTGTCCAGTTCAGCCTTCGTCTTGTACGTCTGGCCGGTGCGATTGCCGATCAGCCGTGGGTCGCCTATCTCCTTGAAGAAGATCATGCCGCCGCCGTACACATTCGGCACGGCCGGTGTGTCTCCTTCACCGATGCCCTGGACGTATCGCCGGAACGACCGGATTACCTTCACCTTGTCGTAAGAAACCGGGCTGATCTTCACGCGGTCGCTGACCTCGACGTTCATGTCCTCGGGAGACAACTTCACGGCTCGAGTCGTGCGAGCGGGAACCCACCACAGAGAAAGCGGCTCACCCCATGGATTACGATTGATGGCCAGGAAGCCGTTGCCGTAGGTCTCCAGGTCCCAGCGAAGGCGCCGGCGAATCCGGATCAGGGTCTCCTTGGGATTCGGATTGTCGAAGAACAGCCGCAACCGTGCCTGCTCGGCCGCCATCTCGAGTTTGAGCCGCTTCTTCCTGGCGTCTACCTCAGAGTCGTCGATCTCCAACTGCACTTCGGGCGGGTCTCCCCCATCCGTCCAGTGCTTCACCCGTGCCTCGTGAAGTCGCTCCATGTAGATGACGGCGCGGATCTCGTCGTCCACCTTTTCAGATGCCAGATCCACCCGTGGCATGAGCTGGTATCCGTGCGCGTCGATACCGTGATTGTACGCCTCGATGTTCTGACGGATGGATGGGGAGTTGCGAACGATGAAGCCCAGCCAGGCAAAACTGATCGCTGGCGGGATGACGCCCACACCGGAGAAGAGCGTGTTGAGCTTGTTCTCATCCACCCGAATGATGTCGGGCTCGATACGGCCCAGGTCCTGCGGCCCGCCGTCGTCACTTTTCTGGATGCTTGACTTCTGGACGCTGGCTCGAGCCGGTGCATGCCGGTCGATCCACGCGTCCCCAGTGGCGTTTCCCGCATCTTTCGCGGTGATCTCCCGATCAGCATTGTCGATCGCGTCTTCCCATCGCTCTTGCGGTTGGTCCTCTGCCCCACCCAGACTGCACACCTTGATTTCCCAGCCGCTATATCCCTGCTCTTCCATTACATCCACCTCACCTGATCGAAAACGCTCACTGGTCGCTCGTACTCCACATCCACATCATCGCTGTCTGTCGTCATCTGTAAGCCCATGCTTCGGACTCGTAGCGCCCCGTCGTCATACGTGTCATGTGATCGTACACCTTCCTCGAGCATGTCCTCGTTCATCAGGTAGTATTCGATGAGTAGGATGATGCAGTAGACGAAGGCGTCAACGAGGTCGTCATGGACACCGAACGGGAAGTCCCCCATCTCGGCCTGTAGATCTTCTGTCCCGGGAAGAAAGTAGACTCGGCACTGGTCCACGTATGGCTGAGTGCGGATGGCTCGGCTGATCTTGTCCCCACCCACCTTCTGGGGACGGAGCGGACGGAGCGGCAGCAGCGCCATCTCTTTCACGTACTGGCGCATCCATGTCTGGGCCGCCACCTCCTCCATACCGACGTGTTGGAGTTGATCGCGGATGGCCCAGTCGACAATCGCCCTGGCCGTCTTCTGGAGCCCTCCACGGAAGGCTGAAGACCTGAAGACGTAGATATTCAGATCTTCGCCCAGAGCCACCGATACATAGCCGTTACGGTCGTTCCGGCTCTTCTCTGTGAAGGCGAAGTCCCACGCTCCGACCGCCCCCGCCATCTCCACGTTTTCGATAACTTCCCATGTCGTAAACTGGAATTTCGTTGTATCCCAGATCCGATCATCGTCAGACATCGGCTGAAGCAAGTAGGCTCGAGCGAAGTGGATGCGAGGGAGGCGCGCGAAGCGTTTCTGAAGCCGTACTCGTCCCCATTGTTCAGGCCACACCGGACTGAACTCATCAGCGACCTCGCCGCGTGCTTCTGCCTGCTGCCTGGCCCACTCGCCACCCACCGGACGACTGAACAGAAACCAGCCCATCTCAGGGGCCTTGGCCTTCAACTCGCTATGGAGGTCCGCTTTGTGCCATGGCGTCCCGATCCAGACGACTTTGGCCCCGTCTGCGCATTCTCGTTCAGGTAACTCGGCCAGTTGTCCGCCTCGAGCGCGTCTGTCCGGTAGCGTGTCGGGAAGAGAGTTGAAGTCGGTCTCCTCCCCGTCGTCGTTGACTGGTGAGCCCGCTGCTTCCCCGTCGTCGTCCTCTTCGACCATCGGGAGCCAGACACCGAAGAAGGTCTCCTTTGTCGCCTCACGCATAGCCTCGGAGCGGACGGATTTGGGATTGACCACGTCATCGAATAGCAGTCGTGTGGCACGACCACCAATACCAGAGCTGTCCAGGCCGTAAGCTTCGACGCTGGCGTCCTTCGAGATGATCTTACGCTGGCAATAGATTGCGTGTTGAGTCCACCCTGCCATGTTCGCTGGCTTCAGGTGGGGGAAGACTTCATGCACTCGTGGGTTGTGCAGAATGTGCTCTGTGATCTCGCGGACACGCTTCTTGGCTTCCGCATCACTCACGCAGATGATCTTGATGAGTTCATCCGGGTTATTGCCCAGCCAGAACAACACTCTGGCCACACACTGTGTCGTCTTGCCGGTGTCTCGAGGAAGTTCGCCAAAGATGTATTCCTGGGTATCTATGGCGGACTGGAAATCGCGATGAACTTGCGACTGGCGGACCTGATGCGGGGTTCCGTCCGGGTTCTTGCGCCGGGAGTCGGAAAAGCAATACTCGACGAAGACGTTGGTGTCATGTCGCGCCTGCTTGACCTTTCTGGCCCGCGCGACTGCGCTGATCTTCTCGAGTTCCTGAAGCTTTGCTATCTTTTCCCAACGTGTTTCCATTCCGCTTTCTGCGCCGGGGCATCCGCGATCGTGCATGTGGTAAGCATCGCCCCCATGCCTACCATCAGTGAATAACTCAGAACCGACCCCCGCAAGACATTGATAGCCAGGTACAGTCCGGCAATCTTGGCATACCGCTTGATCGCCCGACTGTGACGGTGCCGGTGGATCTCGAATGCAACATCACTCGCTGTCGTCGGATCCCCGGGGTCCTGATACGCGCCCACCACGCTTGCGAGTTGATTTCTCACGACGGATCTCCTCTTTCACCTCCTGAAGCAGTCTCCTTTCCTCCATGCCCATCTGCAGGGAGTGCTCAAGGGATCTGTTCAAGAGTTCCATTGTCTTTGAGATATGCGGGGCAAACCGTGCCCAGACTGCCCGCACCCCCAGGATGATGGAGATCAGAATCACGATGTAGGGGATGTAGTTTGGACTCGAGTTTGCAAAGGTCTTGATGACCTCACCCAAGCCCACCGTGGTTCCCGGTGTCATGTCCCGTCTCCTGTCTCAACAGTATCCCAAATGCGGCGTGTTGACAAAAATCAACACGCGTCGTGAGTGCCTAACTCTATTATCCCCAGCGTGTGGGCATGCGCAAATCTGATGCCATCGGGCAGCGTTCAGGGGTCAAATGGATGAGTTTGGTAGAAGAAAAGAAAAAGGGGCGACTCTGCGATAGAATCGCCCCTTTTTGTCAACTGGGCTTGCCAGAAATGGTGGAGGCGCCGATGTACCGCCCATCGGGTCCGAAAGAACTCGACTCAAGGTGTCTACGTGCGTAGTGCTCTGATCAGTTTCGCCCTAGATCTGCAGGCACACAGTCTGCCGGGCTAGCAGGTGATATTCCCTCGTTTAGTCCTGCGCTCCACGAGGGTTTTGACTGCTGGCATTATGCCCACCTGGCCCCGCAGTCTGAACCAGGCGAACAGCCCACTAAGCGGCCTGACGGTCGTAGTCGGCGTAGTAGTCGGTGTTGTTTGCGACTATGGTTTTGAGCCTGTTTAACGAGGCGACCCACCTCTGCACGCTGCCCTGATCTACCGTTCCCCCGTCGAATCTATTTCGCCCCCGAAACTGTAAAATGGAATGCCCCCAGTAGGATTTGAACCTACGACCTGCCGGTTAAAAGCCGGCTGCTCTACCACTGAGCTATGGAAGCGTTAGACCTCTTCGACCTTGATGGAGTATTTCCACCGCTCCATCTTGTCGTCAGACTCGGTTGTGATCTCGAGATGGTCAAGACCTGCCTCTTTGCCTCTCACATCCGTGACATGGAGTGCCTTACCAGACTCGGGACTGGTCAACAGAATGGACTTGAGGAAGTCGCTTTCTTTATCCACGTCGATCTCCATGTGAATGATCCCACAGGGAATTGAACCCTGGCTTCCGCCGTGAAAGAGCGGTGTCTTGCCACTAGACTATGGGACCAAAGGTAGCGCCGTCGTGTTCAACGGCACTGAACTTCCGGACTCTTACCGGCTGCATGTGCAGGACTCGTGTAGCCAATCGAACAGGATCACATCGAGTAACTGACCTGACATCCGCGCCGACAGTACAGACGCGGCTTGCGGTGCAACGAGGGGATCTCGATGAAGACATCGCCCTCGGAATTCGTGTTGAAACAGATCCGGTGAGTGCGGGCGAATTGGTACGCGGCAGTCTCAGCGCTCACACCGCTGGTCAACACGGTTCCGGTCATTCGCTTCTTGCTGCCGGACTTGTGCTTGAACGTGGCCAGGGTCACTGAGTCAACGTCCGACTCGTCATCAACATCTTCCTCAACCGACAACTCCGGACGACTCACGAGAGACAGTGCCGACACTCGAGGCCAGTAAAGCTTCGGGCGCGCCTTGCCCGGTATCTCGCTGGTATGTTGACCATCCGCCAATATCGGCTTGACGACCTTATGGACAGCGACCTTGGCGGGCAGGACTGCTAGAGCTTCACCGGTCTTTACCTTCACATGACCGGCAGCCTGACTACTCCACTGGACCATGTCACCAAGTTGATACTGCATTTCAGCCTCCATGTTCACGTTAACGACCGCCGCTGAGAATCAAACCCAGGCTTCCGGTTGCGCGTCCCGGCGTGCGATCCAGCCACGCTGCAGCGGTGAAAGATAAGGCGGCGCTGTTCAACAAGCAGCGCCATTAAGCCCGTAGTATGGGCGCCTCATGAAAGACTCCCGGTTAACGTGCCGGGTCACGCCCTACACAGATAAGGCAGTTTCAGACACCTTACATCGGCGCTCGGATCGAACGAGCAGCTTCCCCTGTCCGTCCCCTTCGGGCTGCGCTAATACTTCAGGTTCGGGATTCCTGAAGGCATGCCCGTAAATGCCTCACGCACATGCCGAAGACTCCAAGTATTTAACGACGTGGGAGTCTTGGATGACCGTCTCTGGTGGAATCGGCCAGGATCGAACTGGCACTTGCTACACCTTGGCGCGCCGTGTAGTTGCTCTATCCGATTGAGCTACGATCCCATAACGCGGGCCTTTTCCAGCCCGCCAGGCTAACATTCAACACAAGGAGGCCAGTCCATAGTGCCTATCTGCGGTAATTTGCAGACATGCGGCCGCACGCAGCCTTAAGCCTAGTGCATGTCTCCGTTGGTCAAGCCAACGGCACTGACGAAGGGCGGAAAGCCGAGCCAGTGAGGATTCAAATGGAGTCGGCGCCATTTTGGACTAGCGGTCGTGAACTGGCGTCTTTCTCGTTTTTAAAGCATGGCACCAGACGCATAATACTTGCAGATTTTCCAGTGAATTATGTTCACGGTTATTATCGATATGATCAACGTCTAACATTGCAGAATACTTGTCGTATCCACATTGACAACATTTCTGCCCGTATTCCCGGAGTGCACGTTCCCTGTAATAACTCTTTCCGTTTTTGTATTGTCCTGGCCGTATTTCCTCAATCCCGCCAATTCTCTGAGCCAAATCCTTGCATGCTCTGGTACAAAAGTAAAAACCATGTCTTGAATTCTTTTTCTTGCCTGTTAGTTTGACGAATTGCTTTCCACATTGTGAGCATGTGAGAGTCTCGCGGCGTTGCTTCGTCTTAGCATGGCACTTTTTGCTACAAAACTTTGCACCATTAAGTATGTGCCTTGGCAAATAAAACGTTGCTCCACATTGAGCACACACCTTAGCATACAGTTTCCTGAAGTAGCCATCATAGCTATCAGATGTGATGTACTCTGACTCTTCTTGCGCCACTGAAGTACTTTTCTGCTTGAACCGCTATCCTCTGGTGCCAATCTCTGTCAGGCTATGTGCGCTCCACATACAAACGTCTTGTATACTGCAGGCCAGACGTTCCCCCACTGAACTACAGCCCCGTATGCTCGTCTTTCCCGGCTGCCTGGCTCTGTCTCGTCGAGCCTTCACGCCCGCATGGGCTCAGAGAGTGCGCCACCACTCAATCTGAGGTCGGTTGCTTTGCCCCGGAGGTTACAGGGCGCCGGTTACCATACCGCCTCCCGATGACTCATGCACAGAGAGTCGGGAGCGCTACTCTGCCGGGAGTTTCACCCGGGTGCCGAAAGAATAAAAGACTGGGCTGACGGTACTGGTTCCACTCAGGACAGCGCTGCTTCCACTCCGGATGTACAACTCAGCAGGAACGCCACTCAACTCAGTCACTGGATCAACCGCCCAGTCTTTACCAGACTGTACCATGACCCTAGATATACAGTCAACAACTATTTTAATGATTCGTCTTAAAGGTTCGGTCGACCGAACCCGAGGCAGAGCGCTCTCTTGCGGAGACGACGCGCGACATGCGAAGATTTACCACCGCTGGGAGGCGCGGTGTTGCCCTCCACCGTGACGACACAGCATGAGTTGGACATCTCGACGATACCCACATGATTGGGCTTGCCATTCCCCCGGACATCCATGAAGGCGATGTATCCGGGTTCCGGGTCGTCGACCAACCACCCGCGCTGGCGAAACGCCTCGAGGCCGATGGCGACGGAAGCAAAGCCGTTATATCCAGGGGCTTGAAGTTCAGGAAGGGGTGTGCCCGCCTCGTCAAAACACCACGAGACGAACATGCCGCACCAGGGCTGGCCATCCCAGTTCTGCCCAGCAGTCTCCCCGTACCATTCTCCGTACTTGGTACGATTTGAGCCGTCCGGAGCCTCCTGCATTCCGATCTCAGATATAGCTATTTCCAAAGGCGTGTTGCTCATACGATCTCCATCATTGAAGGGTATGAGCAAAGGATAGCCTGTAAGGGCGGGAATCACAAAATCAGGAGAGAGCGGGAATCAGGGCAGCAGCGATCGTGTGGAGTGCGACGGACAGGCGCTCGGACAGACTCGACCCAGCCGGGTGGAAGTGCCTGCTGAAGTTGTCCAGAGAGATGGTCCCCTTGACGTCGTCGTCGGTGACGACGCGCACGATGGGGCGAACGCACTGGGCAACCTCAACGACGTGAACGGACATGGCGCCATGAATCCAGGTGGAACCAACGACGGGAAGACCGGATTGAGTCAACATGATGTTTGCTCCTAGTGTGTGATGAACATTCAATGACTCAATTTATAATGTTCGTTAGCGTAGCTGTCAACTATTATTTTAATGTTTCTGTGTTTAGGTCAATAATTCCTGATCAGGACTTCGTCGACGGCTCCACGCCCGGTGCCCTTGCAGTTGACGGAACGGATGGCGCGGACGTGGGAGATCTCAAAGCCCTTGTACAACTCGAGCACGGCAGGGTGAGCGCTGTTGCATAGGAGGAAGTTGATAGAGCGCTTCGCCAGGTCTTGGCATGCTTCAGCCAGACTTGCCTGGTGATCCATTCCGAATCCATCAGCCGTGTACTGGTCGAACGAGGCGGTCACAGAGACAGGAACGTAGGGTGGGTCGAAGAAGATGAAGTCACCGGCTCGGGCCAGAGATGTACTGGAAAGGAAGTCGGCCTCGAGTATTTCAGCACCCTGGAGCGACGATGACGCGGCCAGGAGGACATCTCCACGCACCACATCAGCCGTCACCTTGGATGGATCGAAGCTGACGTTGAACTCTCCCTTCTGGTTCTCCCGGAACAGCCCGTTGAAGCATATCCGGTTCAGGAAGACGAACAGGGCCGCAAGCCTTATCGGGCTGGGTGGCGTTGAGTCGGTGAACAGCCCAAACACACCTGACCGTCTCTCGCGTACTCCACGATTGAACTCTGTACGAGCTCGCAGATAGCCCTCCAGCGTTCGCTCCTGCATGAGTCGCTCGAGTTCATCGATCACATCTTGTGGTCGGCTACGGACCATTCGATAGCAGGTGACCAGCCTATGGTTCAGGTCGGACAGATAAGCAGCTCCTTTGATCCGTCTCTCCCGGACCATGGCGAAGTAGACAGCACCTCCACCGATGAATGGCTCATGGTAGGCGTTGAACCGCTTCGGGACGAGACTCAGGATCGGCTCGAGTAGTTGGTCCTTACCACCCGCCCACCGAAGGAACGGCCGCGGCTCAAGCCCATTTTTGCCACTAACCGTAATCGCTGCTACCATGCCACCAAATCCTTGGAGGAGACTATGCGTCCCAGTGAAGTGAAGATTGAACTCGTGTCCGTTACCTGCCCTTGTGGCTTGTCCCTGGCCGAATGTGCCGAGCACCGCCCACTGTTTTTCGATCTGCTGAAGGAGCGCGTTCCTGAAGCACAGAAGAACCTGATCGGGCCGGCGCTGTTCAGTTTGTTCGTCGATCCGGTCAAAGCAGCCGGATACGTGCTTCAGGCGTTGAGCACGCTGGCTGTGTTCGGCGTCGTCTGGTATCTGATCGCGAACGATTATCGGCTGGGTGTGTCGGTAAGTCGCCGGGAGCGAAGTTCATCGTGAGCCATTCACGGCAGCCGTTTGTCCGCCCTCTGCCCTTCAGGTATTGAGTGATCTCGACATACTGCCAGCCAGTCCCCATGGTGATCGGTTCAGCCTCGCAGATGACGACTCGAGCGCCAGTAGTGGCCCAGACTCGAGCCACCCTGACGACGTCCGCCCGCGAGAAGACGTACTCTCCATAGCCCTCAGTCCCCTCGTAGGGTGGGTCAATCAGGACCAGCACACCGGGCCCGCCCCACACGGTAGGATCTACTTCCAGCGCTGAGCAATGGAGTACAGTCAGTGATGACAGTTCCGGAAGTGCTTCAATGCGCTCGATCAGATCTGGAAGACGGACGTTGCGCCGGCCTACCCCTTCACCGCGTTTCTCCCGGTATTCCCGGTTGTAGGGCGCCGTCTGATCCATGCCGTGCGTCTTCCAGCGCCGGGCGTGTCCAGTATGTGTCTGGATAAGGCCATCTCGAGCAGTGCCTGCGACACACACGGGATAAATGATTTTCCGACCGTAGCCCCAGAATTGCAGTGTGGACCAGTGGCAGACACGTCCGAGAATCCCATCTGGAACGGGCGACTTTGCAATTCTCTCCCATAGAGTAGAAGGATCGGTGTCCTGCCACGACTTGAGGCACGATACCAGTGCTGCCCTGTCGTCGTGGTTTTTTACAACCTGCCAGAACTCGCCATACGGTCCCGGTTCAACGGCCAGATAAGAGTCAGCGCCCATCCCCGGCGTAACCCGCATAGCAGGAAGAAGCGCGTCCAAGAAGTTGAACTTACTCCCCCACATCGGAATGGTGATCTTGTGGACCTCCCATCCCAACCGGAGAGTTGTGCAGAGAGAGGCCCCACAGAGTTCAATGAAGCGAGTAGGGCGTGTCATATTCCAGCACCGATCCGAAAGTCGCTGCCAACCGGCTGCCCGTCCAACTCCACATCGACACCATGACGCACCAGAAATGCCGCGAGAATCCTCCGATGGCAGAACTCGACAGGCTTTTCCCAGCAGAACAGCGTGCAGTCGTCGGGCAATTCCAGTGACATGCCGCCGAACGCATAGAGCGCATTCAACTGCGCCCAATACCGACGCGTGAACTCGTGTATTGTCATACGTCCAGACTTCGCCGCTTCAACGTCCGACCACTCAGGCGCAAGGTCCCTGCGGTGTTCGTCTACGTCGATCCATTTCGGAACGCCGTTCGAGATGGCGATCCATGGGCGAGAATACTGCTTCGCTACTGCATAGTGAGCAAGACGAATCATGGTTCACGCTCCAGTGCTAGACGCTTCGCCTTTACCTTTGCGTATGCCTTGTTATTGTTCGCCTTCAACCTGCACTTCGATGTGCAGTACACTCGACGTCCGCGCCCGTTCGATCGTGGGTCCACCACATACGATTCATTGCAGGTCGGGCATGTACGACGCTCGACGCCCCGCTCAGCCACTACCTGACTCTGCTTGTCACGATGTCGCCGTCTGGAATCGGCCTTGTGAGCCTCCCACTTGACGGAGTCCGTTTTCCTGGCTTGACACATGGTCTGATTGTGGATAGACGTAGCCAGGACCTCTCTCGGCTCTCTAGAGTGAAGCCAATACCATCGGCGAAATTGCTCTCGTCTTGCCTCTCGACGTGCCTGGACATAGACCTCGTACTGTTCATCAGCACGACCAGAGAGTGAACGGAACATGGCCTGTACTTCAAGGCTTAGATGCGGATGCCAGGCCACTATGCACCCATATCTTTGAAGCCGTATCGGTCACGAAGTTGTCTCTGGAACTCGGCCATCTCACAACTCCACGCCTTCATACCTTCCGGGTCCTCGAGCCAGACCCCGCATCCCCGCCAGAGCCAGCAAAGATGGACGGAAGGCGTCCGCACAAGTCGTGTCTTGTTCTCCACCCAGAAGCCACCGGGTGACCACATCAGAGCAGGAAAGACTGGGCGTGCGTTCGATGCTTTCCACACGTTCATCGTGTAGAAACGAGGTCGCCATTTGAACAGTCGTTTGAACATCATCACTCCCACCCGCAGACAGCCAGCGCACCAGCCGCTCTTCGTACCCACTCAGGCCATGGCGGATACGCCAATTCCCAGAGGAATACTCGCCCAAGGTATTCCTTCCCGTCGTCAAGAACCAGATCCACCCAGACATCCATCTCGATCTCACCATCCGTGTTAAGTTGCGCAGAGATGTGATCATAGAATGTCGAGCCCGACTCAAAACGATTGTGCTCGTAGATGACAACGTATCCTAGAGCGCCATGGTGCTCCAGAACGAACCCGGCCGCCCGTAGTCGGTGAAGCATGTTCTCTATCTTTGCACCACTCAACTCAGATCCTCCAGCACCAGGCCGTATGCACCCGCCTTAATTGCTTCACGTCGCGCCTCGTACACAGAGAAGTCCGAATGGTCCCGAGCATAGTAGCTAAGCTTTCGCGCCTCAAGCCACTCTTCATACCGTGCCTGACGTTCTGCCATCTCCTCTTTCGGACACGAGTAGCCTTCTGGTTCTCCCATGGCTCGAGCCACATCCGAACCGGCATTGATCTCGATCCATGTCTCAGGAGCGGTGCAGGCCCTGTCCACCATGAAGGGGCAGACGAGGCAGAAGGAATGTTGACAGTCGAAGGCCATGAGTCACCTCTCAATCGTCGTCTTCTTCGTCTTCCCACAACTCTTCGATCTGAGCGCAGACACGCTCGCGAGCAGGAATGGAAAGCCCGCCAATGTCAGACCACGGTATGGACGATGGATTCTCGATCCAGTGGTTCATAAGAGTTTCCCACATCTCCGTGTAAATCCAGGTACAGAGCAGTGTATCTCTGATCTCACGACAGACAAGGCACGTCCGGTGATAGTCTGGACTTCCACCCCATATGCCGAACACATACTCGTACTGGTCACCGGGATTGATCGTCCCGCCACACTCACCACAGCGATACTGCTTCTTGGCGCAACGGAATGAGACACGATGGACCGTAGGTGAACAGTTATCTGTGTCTACATAGATACACGCGCATGCCATGAGTCACCTCACCACAGCCATTCACGACAGTTCTGAAGGTCATCGGGCCACTCGGACATGTCGCCGCCGGCGGGGTCATTCAGGAATCGGTAGAAGCCGTTGGGCTTCCCTTTGGGCAGCGTGACGCCCTGCGCTGATATCCGGTCTGCAACACTGAACGGCTTACTCCCCACCTGCTTCAGCCGGAACCCGATGCCCAACTCCCGGCACTGGTCCCGGAGCGACCGGACCCACGACAGATCCGTGGGCCATGCCCCGCGTCCGTTCGAGCCGTCGAAGATGACAAGGTTGGGCTTTTTGAAGCCATAGCAACCTCTCGCCCACGGGAAATCCTTCGGTGTCGGTATCTCATAGCGACATACCGACAGATCTAACCCCTCCTTCGGAGTCAGGCTGACGACGCGCCACCGAGCCGGGATCTGTGCGAGGTCCTGCCATCGTCGCTCGAGCAGATCCTGCGTCGATGCACTGGCGCCGAGGATGAGGTTGGGCAGGGGCCATCGTGGATTGTCAGGGAATGTGGCTGCTATCCCATGGTTGTCGAGATGACGAAAGCAGTCCGCCAGAGGTACGCCGATTTGTGCTATCCACTCGAACCGCTCCCGGAGCACATCCGGCCACTTGGTCAGCATCAGGCACATGTGCTGAGGCGTGGCGGCGATGACTCCCATGACGGCGGCGAAGTATTCAGGCGGCGCCAGACTGATGTCACCCATGAACTGCACCGCGATCATGCGCGGATCTCGCCAGCACAAGGGTTGTTGGAGTCGTTCGGGAAGACTCAGCCATTCTCCGGTCCATGTAATCCGGTTTGCGCCGTCCGGTGCCCATGTTTCCCGGGAGCCCGGGGTGTTCTTCGCTTGCCTCGGAATCTGCCCCAGCGCCCAGCAGTTCCGACCCTGTTCGCATCCCCTGCATCCATACCCGACGTTCCATGTCTCGCCTTTGAGTACGGCGCCGGTGTCGGGGTGAGTCTGATGGTTCAAATACTCGATGCCGTGCATAGTTATGCTCCTCAGTTGCCAGTGTCGGCTTTCAGTCCGCCATCACTGCGTTTCCCGTTGCACTCGTCGCAATACCAAGCGGGTCGGAGTTGAGCGCCACCGGTCTCGTCAGATTCAAAACAGAGCCAGCCACCATCGTTTTCGGCCCACGTCTTCGAGCATCCGCCGAAGCATGAATACTTAGAAACGACGTCGACAACGGCTCCATCACGTATCGGATTCGTCCCCAGATCAAGCCGCTTCACCACCACCTCCGGACCCGCATCCATAGCGCTCGAGCCATGAGAACCACCGTCCCGATGTACGGAAGCAGGACAAGAATCGGCTGAATCTCGAGCCAGCACGGAAACAGCCCGTGTAGTAACAACAGCGACGTCATACTTCCCTCATCATCTGGTGAAATTTGGCGACTCGTTTTTTAAACAGGTCCCAGTAGTGTTTCATCTCCCAGGGAGCCAACCGGATGATCTGGGCTTCCTGGCCAGGGACGGCGATCACGATCATGCCGTGTTTGATACCACCGTATGGATGACCGTATAACCGGTTCACAGCCGCACAGTAGCCCGCCGTCTGACACCGATAGTCATCCAGGAAGCCTTCCTTCTTCACCTTGTCCGACGTCTTCCAGTCGAGCACAACTGGCACACCGCCGACAATCCCGGGCCACTCGACATGAGCAACAAGGTCGGTGCTACCGGCAAACCCGTAAGGGTGCCAGACGACGCCCTCGACAAGGTAGGGACGAATAATCATCGGGAAGACGTGTTGGATCGACTCCCAGTAGGGAGCAGCCACGTCAGCGATGACGACGGGTTGAGTTGTGAGTCTCGCCTCAGCAGCGGCATGCATCCCCGTCCCGCGATCAGTCGCCCGGTGGCTGATAAGGTTGGCTTCGAACTCGCCAACACGCTTACGCCACTCATCGAGTTTTGCTTTGTCCCGAGGAGTCTTTGTTGCGGCCAGGATGGTAGTCACGCCTGCGAACTGGTGACCATCAGGTAAGGAGTAGTAGCGGAACATGTCACGCCAGACATGTTGGCCTGAGAATGGCGTGAGGGGAGCGCCCACGGGCGGACCTTGTATCAACTCAGCTTTTTCGTTCCACCGCCCTACCTGCTTCCGCATGCACACTCCGAAAAAGACCCGTCAAGACATCACCACACAAGGAGATACTGAGAACGTCATTACGTCTTGACGGTATGTAATAGAATGTCATGCGGAATAGAAAGAGTCAACTGGTATTTTAATGAAGGGCAGGTTTAAGCGGCAGAAGCTTCGGGAATGGCTACGTGCAGATGAGCAGCGCACTTGCTGCACACATCTCCGGCCCACCAGCAAGGACTGAATCCGGCCGGCGCGTGGTCGAACGCGACACGGATATGCCGCTCCGTCTCCACGGGACTGATGTTCAACCCGGAGCAGAACTCTCTCATCTCCTCCCGGGTGTCAAACTCCATGGTGCACGGATCGTCATCCGTGCACCCGCAATGTTTACAGCAAACGTGTCCCATGTTCAATCCTCCTTGATTACTTCGGCATCCAACAGTCGTCGCAGCAGCACAACACATCTGTATTTATCGTTGCCCGGTGGCACGTCGAGTAACACACCGAGACTGGTTTTCAACTCGCCGCGCAGCCAGTCAATGAAGTCCCCGAGAGGCATTGTCGGGAGGTCCGACCGCGTGAACATCGTGTCACGCATCTGGGACACGATGTCGATAGGGGAGCCTTGAAAGGAAACACCGTCAGCAAATAAAATCTGCATTTGTCGCCTACTGGGAAAGCTGCTATACTGCTGTAAACGATTTACTATAGTAAACAAGCAAGCTGTTGAGTTCACTCTAGTCGCAGCGGACAACCCTGTCAATGTATTTTTGAGGGCGGCATGAAGTTTAAGGAAGTTCTGGCGCAACTACTTAAAGAGAAAGGGCTTTCGTCGCGTGATCTCGCCAGGTCAGTGCATATCAGCCCATCTGCACTGACGAAATATTCCCAAGGGGCAACTCCGGGACTGGATGTCGCACTCAGGATTGCCGATGCGTTGGATGTGTCACTAGACTACCTGACAACGGGAGTCGAGCCAAGGAAGAAATGCCCGGATGTTGATCATCACGCAATTATCGAGGAATTCGGTCTTGGCGAACTGGCACTACTCGCGAGTCTGGGCACGCAGGCTCCTATCTGGCAGATTACCAAGGTGCTGCTCGAGTACATTCCCCGGGCGGTCACTTTTGACGAACTACGAGCGGCACTTCCGGCGCTGAGCGAGCAGACCTTACATGCCGCACTACTGGCCATGCGGATCAAGTCCGTCGTGGTCGAGTCGAATGGTGGCTACCGCCTGGGTGACAACGTCCCCGAGTACGAAGCTCGACAGTTGGGCGACATCGGCCAGCATGTCAAGGTGGCGCTCGATGCCTTGTTTGGCCATGTAATCCCAGCTATTGAACGCCAGGACAGCACCGGGCACCTGTTGACGATGACAGCAGAGGTCCCCGACGATGTAGGGCGCGATCTGATTCATCGGCTTCGCGTTGAGACCCGACGTTACAGCAAGGCAGCAATGGCTAACCATGGCAACACAACCGTGTCGGTTGTGTTAGGACTTGCAGTAGACAAGAAAAGCGACTAGTATCTCCACTGCGGAGCTGGGCGAGTATTGCTGAGTGGGGCTGTATAAAACCCCAACTACCGAGGTCGTAATGAAAAGAATCGCTGTGTCCGTAATTCTGGCAGGATGTTTGGTTTCTCAGGAGGCTTATGCTGGTGGCATGATCATTGAGTCGATCAAGGCCGCCATTCAGCAGCACTGGCAGATGCAGAAGGGTAAGGGAGAGAAGGTTCAGAAGCAGATCCAGCCACCACAAACGCTACTAGAACAGATCGTCGATGCGCTGATGGAGAAGACCCCTCACAAGAAGTAGGCGCTCACCACACTCCGGTGGCTGTTGCGATGGCAATCACAGCAGCCACCGCTGATACAGCACCAAGGACAGTGGCAAGAACCGTCCTGGGGAGGCGCCTCACCGGGGGAACTGTACGCCCAGGAAGTGGGTTGGGAGTGCCGCGCATGGGGAGTGGGGGCGGCGGGCACAGCGCTGGTAGACAGTTGTACCGGTTGAACGTCGGTTCCAACTTCACGACGCTCGCATGTTCCTCGATTATAACGAAATCCGGCGAGTGTTTCGACTGGATGGCCACTTCGGCGCGGCCCTGAGTCCCATACCTGAGTTGAGCGTACTTATCAGCCCGTTCCTTGGAGCCGAAATCCAACGAGCGAACGTACATCGTGTCGCGATAGAGATCAAACCGCATAAGCACCTCCACGTCTGCTTCGATCTCCGTAGCCGCCCGGACAGCCCGGCCACCACATGATCAACTATGCGCGGGAGATGCACGACAGTCAAATACTATTTTAATCATTCACTAAAGTAAACAGAAGGGCAGGTATGTTGGCGAGGTTGTGAACGGTATTCTGTTGCTACTCCTGCCCCCATCTTGGCGGGGCGACCTGACCTCGAGCGGGTTGGGAGAGCATACCCAGATAGACGGCCCGCTTCACGACATTGCCAACCTGGCCTGATTTGATGCCTAAAGCGTCCGCTACCTCCGATATCGTGAGAACAGCATTGCGCTCGATTACGTATGCTACCACTCTGCCACGGGTGGGACTGTCGGTTCCAGATCGTTTCGAGATCTTGCGAACAGCACCAGTCTCGGCAATGGGCTGTCCGAGGTAAACCTCTCGAGCACTACGCAACAAGTTGGCCTTTTTAATGAGTTCTTGCCCCTCCTTGATTATCTCCTCTGCTTTTTTTCGCAACTCTTGTTCATCTGCTTCCAACTGTTCGACTACCTTGTCCTTTTGCACGATTGACCTCCTTGTGTGGATTGGGGCCAGTATATGCCCGCAGTTTTGATATTATCAAGGATTATTTAATGTATCGGCATCTGGATCGGCGGCAGCGGCTATGGAAGATGAACAGCGGAAAAGAGCAGGAGCAGCAAAATCGCAAGAAAAGACGAATCGATCAGAATCTGACGCTCCGTCCGGTGTCACACCCACTGGGCGAAGTGGAGATTGAGCCGGGCTCGCCCCGGCGTGCGCCACTCCGGTAACTCGGTTCTACCATTCCGGACGTATCTGGTGAACCGAAGACTACGGAGTGGCCGGGCTCGCCCCGGCACGGCTGGACAGTCATAATTCGGTGGCTCCCAGATCGCCAGCTCCGGGAACGCGCCCTCGAGCGCTAGAATGCCCGCCATTACGCCGCGGGTCTGGCGGGTCCACTCTCGTGCGACGGGCTCCTGGTGTGACAGGAATACGGCGACACTGACGAGTGCGACCATCAGGATGAGGAGGAAAAGCATTGACTCCCCGTTGTTTGGGTTATGGTCCCGGTCACCCGGTACAAGACAGAGCGTATCACACGTAACACTAAAATACTACTTAAAAGTATCAACGGTGCTTGATAGTCTTGCGCTGTGGACGCGCAGCGGGTTTGGCTGCCGCTGGAATGTCAACCCGGCCATTGGACGCTATCCACTCGCCAAACGCCTTTTTTGAGATGAGGATTCGATTCCCCACCTTACTGAAAACACGGTTGAATCCGTTGTGCTCAGCGTTGAACACCCACCATCGAAGTTGACTTTCCTTTTCGGGCCATGGCATGCGCTGGCACCATTCCTTCAGCGGAATCCAGTCGTCAAGGCCATTCTCCGTCTGAATGATAGGAGGCTGACGAGCGCCCTGCGAGCGCTGTACCTGCTCCAACTGCGCCTGAAGTTGAGGCGCCATCACCGCTAATTGCCCCAGTAGATCTATCAATTCGCCTATCGTCAGGTCACGCACGTTCATATTCACTCCAGCAAGGCACTGCTAGGAGTATGGACGAGGCGCAACCGGTCGTCAAGGACTTTTAAAATACTCTTTTACTTTTAAGCAGAGAATTATCTACCAACTGGGTGGAGATATTCGAGATAGCGAAATCTAATGGACAGCCAGATACCACTATGGCATGATCAAACGCAGTAGCCATTTCCTGCAGACGCTGCCGCTCATGCCGCTCTAGCACCAACAATACTCGCCCGCACCCGTAGCATTTCCCGTAGCAGTGACACCTGATTCGGGACAGTAATCAGTAGCAATACGCTAACGCGACTCACTTGTAAGCCTGCGAAAGATCGAAACAAGTGCTGTAATAGTCCAGTGTGCTTTCCCGATTCGTAATCAGCAGGTCGCCGGTTCGAATCCGGCCTTCGGCTTTCAACGAAATCAAGGGGTTGTGCCTGACTGGTGCAGCCCCTTTTTTCGTTCCGGTCGCGAATCCGTAGCAGTCGCATCGGGAGGTATCCATGGGCACTACCAAGCAGGGTAAGCGACTCCCACCGGGGATAATCGAGCGAGTCTACCCTACCGGACGGAAGGTCTACCGGGTCGAAGTCCGGATCAAGGGGTATGCACCCCAGGTGAAAACCTTCGACCGCCTCCAGGACGCTAAATACTGGCAGGACACGACCAAGGCGGTCATTAGAGAAGAGAGGCTCAGACCCGATGTTGTGGCCCAGAGTCGCACCGTGGCAGACCTGATCGACCGGTATATAGACGAGGTGCTTCCCAATAGGCCGAAGAGCGCCCGGGACACTGAGCGAGAGCTCTTCTGGTGGAAGGCGCAACTGGGAGATGTAGCGTTGCCAGATGTCGCTGCCACCATGCTTACCCAGGCTCGAGACGATCTTGCACGAGGACTGACTCCCCGCGGTCAGGTCCGGACACCTGCCACGGTCAACCGGTACCTGGCTGCACTCAGTACCGCGTTCACCGCTGCAGTCAAGGACTGGGGATGGATGGATGCCAACCCGATGGTCAAGGTCCGAAAGCAGCGTGAACCTCGAGGCCGAACCCGGTTTTTGACCGACTCCGAGCGGGCACAGTTACTCGAGGCGGCGAAGCGTCAGAACCCGGCTATGTACCCGGTAGCAGTCCTGCTCATCTACACCGGTTGCCGGCTGTCCGAGATCATGGGCCTGCGCTGGGAACAGGTGGATATCGAGCACCGTCACCTGGTACTGCGCGAGGGGACGACTAAGAACAGCGAACCTCGCTACGTCCCCCTAGCTGCACCTGCGCTGGGCGCAATCCGAGACTGGACGAACCATCACCGGCTACTCGGTGTGGATCTGCTCTTCCCTAGTACGATCGACACCTGTAAACCCCTGGACCTAAAGCGAGCTTGGGACGCATGCATCCGCGAGACTGGGTTACAGGGCGTCACCCGGCACACGCTCAGACACACAGCCGCCAGCTACCTGATCATGTCCGGCGCCAGCCTCGCCGACGTGGCTGCTATTCTGGGTCACAAGTCCCTCCAGATGACCATGCGCTACTCCCATCTGTTAAACGCGCACAAGCAGGAGATCGTGGACCGCATGGCTGAGAAGTTCCCCTCCAAGTAATCTCCTCTTGCATTACGTCCCGGCTGGTCGTATAATACAGCGTACCCTTTTGCCGAGGACAACATGAACTATCTTACTCAAGACGAGATTGCTGAGCGATATGGCCGTAGTACACGGGCGGTGCGTCGATGGCTCAGTGACGGGTTGCTCGCCGGTGATGCACTTACCGATGAGCAGGGGTGGGTACCCGCTGACCAGGCTAAAGATCTAACCGTCCGCCGTTACCGTATTCCCCACGATGCGGTAGACGGGTTCATCTTGCCGAAAAAGCGGAATCCGAACCCGATTCCGCCGTCTCGAAAAAAATCGTGATTTTTTTACGAAAGTGAATTTTACCTGTTGACATATGTCCAGCCGGGACATATAATCCTAATCAGATAATCGAGGTTGGGAGGACAACTAATGACAGCAGCCCAGATCAGGACAAGGCGAAATTCAGAGAAGGCCGAGCAGATCGAGCGGCAGACTCAGCGGAACACCGCCAGCAGTCGCAAGATGATGGAGGCGCTTCAAGCGTTGGATATGGAGTCGAAGTCTGATGAGTGGATGCTGGCATTCGAGCAGTACGACATCCGGGAGTTGGCCCGGGGTACTGACGCAGTGGGGCAGCCAATAAAGCCGCCCTACAAGTATCGAAATGTGAAGTTGTAGTTTTCAGCGGGCGCCCTCAGCCCGACCCCGGCATTGTGCCGGAGTCCAACCCTGGCCCCGATACCGAGACGGTGGGGCCGAGAGCGGCGGGAAGCCGCAAGGGAGATGGGAGATGGACGAGACACGGATCGAGTGGGCGGCGGTGGTGGACGCGAGTGGGGGTGTCGGTCGGTCCCTGCCCGTCCCGGTTGGCGGAACCGCAGGGGACGAACGCGATTCCGAACTCGGCAGGTACGCCACCGAGGCCGAGGCGGATGCTGCGCTCGAGGCTGCGTATCCTGGTTGGGAGTGGCGCCGAGGGCACGTGTACGCTCACCCCGACTACTGACCCCGAGCCCGCCGGGAGCCTATCCCGGCTCGCTCCTCCGTGTCCCCGATGACCGGGGGCAGAGAGGAACGACCCTTGACTTCCCTCTCCCCGCCGGGTATATCTCCAGAGGGGGATAACCGGAGGATACACGATGAAATGGTACTCAGTTCGTGCGGCGGCCCGAGAACTCGGGTTCGCCGACAAAAACTCAATCCGCCAATTGGCGGACCGGAAACGGGCGCCGCTGCAACTGGACTATGCCCGGGACCCAGAGGGCCAGCCCCTGGAGCCCAGGCAGCCCCTGGTTTCGGAGGCGGAGATTGCCCGGATTCGGGCGGAGCGGGCGAAGTAAAATAATCCCCAATGGGTATCTTTTTCTGTTGACACGCATACCCGCTGGGGATATACTTATATCATCAACGGTCGCAATGAGGCGGCCGGAGATTAAGACGAGAAGGAGAATAGAAATGAAATCGTACCAACTCATCCAGAACACCGGCGTATACACCCCTGGCGTCCACGCCTTCGAGCCCGACGAGGAGATCCCCGCCGGCAACTGGTCGGGTGTGGTTGAGACCATCGACCAGCAGGAGGGCGAGTCCAATACCGACTTCGAGGCACGGGTGACCGCCCGCTGCCGGAAATTGGACGCTTCGCTATAGCCTCCGCCCCTTGATCGATCGCCCGACTGCCAGACGGACGATCGGATGAACGGACGACAACAGCCCGGGAGACCGGGCACAGCAAGGAGATGAAGTGAGTTACTTTTTCGATAGCCATGGGCAGTTATGGCAGGCTCTGTGGGGCCGGCATAAATATCAGGACCGTAACGGGCAGGAAGTTGAGCCGTTCGGTCCGACCGGGGCGGCCGTCCCGGTCCGTAGATTGTCGGCGGCGGGTATCGCTCCCCGTCCAGGTCAGACGGCCCACGCGGCGGCACACGGCCGCGTAACGGTATCGGAGGATGGGTGGTCCCTGCTGGATGCGGAGCGGGACTGGCCGCCCACCGACGAGGCGTGGGATACGCGCCACCGGCTGCACTCCAGGTGGGACGAGGCGGCTATCGTGCTACCGCCTCAGACCACCTGATTTGCCCGTCCTCCCCGTCGTCTGGGGGGGGACGACGAATAGCACCGGGCCCGCTTCGGCGGGCCGTTTTCTCCTGCCCCCGACGATCGGAGGCAGAGGAAAACGGACGAAACAGCCCGAGAGGGCAGGAGGACGAGATGAAGCACCGATACACTCTCCACGCCACTGACTACCAACTCAAGCCCAAGGTAGTCATAGCAAGCCCCTGCGGCTGGCATGTCCGGCCGGTCACGCCCGGCGAACGTGTATTCTCCCGGCAGGGCACAGCGTCCGCCGTCGTGCCGGACGGCATCGACGGTGCCGTACTCGCCGAGCACATCCTGTGGCTCAAGGATGGCGAGGTCGTTTCCGGGGCGATATTGTGGAGGGCGGGCGGTGCATCCGCCGCTCGCGTGGAATAAACGCGCAGTTCAGACAGTTGGTCGCGGCTAGCTGGCCGCTGTAATCGATTTGGACGCCCACCGTCCCTTGATCGATCGCCCGACTGCCAGACGGACGATCGGATGAAGTGGCGAAACAACAGCCCGGCAAGACCGGGCAGAAGGAGAACGAGATGGATCTGAAAAACGTAGTGGTTCCACCTGGATACGCCGTCCGCCCGGACGGTTGTATCTACCCGCGAAGCAGTGTAACGGACATGGCAGCCGCACTGGAGTTGCGGAGGAGGCGGGAGGCAGCGAGAGAATACTCCCGTGTTCACCCCGAAGAGGTGTGCGACGTAACCGCCTGGAAAGAGACTGATGAGGGTTGACCCCGTCCTTTCGGAGACGTGAGACGCCCGGAATACCGGGCAAAGGAGACGAAGGAGAACGATCATGCTGAATCTGTGTCATTTCGCCGTCGCCGTCGCGGGTGTCACGTACCCCGCGGCGGTCCCTGCTCCGCTCGTTTTCACTCCGGTCACCGCGCCGGGCAGTCATCCGGCGTTCCCGGTGCTGTTGGGGTTTAACGGCCCCGATGTGCGCTTATGGAGGTCGACGGACGGCTCTTCCGTCGGACTCGACGGCGGTGTTGAGAGTCACGATGGCGTAGTCATCGTGCCCCGATTTGCCCCTGCGGTCCGGTGGGTTCGCGCTGCCGGGCTCATCCCGTTCTGCGTCCCGCTTTCCGGCCAGCGGCAGCAGAACGGGTCGTTTGTCTGCGACGTCCTTGAGCCTGCTCCGGAGGGGCTCGAGGTGGAATTCCTCGACCCGGGCGAGTGGCCCGAGGACTCGGAAGACGAGTGTATGGACGACACTCCGACGTGGCAGGCGGCGGGGTTTATCAAGTGTCCCACCCTCCCGCTCATGGCCTACCACCTTCACCGGGCGATCCCCGGGTCGTTCGCGGTGGAGGTCGCCGACGGTCCGGATCTGGCGCAGGTCCCCGTCGAGTTACAGACACTCCGGTTGCCGGGCGGGACGGTGCAGGTGCCCCCCGGGTGCGAGGGGTACGACGCGATCCTGGTGCCGCAGGACGGGCGGATCATCGATGCCGTCCATGTCACATATCCCGGGGTCGCGATTCTTGTCACCGACGTCACGAGGTCGGGACAGCGGACCGGGCTGTTTCAGGTCCGGTGATGCCGTTTTCTCCTGCCCCCGATGTCCGGAGGCAGAGGAGAACGAAGTTGCAAAGGAGTATGAGATGCAGGTTCAGTGGAAAGCCGGGTGTGGTTATGGCCGCAATCCGATCCAGGGGCGGCGGATAGTCGTATCGTGGGACCCCTCCACCGAAAAGGTGGGGGAACTGGTGAAGGTGGTAAGCCCGGGACACGGATACATCCCTTTGGAGTATCGGCACGTAGATGTGACCGTTGAGCAGGCGGAGCACCTCGCCCGGTTCGGCACCCACGCCGACCGGATCGCGATGGAAAACCAGGAGGCGGAAGGGCGCCGCCGCTACCGTGAGGAATGGGCGCAGATTCTCGGTGTCACTGCGCTCTGACTACGCCTGACACCGATGCCCGATGTGAGGCGGGCATCGTGGACAACAACGAAAACGAAAACGAAGAAGGGGAGAGTGGAATGGAAGCAATCCTGAAGCAGCTCGGTATCGCCCTGACCACAACGGAAATCTGGCGTAAGTGGACGCGGCAGATTTCATTTTACGACAATAGCCACTGCCCCAACGGCAGACTGAATCAGACAATCCAGACTGATGGGCGCATTGCCTACAGCGCCCGGGAATACACTCACCAGCCGAATGACCACTTTACCGGCGGCGGGCACAAGACCGTCACCGTGACATCGTGGACGTGGCTTCTCGTCCTCGCGGACGGGAAGCACCTGAACGGCTCGCAGTGGCGGCACATCTCAGAGGTGATTGTGACCGCCGAAGCGGACCCTGAAAAGGTTCTGACCGTCGTCGCCCTCGAGTTGTACGGCGGCCCTGCCGACGCCGGTTATCTCCATATCCAGACCGCCCAGCAGGCGCGGACGTGGATCGAGACACACTACCTTATCGGGACCCGGGCATCGGACGGTGCCATACTCTTCCGTCGCCGCACCGAGTGGGCGGAGTGGAAGACCCGCCCGCCCGTCGTTGCCCGGCTCGTCGAGCAGTTCGGATCGAGCGTTGTCGTCGCGCCGCCGCCGGTACCGATGGAGCATACCGATGAGACTCGGGCGATGTTTCCCGGGAGTCGCCAGACCGTACCCGAGGACCTGCTTGACGCGGGACCTACGGTGATGACCCGGCCCAATGTCCGGGCGTATCTACGGAGCGTGCGACCTGATGCGGTGGCGGCATATGACGCGCATGACGGCGTGTCCCACTACGGGCACGGGCCGTTCCGGCAACTGGTGGCGGCCATCTGGCCGCTGTAATCGGTTGGGGGCCGCCTCTTGATCCCCCGGCAAAACTGGGCATGGGGATGCACCAATTTCCGGTAACCGCCCTTCGAATCGCCGCCCGGCACTGTCGGACGGCGGGACGAATGACGGAGAGTAACAACAGGAGGTTTTATGGACGACGTGAAACATTTTCTCAGCGACTACGCACGCCATATCAGAGAGGCACAGCGAAACCTCCCTGAAACACTGTACAAGCAGCACCCTCTTTCCAACGACTGGTGCGACGACACCGGCAATGTGGTCTATCGGGGACCGACGCCGGACGGATACCGGCGAGTGAGCGACATCCCACTGAAATGGGAGATGGAGGATGCCAATGATTAAGAACGTGGCTGACTTGAGATCCCATGTGGACGCAGCAATCGCCACAGGCGACAAGCGTCACCTGGAAGCGCTGGTTTACCAATCCCGGACGATGGCGTGGTCACCCCATGCAAAGTATGCGGTTCGGGAGATCCGGGAACGCGCCGAATCCGCTCTGGGATATCGCGTCCATGACGAGACGATGGCGACGGATGGACGGCGCATGATTGCACGCTGGTAACACACTAGACACCCACCTGACGGTGGGTAAACGGAGGTATCATGTTCAAGCCAGGTTCGCTCGAGGTCCCTTCCCCTACTGCCACCAGCCACACCTTCGAATGTGGTCATCATGTCGAGTTCACCAGCAATAGCGCCCGTCGTTCGTTCGAGGACTCGCCCAGATGTCCCCGGTGCTGGTCGTCACGTCCGACCGTACACCTGAAACTGACGACGACTCACCGGCATTACTCGTTTGAGCATCGCTGGTGGACCACTGTCGAGGCGGACGTGTTGCACACCTGTAAGCAGGGCTTCGCGACCGAGGATGCTACGGTAGAAGCCGTTAACGACTCCGTGCAGGCCATCCTGACCGATCTTCACCTTTTGGTCCCTGAGCCTGGTATACGTGACTTCCTAGCCGATCCCACGCTACTACAGCGCTTCCAGGCCGCAATCGACCGCATCTTTTCGCTGGACGTCCATCTATGGGTGGGCGGAAAGTGGCTGGAGCGGGTAGGTATGCAAGCGGGGTGGCGGTCGTAGGTCTACCAGCGGGCCAAGATCTCGTTGTCCGGGTGCCATCGCTTCAAAATGGCAATGGTTTCCGGCATGTGATTCTTGAGCAGCCACAGCGCCGGGTCCGGCTCGACGGGCACGTTCATTTCCAGACACCAGCCCAGCCGCCCGAGTTGAACACCCGCCGTCAGGATATGAACCTCGTGCAGCAGTTCGGCACGATGGAGTGCTCGAGTGACGAACTGCTCCGTCAGAACGGATAATTCTCTCAGAACGGGTACATTCAGATCATGCACGTTGACCGGCTTATTGGGGACGGCGACCACCGGGGAGTCTTGGACCGGCGTCAACTCCACATACTCTGGTTCGGACTGAATTATCGACATGTCGGGCTCGAGTTCAGCCACAGCGTTGATTACGCCGGTCGACGTCGGCAGATCTTGACCATCGGGCGTGTACATGTGGGGCCAGAGGTACTGGGGCTGCTCACCGAGGAATTCGGCCACCTTCCGACGTGCGGTACGAAGGCTCCGGCTTGTGTTCATCCCGGACAGTGTTTTGATCGGGATATCGAGACACTCCGAGAGTCCTCGCCATGTCGCGATACCGTGTTCCTTCATCGCCTGTGTCACTTTGGGATTTCCTGCCATCACTACTCTCCTTTTCTGCTTCTGCTCATCACGTTCACGCTTGAATGCCAGCCGCGTGGGTTCACACTCGGCTTTGCACTCCTCCACATCAAGAATCTTCACCTTCTTGTCGAGCTCGGCGCGCTTTTTTGCTACACCAGCCCGAAGTTTTTCGGCTACAGTTGTATCAGGCTGCTCTCGTTCTTCCTGGGGAATTTTGTCCAGAGGATCGGGCTCAGCGAACACCGGGTTTCTGACCGCCCTGGCGTCCTCATGAGACTGCACTTCTTCAACCCATTCGCGGACGATAGAGAGGGCAGCAGCAGGCGAGTCAACCGAAGTGCTGACAGGAGAGCCATCTATCCGACAGACCCGCATATCACCCCGTCTGCGCTCGATAAAAGCCACCTTCCGCGATCCGTAGTAGTAGACTCCGTCTGACTCCACAATAAGCCTTGCCACATCTCCCATTAGAACAGCCCCATCTGAACCTGGCTCTCACCATGCTCAATTGAATCCAGCACATACCGCCGCCACATCAGCGCCCACTCAAGACAATTCGCGCAGTTCTGATGAGTGGCTATTGGGTCATGGCACAGCCGATGAGTAAACGCCTGTCCGTTGGCGATAGCTGCCCGTCGAGCTTCGAACGACCACGCCAGACTGTCGGCACTAGTCATAGAAGCCGCTGCCATCTTCAAGCCCAGTTGCTTGAAGCCGAAGCCGTGAAGACGTATGCCTTCTCGAGCAAGGGACTCCATAATCCCGGCTGCTTCATACGTTCCCTGGCGCCGGCAAACACTTCCCACACCCACCACTTTGAACTTCCTCAGATCGATTCCAGCCTTGTCGTACATCTCAAGATGTCGGAAATACGACCAGAGGGACCACCCTTGGATGACCGGTGCCCACGGCAGATCTGGTGCCATGGAGGAAAGTTCAAGGTACGATGCAATCGTCCGCTTCTGGTGTTCTTCCGTGGACAGACCTGTCTTCTCTCTGATTCGAGGCTCACACATCCAGTCCTGAATAGCAGCCCAGTCAAGACCGCCAATCTCCTCTGCACAGATCCGGACTTCTTCCACGTACTGTCGAGCGGGTACCGTCCATTTACCGTGCAGATCAAGTTCCTGAAATCCACCAGAGTCCAGCGCCCAGCGAGTGACAGCACGCCGCCACGGCTTGCGACTTTTGACCGGCAAGACGCACCCGTCCCCATCTACTGCAACGGGAACCCATCGCCCCGATGCGTCGAGGCGCATATCAATACGGATGACTCGGGAGTCAGGTGCTTGTGGGCCTTTTAATTTAGAAAGTCGCAACGGATTCAGTGTTCTCCGGCTGACGAACAAGGGAACACCAATCAGTCGTTGGTCGAACAGCCATCCCGTCTGATGAGTCCCCAGGTAAAACCTCATCCCTCACCACCTTCCGCGCCAAGTCCGCTATCCTGATCAGCCGCCAGTCGGGTGACATCCTGCCGTCACCTGCGATCATCTCTATCGACACAAGTAGCGCCAGCACCCGCTGCAACTCGTCCACAATCGCTTGCATATCCATCAATAGTCAGCCTTGTAGATGAACCCGGTGGGAAGCAGTTCAGCCCACACACGAGCCTCGGCGCGGGCCAGAAACACTGGAGGTTCCAATCCTTCAGTAACGGTGCCCGACACGCGCACATGCGACGACGGAAGTTCATATTCCACCAGTTCCACATACTCGCACGGATCGACGGCAGCCAGATACTCTCGAGCGTTGACACTCTGATACAATGGCCAGAGATCCTGACGATCAGTGTAGTAGTGTTCAGCGACTTCCTCCATCGAATGGAACCCGCCTTTCACATCAGGTTCATCGACGAATTGTTCCTGAAGGCCCTGCCACGCCGCGTCAATCGACGGCGCAACGATGTAGTTACCGAACCATTTGAACAGCCTGTCACCCTTCAATTGTTGCCTCCCTTCATGTGGCGTGCATAGACCTATTGATGATGACCACACCTCTTGATACGGTTGTGAAGGCGTGTGGAGATCGGATAGCGCCGCTGCCCTTTTAGAAGGCTTTCCTGGTCCTTACTCTCCTGCAACGCCTTCAGGTATTGTGCAGAAAGATCGTCCCACGCGGCGACGAGCTTGCCCCACACCGGATGATCGGCCAGTCTGGCAAAAGCGAGTTCCTTTACTTTTGGAATCTGCTCCACCAGTCGATAACATCGCCCGAAGTCGCTGGCATCGTGAGGCCATGGCGCACTCAGGCGAAGTCTCGCAACCCACGCCGTATCGTCCAGTGCAGTGGCAGCCAGATACTCAGAGGAGATGCCGTGATCACCACTGCGATACCAGGATAAAACCTTTGTGCCCAACTCGCTGTTGGGAATGCCGGCCAGCGTGGTTTTCTCATGGTCGATCTGCATATGGGTTGTCCAAAGCACTCGCCCATTGAGTTGGATTCTGATCCATCCGCATCGCCGTAAAAGTGTCATCTCTTCTGGCGTCAAGTCAGGGTCACACTCCACTCCATCCGGACCATATCCGGGGTCTGAAATGCCTGCACGCTCACACGCCTTTGCCAGCACATCAATACCGTCAGTGAAATCATCGAGATACATCATTTCTATTTACTCCCATCTATAACTCCCCACCCAACATCCATCGCAGGCGGATCGGGCGGACGACGAACAGGGACAACGAGGCACCCGCCCGTCACCAACATCAACTCGACGTAGTATTGCCAGTGCTTCGACCTTTGAATGGGTCGCCACTTGCCAGGCTGGCCTAGTCCAAGTATTGTCCACGAATCCCACTGCCCCGGACCCGTACCGAACCACTCCGGTTGTGGCGGTCGAGGCGTACAGGCGTCGTCAAGGTCATCAATACACCGCAGGATCTGTCCCTGCTCTTCTGCCGAGATGAACGGTTCTGCATTGCGCTTCACACGCTCGAGCCACTGGTCAAGAACGGTCTTCACTGCATGCCTCATGATCCTGGGGTCTTCGATTACAGCCGCGTCCAACTGAGATGAATCGGGAGGCACGGAACCAAACAGGCCCAGACTTGAAGATGCCCTGGCTGACGTCGCCAGGATGCACCGACCCAAAAGTCCTCCAACTTCCACTCCATCGACAGGCGGACCACTCGTAGATGAGAAGCCCACTCCTTCTTGGCTAACACCTTCATGCCAATACTCCTCACTCAAAGACTCGCCACACGGCGACGAAGACGAGACAAGACATCCTTACGACGGTGACCGCTCACATGAATTTCTTGCCCACAGACTGTGACGACCGCTTGATATCCCTGCTGGCGATGACGTTCACGCCTGACCGTGCCAATGAGGTTGCTGCCGTCCATCACGGGCCAACTTGCACCACGCTGACGCGGCGAGACACCTGGCTCAATCTCCACATGCTTCGTTCCGAGTCTCATGATGTCCTCCACTTTGAGTGACGCTCGCAATCGCTTCACGCTTGCCCCCGAAGTGATCGGGGGCGCACCGCTCGCAGTACCACTCGGCGCAGTAGTAGCACCGATAGATGGATAGAGTAGGAGGGACCCAGCCACACCCACACCGGACAGGTTCACCGCGAAAGACAGCCCTGACTTGTCGGGCTACCCGTTCACGCTTCTGAAGTAGCTCAGCCTCAGTCTTTGGGGCATCGTGACGGTTCACCACGTTTCCACTCCTGCCACATGTCTTCGACATCGCCCCTGGTCACGATGTCGGCGTAATCGAAATTACACACCAGTGCGCGCTCTTCATCCCATGAGATTACCCACGGATGTGGAATGACTGGTCCTCCGAACTTGGGCCAGCGCACCCTGCGACCACCACTGGGAAGGCGTGTAGATGGATGGTTCTCCTTGATGAGCGTCAACAGGTCCTCGAGCGACTGTGCAGCGTTCACGCCTTCCCGTTGATCGAACCAGTCTTTAACGATGGGCGCCATCTCCTGAATCTCATGGATAGCCTGTTGGATGGTCAAACCTGTGAGCGTCCAGCATGCCTGTGTACGGTCGAAGTCGTCACGCTCGGCATAAATCTCAAAATAGGTAGGGGTCCTCTCGTTACCCGGCCCTCGAGGCTGTGATAGTCGAGCCGTCCAGCCGTACTCTAATTGAGTGCAGTACTGGGCGCGCGGTCTCCAGTCCTTCATAATGACAAGGGTGACGGGGTCTTTGATGGAGCAATGTTCGAGGTCAAGGACGGCTATGTCGCCAGGGTTGTCTATCGCGACATAGCCGGGTGGGTAATTGGGGGTAGTCAGGACATGCATACTCGTCACAGCCTCCACAGTAGCCATGACTCAGTATATAGGTGATCGACGTACTAATCAACAGGTATTTTAATGTATCGCTGGACTACTCGGAGTCTTCCCGGTCGTCATCATTGGTGGGCTCGTCCTGGAATAGCGGCGCCCCTTCCGGGCGTGTCCATGATCGGCTGTAACCCTGGCCCTTGAACAGGCCCGCCAACCCGGTCATCTGCTTGAGCCGAAGCACCTCCTCTGCCTCCATCCCCAACTGCTTCGCGATGTCGGTGTCGCTCCAGCCGAGTTTGAGAAGCTTCTCGACAAGGACAGACATCATGTCTACCTTGTGCTTGCCACGAGCTCGATTATGCCGAATGGTGGAGGCCATGCGGTCATTGATGGACTTGTCGATCACCACCACCGGGATCTCTGGACACTTGAACCTCTTTGTCAGGATGGTGTACCGGTGGAAGCCATCCACCACCACATACAGATCCAGGACCGGATCATAAACAACAACGATGGGCTGAGTAACTCCATCCTCTTCGATGGAGAGGGCAAGCAGGTCCATCTCTGGCGTTGCCACGTTGTTAGGGTTGTAGTCGTTGGATACCACCTTAACAGCAGTAACCATCTGCACATGGCAACAAGGGAATGTGATCTGGCTCATAGGATGTCCATCCACTTCAGTAATGGGTTCGGCCGATCCGGCTGCTGGACCACCGGGATGTTGTTCTCCCAATCGTTCAGCAGGAGCTGGCGGACCTGCTGCCGGAACACGGATTCGCTCTGGAGTTGATTTCCGAACCGCTCGAGAAATTGTTGTCGTCTCTCGTTCGGAAGCGTCTCGAGTAAAAAGTCTCGGTACGCTCGCCAGGATGAGAACTGCGCTGGCCGTTTCTTCGTGCTGAACACCATCTGCTCTCGACTGTACAGAGCAGCTGTGTGCACACCCTTTAGCCTGCGAATGAGCGCATCGTATGTATCGGGCTCGAACTCCTGAAGGTCAGCCAGGCTCTTGAACGCACGCTCATGAATGAGGTTGGAGACCCGAAGATCTCCGATGTTTCGCCCCTTGGCCCACATCCAGTCATAGACGCGGTTGTAGACCGGTCCCTCGTTGCCGATGAACGTCCAGATGTCCTCGAACGTCCAGTCGTAGAGAGGGTAGAACTTAATGCTCTTCCCGCCGCCAGGAGACGACCAGTTGATGCCTGGAATGGCAGGATGACGGGTCACAGCGCCAAACCGATTTAGACTCTCTTCGGCCCGAAGACCGACAAGACACGCTGTGTTCTCAGGCCACTGGGCTTCCCACCAGTCGAAGAACGAGTAGAATCGATCTGGTGCATCCGGGAGTTCATGGATGGAGTCGGGCTCCTTCGGCCTGACCCATTCCTCACCCGGTCCCCAGGCATACAAGAACTCGTCCTCATAGGATGTGGCGTTCGTCATTCGGATGGGGACCTGTACCCAGTGTGCCTTTACAGCCGGGCGAGTCATGATGTACCGCATGACTTCAACCGTGGAACGGTACTCAACTTCCTGGTCGAGAAAGAAAACGTGAATCACCCGTCCACGTCTCTCGGCCTCACGCCGTGCCAGTTCGACCAGCACGGAACTATCCTTTCCTCCCGAGACGGAGACACAGACGTTCTCGTAATGGTCGAATATCCAGGCTATACGCTCAATAGCGGCCTCGAGAACGTTCTTGGGTAGGTAGAGTTTGCACCCATTCGGGATCACGTCTCCTCCATGGTCCATGCCGTGGACCATGTGGCATTGGCAAAGAGAGCCGCTATTCCGGTCAGTGACTTGTAGCGGTGGATGGTTTCCATCTCGATACTGAGATGCAAAGAGATCTCTTCCTCGCTCATGCCCTGTTCGATGAGCGCCCGGATCAGGTCGGCGTCAAGATCTACCTGGTGGACCCCACGTGCCTTGTTGAATTGGACTGTCGCGGCCATCCGCTGGGCAACAGACACAGCGATGACTACGATCGGAACCTCCGGCAAGTCTAGCCATTCGGGGCCGGCAATCGTCCAACGGTGGAAGCCATCGACCACACGATAAACGTCTTCGTCCGAATCATGAACCGTCACAATAGGGAAACACCAACCATTATCGATGATGGACTGCATGAGTAGCCGCATCTTGTCCGAACTCACGTGGTTGGGATTCCAGTTGTTAGCCACGACGCGGACACGTGGCACCATGAAGGTATTGAGACACGGGAAGAGAATCTTCACAGCACCCTCCGATAGTATTCGATCAACTCTTCACGTGGGTCTGGCTTGTTGTCCACATGAAGGTTGTTTTCGTAGTCGTTGAGTACCAGTTGTCGGCACTGCTGCCTGGCCACGTACTCGTTATCTAGTTGTCGGGCAAAACGCCGCTCGAAGGTCGGCTTGTGGTCGGCTACCGGGTAGGTTTCAAGCAGGAAGTTCCGGTAAACGCGCCAGGATGTGAAGTTCTTCGGCAACTTCCGACACTTCATCATCTTGGCGTTCTTGCCGGTCTCCTGAGCGAACTGGATGCCCTTGATGCGTTTGCACAGCCGGTCGTAGGTCTTCGGCTCAAACTCCGGGAGTTCTACAAGACTTTTGAAGGAGCGCTCGTGAATGAGGCTCGAAACGCGCATCTCTGAAATGCCGAATCCCTTCTTGAACTGCCAGTCATAGACGCGGGAGTAACGCAATCCGTTGATCGCAATGTACTTCCACACGTCGCTGAAGTTCCAGTCGTAGATGGGGTAGAAGGCGATATTTCGCCCCTTCTGAGTGCCCCAGTAGACATCCTGACCTGCCACCGTGACCGGGTTCTTGGTGACGGCGCGCCACCGGTTGGGGGACTCGCCAGCAGCTCGTAGGCCGACCAGAAAAACTGTGTTCTCATAGCAGGCTTCGAAGTTGTCGATCACGCCGTAGAAATCCAGCCAGGAATAACCTGTTCGGAATTTAGGAGGCCCAGCCCATGGAGGAGCCTTAATATTCCCCTCCCCTTTGGAACGCATCCAGATCTTGTGTTTGCCTGGCTCCCATGCCTGTAACTGGCTCTCTGTCAAACTGGTGGCATTGGTCAGGTAGAACGGCACCTGAAGCCATAGGCGATTACAGTTCTCCGGGAACAGGCTCATCAGGTATTCGACCTGGTCCACAGAACTCTGGTACATGGCCTCCTCGTCGAGTAGGAACAGGCCCACCTTGCGCCCGCGTCGATATGCCTCGAGCAGCGCCAGATGAGCAAGCACCGTCGAGTCCTTCCCTCCACTGATAGAAACGTGGATTGTCTCGTAGTGATCGAAGAGAAAGGCGATGCGCTCCCTGGCAGCTTCCAAAACCGTCTTATCGCTGTATCGCTGAATAGCAGGCATCCAACTTATCCCTCCAATCCGTATACCGTTGCAGATACCACTGATCTACCGGCAGGTCCGTGCTGAGTACATCAAATCGGTCCTGGCCCGTCGTCCAAAGGAAGTCGGTGAAGTCGATGTATCGATGGCACCACTCGAAGATGGCGTATTCCCGCCCGGGCTGGGCGTTTTCATAGGTGGTCAGGCTGGGCTCGTTGAAACGCCCGTTACGACAGACGTACTGCCTCGAAGGATCCATAGCACCCAACTTGGGCCGGCCGGTAAACAGGTGCAGGTTGCGTGGTAGCGTGTGGGGGTCACTGGCACCCAGGTTGGCGAACAGCCGCTCCTTCTCGGCCAGGTAGCGGGCACGGAACGAGGGCGACACGCGGACGTCGGTGTTGCTGAACTCGAGCCGTCGAGGTGCCACCTCCAGCCGTGCTTCCTCGAGCGGCAGGTCCGCGAACTTCGACCGCTTCCACCGGCTCTGAGTGTCAAAGTCGAAGAGGATACTGAAGTCCTCTGCGGTGTCGATCAGCGGTAGGTATTGGAACACCAGTACATGCCCGGCCTGGTTCAAAAAGTGGCGGATGCAATTATAGGTCAGGTCGTGCCGGTTCTGCGTCCGCAGGCACTCGTTGACTACAACCAGCGTCCGTTTGTCTATCTCCTGCAGAAGCCTATAGAAGTAAGCGTATTGGATGACTTGTTCATAAGTCACCACTTCGTAGCGACTGTGAGCGCAGGGAAACTCTCTGCCAATCGTCGAGATGATAACCACGCGGTTGATATCCTCGCGCTGGCAGAGTTCCCCGACCACGCGAGATTTCGAGGCGGTGTCGAGTCCGATGTGGATCACGGCTTCACCCACCAGGAACTGATTCTATTCCCTCTTCCCTGGAGTATGAATCCGGCGGCAGAGAACGCCCGCTGAGAAGCCTCGTTGGTGTCCTCGATCAGGGCGCGCGCCTTTTTACCTTTCGTCACTGATGCGACAAAGGCGCTGCAATAGCCCTTGCCGCGATAGTCCGGATGAACCCATATCGGACCGACGCGGAAAAAGCCAGACTTATCCACATGTGGGCAGTAAACACCTATCGGGCCCCCGTTGAACTCAAAAACTATGTCCACTTGGGCGATCTTGCGGGCGAAGGACCTCAAAAAATACTCGCGCCTTATCAAGACCATCCAAGCGTCATGGATCATACCGCTCCTCAACACGATACCCACGCCGCTCGAGCCATTTCAGCGTGATATCGAGCCTGTGTTGGGCCAACTCGCTGCCAATCAGATTCCACCCGAGAGCGTGAGCGGCCCGGCTTGTCATGCCCTTGCCGACGCATGGTTCGACGACCCACGAGCCGACAGGTGCCCATACACCTACGCATGCGCGCAGAGTCATCTCATCCTCCGACATCCCGGTCGGGTCGGTATGCAGGTCACGCATACCGAAGTGGAACAGGGCATTCGGTCTTCCCGAATAGATGACCTCGTATCTGCGACGAAGAGGCATGAGCACCACATTGCGCTCGAGCGCCCGTAGCAGGTAATCGCTGTGCGCCTCATTGATCGACTGCTCAATGAGTAGGTCAAAGGCGCCGCGCTCCACCGCGAGCCCGACCACAGAGATGAATGCATCGAGAAACCGGTCGTATGACGGGCAAGGGGCCATCTGCGCATGCGTGCGCCAGTAGGTGGCATTTCCGGGATTCCACGGCGGGTCCGAGTATACCAGTCGTACCCGAGGCGGCATCAACCTGCGGTAATCCTCTATCGTCTGCGGGTCCTCCAGATCCCGACACATCAGGATCTGCGTGCAGTCGCGGAACGTGCATCTGTAATACATCACTCATCCCTCGTAAATCGCTCAGCCATCTCTCTGGTCTCAAACACGCCGGCATTATGCCCCTGCCGGTACTCTGTGATCGCCTCTTCAGTGTTCTCGGCATCCGCAAACGGAAAGCCGGGAATCGGAATGACGCACCCATCGCCCAATCCTGGGATGGTCGAGTAATCGAAGTCGACCCCGTCAACCTGCTCGACGATCCCATGGAAACCAATCGCTTCGATGGTCTCCTCAATCTCCAACCGAAGATTATCCGGCAGAAGGGCCACTGCGCGTACAACAAGAAAACGCATACCTCACCTCTGCCAGTCATCGTACCACCGGACCATCAGGGAGAACTCAGGTAGACCCCTCTCACGCTCGATCTTACGAGCCATCCGTTCGGCCACGTCAAACTTGACGTGGTAGTAATATATGCTCCCCGACGACGTCTCGATGTACCATGCTCCTTTTTCTCTCATCACGTTTCCTTCCTGTGACTGCATACCTGTTTCGGCTGCCGGCGTCCCTTGCCCCGAGGTCTCAGCACATACTCTTCGAGGCACAAGGGGCACACATCCCAGTCCCGAGGGGGAACGGCACCGAGCACGCCGCGTTTACACATGTCCTGCACGACTCGGATCGACGTCCCGAGTCGTGCCGCAACTTCTTGAACCGTCATGGCCTAGTCTCTCGTAATCACCAACAAGTGACGAACCGGGATACCCGCGCAACTCAACCTGCTGGCATTGAGACAGAATGTCCTCCAGTCGCGGATAGAATTAAGGTGAGGATACTTCGCGACATAGGCGAACCTGGCCGCATGCTGTTCCTGTGACAACATCATTCATTCCTCCAGTTTGAGTTCCATCGGGACCACCGTCCCAAACTTCCCTGTGGCCTTGAACCCCAGCGCCTCGAGCACCGGAACACTCGAGGCGAACGCCTTGATCCGGATTACCTTGACGCCCTTGGAGCGCATGAAATCGATCCGCTCGCTCACCAGTCGACTATACAGCCCGGCACCGGCATACGGCTGCATGACGAAGATCCCGTGAAGGTGACCGGTCGTGCCGACTATGTGACAGGCGCCTCCACCGGCCACCTTGTCACCATCCAGACCGAGGAACCAGATATAGCCCTCATCGTCGTGCAGATGGGGGAACTCCTTCCGGTACGCACGACCTGCAAAGACCGGTCCCATCAAGGACCAGAACCGAGGGGACCGACCTTCGAAGCGCTCAATCTTAATCTGGGTGGCCATGATGTATCTCCGATGTGATGTGGTATGGCTTAAATATACGCTTACGTATATTCGGCGTCAACAGGAAATCACACCGAAGCGACCAACTCAGCGAATTTTTTTTCGTCCTTCATCTCGCGAAGTTTCTTGACCTCACGTCGGAATGACTGGACCACACCTTGTTTGGTGGCCAGTGCATCCATGATTCGGAGATCAATGCCAGCGTTGCAGATGATGTCGATAATCGTGACCGGCATATCCTGCCCGATCCGGTAGTTGCGATCAGCGGCTTGCTTCCTCTCGCTGTATTTGAACCCGTTGTTGTAGAACACCATGAATCGGGCATCGTTGACTGTAAGACCGCGCCCGCCACTGGACGGGGTAGCAACGAGGAACCGGGCAGGACCACGGAAGCGCTCGAGTTCTTCATCTCGTGTCGCCGCGTTCTTACCGCAGAACAGAGAGACCTGGCTTGCTCCGTAGTGAGCGTTTAAGGCGCCCATAATCCCCTGTACGTCGTAGTCGAACTTGGCCCAGATGATCACCTTCTCATCGCCTGGAATCCGCGCCAGCACGTCCTGAAGCACCTCCAGACGATAGTGTGGCAGATCGATGTGCTCCATTTCGGGACGGTCGCGCCGGTTCTCTCGCGGTGGCCGTCGATTCCAGAAGCCACAGACGATCTGCTGGAGCGCCGTGAACAGCCGGAAGATGACCCACGAGTTCATCTCGTCCGGGTCCACGTCCATCAGGAGTTCATACTTCGCCTGCTGATACGTCATCTCCTGTTGTGGTGTCATTCCGAAATATCTCGTCTCGTACAATTTCTTGGGCAAGGTCAGACATTCGTCCTTCGTCACCTGATAGGTGAACGGCGCAATCTTCGCCGCGATGTATCCGGTGTTGAGCGACCGAACGATCAAACCCGGGTACTTCTCACTGTACTCAAGATGATTCGCGGCAAAGCTGTAGAATGACCGATACCCGAGGATGAGAGGGGATAGGAAGCGAAACTGGGCGTAAAGGTCCACGATACCCTGGGTAACCGATGTGCCACTCAGGATGAGGCGATATCGAGTGTTTTTGCTGATCTCAGTGACCCACCAGGTCCGCTGCGAACGGTGGCCCTTGATGAAGTCCGACTCGTCCACGATGACACATGTGCTCTCGTCCATCAGATCTCGAGCGGCCAGGATAACTCGACTGCTGGAACCCATCGACTCGAGCCCGATCACGTACCAGAACGCTCGTGGGATTGCGCCCTGATGTGTCTTGTCGTCGAAGACGTAAACCGGGTGCGACTCCGTGTCCACATGCTTGTGGATCTCAAACTCAATCGTCTCCTTCAGACTGACTGGACAGAACCAGACGACTCGACTGATCTTCTCTTGCCGCCGCGCAACGAGTTCGATGGCGGCCCTGCTCTTGCCAAGCCCCATGTCCATAAAGAGCGCCCCAACACGCAACGGCTGAAGCTTTTCCACGGCAGGAATCTGAAATGGTAGGAGATCAGTCTTAGTCATCAAGTAACTCGGCTGGGATTCCGGATGTTGTGGACAGGATCTCTCTCAGCCCGTCCTTCGGCTTTGGCTTCTCGAGTCGTTTGGCCAGTTTCTCTAGGCGAGTAGCCTGGACCGCCTTCTCGGCCTGCTCAAGGAGTTGATTGGCAACAGCCGAGAATCTGAAGTCATACAACTCCGCGAAATCTGCCACCGACTCGTAAGCCGACGAAGGCACAACAACGTAGGGCTTGTCATATCTCGAGCCTGGCAGCCGCTTGGCGCGCTGGTAGTAATCCTCCCCACGCGCCCACTGGATGGCGAACCACCCGGTATATTTGCCCTCGCCCCGGCGCATGATCCACCGAGTATGCTCAGGCATAAATTCGGCAGCGGCAACTCGTCGGCGCAGAACCGAGTCGTGGATACAAACCCGAAAGCCTGCCGTCAGCAATCTATGTGCAAGTTCAACGGCCCGGTCATCGCTTGGACCATTGCGATCATCGATTAGACGTTGCCAGACACGAACGTCTGGATTCCATCGGTATCCGAGCGACCGAACCAGTACACGGAACGACTCGTGGCGGTCAGGCAGAAGGGCGGTCACCATCGACGAACCAACACGAATCTCCACGGGGAGTGGAGACTGAAGCGCGATACCGATCGGTGGACCGATTGTACTATCCTCAATAGCGGCCTGGGTGTTCGCCTCTTGAGCCTCCTTGGCTTCCACCTGCTCAGGTGACAGGACGGCTCGAGCCATCTCACCGATGATGCCGACATGAAAGGACTCTCGGTTGTCGATCCACCAGTGAGCATCGTCCTGCTGCTCGAGCGCCTCGATGGCGACCAGCAGCCGATCCCACGCCTGCACACCAAGCGAGCGGCACATGAATATGTCTGCTGCACTCGCCACCGGGTCCACCATGTAGATGCGATTGATGGCGTCCTCCACCTTCTGAAGAACCTCGAGCCGGATTGTCTCGGCCCAGTCAATTTGGGACTGGCTTCCTACCAGTGGAGGGCGGCCTCGAGCGGCATTGATTTTGGCTGCCATCCGCGTACGCTCTCGTCTGATGAACTCCTTGCACGGATCACAGGTGAAGGTGCGGTTCGCAGATCGCCAGTCGGCAGTGCGACGGTCGGGAACCTTCTCCATACGAAGCCACGTTCCGCACCGATGACAGTAGCCCTCCACCCGTGGCATGGTTAGTTTCTCCGGATGTCGCAGATGACGATCATAGGGGCATTGGGCGCAGCGCTCGCCGGGCCCTGGACCGTGCAGTGCATGCGGAAAGGCGCCGGTAGGGTGAACTGGGCGGCGTATGCATCCACCCGCTCATCGGTCCAGTCAGCGGCTTTGCCCGCCAGCATATCGGCCCGGGTCATCCGTGCGGGATGCTCCAGATATAGGCGTCTGTTGTCGATTTCGCGGTAGGTCAACCGCTCGATCTGCCCCGGCTCTTCGTAGTGAATGCAATCTGAGGGAACGAAATTCTTACGCATGCTATGTCCTCCCTGTGTTATACAGCTACCTGAGATCATAGCCGACGCTAGAGAATCAGTCAATCCTCATTTTAATGTTTCCGTGGGGTGTAAACAAAAAAGCCCCTGAGCCTCGCGACCCAAGGGCATAGCTTCACCAGTTAACTTTGGAGGGGACCCCGGTTCAGGGCTCCCGGTTCAACTCTGGTGTCGCTGGGTGAGATTGTACCGAGGCGAAAGCAACGGGTCAAGGAGGAAAGATCAGACACGGCACTCTGAGTCTGACATGTCGGAGATCACATCCGTGGCGAGACTTCGCGGCCGTTCGTCGCTTTCGACGTCCAGAACGAGGTTGCGGATCTTCCGGACGACGCCGGCGCTCTTCTGCAGTCTGCCGATCTCACTGATGATCTGGTCCACGACCTTCCCGGCATCACTTTCGACGGGCAGACCGAGGTCTTGCGCCCTTGTCCACAGGCTCTGCAATTCGTTTTCCAGGACACCAACTGACGCTCTGAAGTCGAGCCGATCGTCCAGTGCAAACTTCAGCCACTCGACAATGTCCGCGCCATCCCGCCCGTACTGGTTCGTCACCTGCTCAATGCGATCGAGCAGGTGACGAACATCCTGCTTCTCATCGGGACACCGTGTCACTTCGGGGACGGTGTCGACGACGCGCCACCGCTTATCCCTGTCGGCTGCGTAAGGAACGAGCGCGACAGATACGCCATCCAAGGTGATACCGTTCTTGAACCGTTGGGAGAACCCCTGGGCGGTCCATCCTTTCACGTACATGAAGTGCCGGAGCACCAAGAACGCTTCGTTGATCTGTTCGTTGTCAAGCGAAAGTCTGGCCAATCGCTCGACGGAAAAGCGCATCGGCTCACCGGTCTGCTGCTGAACCACCTGTACCAACTGCACGAATGCCCGCTGGCAATCCATTGTTGCTTCATCTGCTATCAGTTGTGCTTGCATGACTGCTCCTGTTCTGGTTGCTTCACTTCAACTTCCACTCGGGATCACCAACTGCTTCGCCGCTCTGGTGTATGCCGTGTAGATGCACCGGTCTCGCTCGAGTCGGTTCGGGTTACGCTTCACGTCTCCCAACGCGACATAGCACCGGGTAAAGGTACTCCCCTGGGCCTTATGTACCGTGCTCCAATAGATTGGGCCCAGCGGGGCGAAGTATTGCAGGTAGGCGTAATAGGCCCTCCATGCACTGGACTTGTCACGCGGGGTAGCGGACAGTGCCCGCGCTCTGAGTCGCTCGAGTTCGTTCTGGAACGACATCTCAGCGGATGGGTCCAGTGCATGAACGTAGATGATGGATGAGCCGGTGCCCGTCTCGATCTCCAGTTTGAGTTCCCAGGCGGCCAGTCCCTTCGCCGTAGTCGGTTCTGCGGTGATGACCGTCGCCTCTTCGGACGTGGTCATCAGGATCTCTTCACCGTCCACGACCGGGTCTCGAGCGACGACTCGTTGTCCCGGCATGAACGGCTTAGCATCGTCGCCGTAGATGGCACGGTGGATGCGGTTGTTGCCCCAGTCCACTACCCGATTCGTCCATGCAACAGCTCGCACGAAGTCGCTGTCAGCCTTGAACGATTGGCTCGTGAAGTCGGTTTCCAGCCGCTGAAGCCATTGTCGCTTCGAGATAGACCAGACGCCCTCATTCCCGTCGTTGCAGGACAGGAACTCCGGTAACACACCCTTCCCGATGCGGTCACGAACGAGGTTCACCGCACCCTGGATGGAACCACCATGTCGCATGATCTGAGTCAGAAGTACTCTGTTGGACGTCGAGAACACAGGCGAGTGTTTCTCCCCAACTGGCGGAAGTTGCGCCGGGTCACCCATCCAGACGATCTTCGTCTTCTTGCCCATGTACCGGCAGACGAGATCGTACAGCGGCTTCCCGACCATCGACGCCTCGTCGATGACAACGAGGTCGAAGTTCTCGAGCGTGGTCTTGTTCCATGGATCGGGTACAAACACCTGTTTCCCGGTGTCAGGGTCCACCTGTGCCTTCAGGCCCAGTAGCCGGTGAACCGTCGCGTAGTGAGCACCATCCAGTCCCGTCGTCTTGCCGAAGTCGCGGATTACCTTCACCGCCTTGTTGGTGGGTGCAGCTATGGCGAGTTTTTTCACCCTGGCAGACAGCAGGAATTGCTGGACGGAGAACGTCTTCCCTGTGCCGGCGAATCCTTCCAGCAGGAAGTGACGCTCCTTCCCCTTCAGGAACGTTCCCATCTGCTCGAGCGCTGCTTGCTGCTGCTCATTCAGATTCATGCTTACTCTTCCGTGTGGCGATCCGGTGAATGATCTCGCCTACCAGTGCGGCTGCGAGAGGAAGCCCGACCATCAGAGCGATGGGGATGAGAAGTTCAGTCATCGCTTCTTTCCTTGATTGCGTCGCACATGGTCGCGGCGCTTCTTGCGCTTCTTGCGCTTTTTCCGCGCGATCACCTGAGCAGATGACGGTTGTGACGGTCGATGCGTCGACTGCTGATCAGACCGTGCCCACACGTCGCCCAACCCCAGGAAAGCCAGCGGTAGCAGGATACTTGGCTTCACCTTCGCCACGACTTCCGGCGCTTCCGAGCACCGATCTCCTGCCAGTGCGGCACCTGCTTGATCAGCTCGACGGCTTCCACCGGCTGCCGACTGAGTATCATTGCCACGTCGCGGAGCGATTCCTTGGCTGCTTCGGTGTGTCGCGGTTCGCCGGGGATACGCGGAGGTACACCGCTGATCGCGGTCTCGACGGTGAGGTCGATGCCGTGCTGCCTTGCTGCGTCGATCAGCGCTTGCACGCGGGCGCTGTCACTGTCACCGATCAACAGGACTTTCACCCGTGCCTCCCCCCCCAGTGTCATCGCTGCCGCCCGCTGCTCCGGCTCGCTGTCGGCTCCGATGGGTCCAATAGGATACCGACATCGCAGCCGGTTGATCAAGGTATCGTCACTCATCTCCGCCCTTTCCATCGATCGAACTCGCAGCCTCGATCAGATACCGCGCCACCTGTCGGGCAGTCTTGGGGGTCAGTCGGTGGAATGCCTCAGCGTCATCCTCCTCGTTCGCAAGCCACAGCCAGATCGACCTGCCGATGATCTCAACATACCCCTCGTCGCCGTCCACGTCGGTCCAAAGGTGCCTACTCATCGTTCACCTCCCATTGTCGCTATTATCGCCCCGATCCCGATCATCATTACCGCAAATAGCACCGGCTCGAGGCTACCCATTACTACCGCCGCCCACGCGAAGAGCGACAGGGTGCCCGCAGGTACCGCGAGCCATGCCCGGTGGTCCCGCGACCAGACGAGCGCGAGCAGGTTGAACAGCCAGAATGCGACTGTTGTCACGGGAGCCTCCGTCGAGGGAGTTTGCGCCATATAGCCGCCCTCTCTCGGTACATGCGCTTCCTACTACCATATCGCGCTTGCCACCAGGTCGACACAAGCGGATCTCTTCCTCCGATACGCCATGCCCGCTTATTCCGCTCCGCCCTCACTGCCTCTTGCCGGGCTTCTACCTCGATCCGCCGTTTCCCCCTCTGAAGCGCTTGCACAGGTGATCGTCCCCACGTATACGAGATCCCTCCTGCCGCGCCGTGTACCATCCACCATCCCTCACGCTGTCCACGGGTACCAGGGTCCACATACCAGACATCCCCTGTCTGCGGCTCGAACCCGATCCAGAATGCGGGGCCTCCCCCCTCTGGCTCGATCCGTGTCCATCCCCAGGGCAATACCGACTCGAGCACGGGGTCCACCGGTGGAAGATCGGGATCAGGTTGAGCGGACGAACGTCGGTTTCTCACGCTTACCTCCCACAGAATCCACGCACACCTCCCGCCCGCAGAATCGCTGAGCGGATCTGCTCCCGTGTCTCCCGGATCTCCCGCCTCGTCGCTCGGACCACGTTGGAGCCGTTCTTGTCCATCGCCGCAGGATCGGCGCGCACCGGGTCACGGTGCCACCTTCGACCACAAACGCCGCTACGGCGTAGTAGATGACGCAGCGGTAGAGACCGTCAGGCATCTCACTCCTCCCTCAGTCCCTTAAACATGCTCAGAAACATGCGCTCAGCCATGTCGGGCGACGCGGGCGCGATGTGAAACGGCAGCGGTTCGGGCAGAGGCATCCACGGGACCGGAGGCGCACCCATCAGATCCCTGGCTTCGGTAGCCAGAAGAATGTTGTCGGCGTGTTTTACAATCGCTGGCTCATCCATCGGCAAATCGAATCGCGTGCAGACGGCGCGCATGATCGCTCTCTCCGCGTCCTTAAAGGCGGGCATGTCCCGTTTCAAAGGACGCACCATATCACCAATGTATGCCTCAGCCGCATCGTGCAGGAGTCCCCACAACTGCACGATCGGGGACCAATCAGGATCAAGAACTCCGCACTCCTGGCTTACGAGGTAAGAATGTTGAGCGACGGAATAGAAACACCGGCAGTGCCCGTTGAATCGGCATGTGAGCGCCAAGGCATGGGCGATATCCTCGATACAGATCTCCTCAGGTCTCGGGTCCAACGGCCAGAACTGCAGGCCCGTGAACGTTTGGCACCAGTCACCTTTTCGCATAATCCCCTCATCCCTTCAGATTTCCGGCAGTGCCGCGACCTCTTCGTCAATCATCTCGACTACGTCAATAGAGCAGGATTCGCCTGCTCCGCCGTACGTGAGCCGTTCCTCACACCATGCCTGCACCATCTGCAGGACATCTTCAGGACGGTCCAGGATCGTCCAATGGTCACCGTCCACCAACTCGGCACTCAGTTTGAATCGACGTTTCTTTTCGCCCATGATCTCCTCACTCCTTCACAAACGGGCTCCACTGCGAGCCATGGACCACCCACGCCTCGATCTCCGCCAGGTTATCGCACGCTGAGATCGTCGCCCTGAGTTTTAGCGACGACTTGAAGTCCACATTCCGCCACTCGCCGCCGTCCACCTGGACCACGAGCCAGGGACCGCCGACTACCTGGCTCGTCGCTTACTCCCATCCGGGAGAACGAACCACGTCTTCAGGTACTCGAGCCAGTTCATGACTGCTCCTGCGTTCAACTGAATCTGTCCAGTCGAAACTCGCCCCGAAACCACAAACACGAACCGATACTTTTAGTCTTCTCTGTCGGCCAGGTGTAATGGATGGACCAGCCGTCAGAGAGTTCAAGAAAGAAGTGAGGTAATAGGCGACGTGGCCACCACCGCATCTTGACACGACCACATTTCAGCCGTCGTCGAAGAATCAGGACAGCGATGAGACAGTTCGATCTACGCTTCACTCACAGCCTCATACCACCAGCAGGCACGCTTACCGGCTTCGAAACCCTGCTGGAGTCCACCCGGATAAACAAGGCCCATAAACGCCCGCTGTGACGTCGTGGGACTCCATCGGGCAGGTACTACAGCGCCCATGTCTACAAGGTCCCGGAGTAGCCCGTCAGCGCTGTCCGTTGCTGCTCCGTTGCCGGGATACGTCCAGACCAGGTAGTCAATGAGTCGTGTTCCGTGAGCTCCAACAGCCCGCACTTCCTCGAGCCACTGGGAGACGGCATCTTGATACTGCACGATTACTCGTCCCACGTCTGTCCACACCAGCAACACTCGTCATGGGACCACGAATGATTGCAGTGGTGCTTACATGCCCGCTTCGACTTCGGGCAGACCTCTTCCTCCCGCGCATCAGAGCAGGAAAGACACTCTCCGGTAGTATCCTCCTCGCGCTTCGAGGCTTCCGCTGCGTGTATCGCCTGATCGACTTCGGGCCACGAAGCCGGGCGCCACGGCTTGCCATCATGACAGGGATACACTCTGACGCGGTCCAGATACCACCGCTCGAACCCGCCATCATGCAGCGCCGGTCCATCCGGGTCGCTGTCGTCGATGATGGACAGGTCACTCCGGGTATCCGTACCGAATTGACCCACGATGGTCCACCACTGCCACGCCTTCAGTTTTTCGGGCGTCAACTCCGATGCCGGGCGGATGTCGGGCGCATCCGGATAGTAATGTTCCACGGCGTCGAGCAGTATCATCAGGATGTGCTGACGCTCCAGCGAAGAAGGCATGGACTTGAGCCACTGAAGATCCTGATCCACCAATGCTTTAAACGCATCTTTGGTTAGCCTGGTACTCATCGTCATCCCTTCCGCCGCTTTCGGGCAGCTATCTGCTGCCAATAGGGCACCGGTCGCACCGGAGTCTCTGTCGTCGGTGCCGGGTACATGCCCGGTGAGTTGCGCGGGTACACGAGTCATCTCGGCATCAACACGTCGCCATCGGGCGCACCGGTCACTATCTTCTGATGTACACCAGAAAGGGATCACGGTTTACACCCTGGCTTGCGACAGGGGCCGATCCATCGCCCGCCATTGATCACGCAGAACCGTTCTACGTAGGCACTCAGGTCCAGGTCGTAGTCCTCGACTGGTTCCGGACCCCAAGCGAAGAGCGCTTGTGGTCCGATCGATGGTATGTCGATCCGGAAGATCATCCGCCGCCCGTCGTCGGCATCCCAGAGCCACCACCCCGGTTCAGCCGGCACGATCGGCTCATTCCAACCTGCTGGATCGTAGTCGCCGGTCACGGCATTGACAGGACGACACCACGCGCCATGACCTCGCCACTCGATCCAATCACCACGATAGAGAATGTCAGGCAGTTGATAGCGCGGACAGACAAACTGCCACAATCCGCCCTCCGCCTCCCACGGACTCAGGATCTCATCCTCTTGTGCCTCGCCTTCTGGCATCGGGCGATAACCGGCACGTTGAAGTGCTTCGTTCATGTGTCACTCCTCACGAAAGGTCGCCTGCTCCCACTGTTCAGCGAGTGTCAATCCCACCCCGTCGCATGGACCATCAAGGCCAGAGTCAGGCGGAAACGGGTGAGAGAGGATTCGACCAGTAGCGTCCATCTCGGCAGTCTGTCCACACCATCCGCATTCAGCGGATAGAATCCGCTCGTTCTCGCGCCGGATCTCGTCCCGGATGAGTTGTGCAGCGCTCCGGTAGCCTTGTGCACGACCACGCCAGCGAGTAGCACTGTGAGGGTGAACCTTCACGGCGTCCGCTTTCGCCGCAAGGGCTTCGTACTCAGTCGCCCACTGCTCGAGGCGATCAGCCAAGCGTTCGAAGTTGTCAGTAGGGATCTTCATGGTGTCTCATACACTGGGCGCTACGTATCGCGCCACGTCCGCCAGTGACCGGGAAGATGTCGATACTCTCACCGAACAACTTGCAAGTGCCGCTCTCATGCTCTCGATAGATAGACTGGTGAGGGCATGAGCCGCAATGCGCGTAGTCCATTGGCCACGGATTGGGATGCATCTTGTGCGCTTCTGTGGCGGCCTCTTGAAGTTGCTCGATGATCGTTCCCTCGAAGCCCGTAATCATGTCCCTTTTGCTCCCGGGCGGGAGCAGCATGACGAGTACATCATGGCCAACATGAATCTGTAGCAGCCAGCCAGGGGGCAACGCCCGCCCGATTTTCTCGAGTTCGTTGTCTTCCATTGTCACCTCTTGTGCAGCACGACGTACACGGTGTTGATCCGCGTTCCCGAACTCGCGAACGACTCGATCGGCAGATCCCGGAACGCGGAGTAGTTGTCCTTGTGCTGCTCCACCCACTTGCGGAACGCCTCATGTTTCTTGCTCTCCCCAAACTCGACTGTTGCGGGGAGAATGGAGACGAGCACCCCGCCAGGTGCCAGGAAGTCGAATGCATGCATGACATGCTGCATGTAGTGGGTGCCGTGGAACGGCGGGTTCATGACGACATGGGTGTAGATGGGCCGAGCAACCATCTGCAGGAAGTTGGCATGTGTGACGGTCAACCCGTGAATCTGCCGCTCCATCTCCTGAAGCACCCGGACGCGGCCAGGGTCAACCTCGACAGCGTCAACCCGCATGCCCCGATGGAGCAGTTCACGGACGATATTCCCCGTCCCGGCAGATGGCTCGAGCACATGGGCACCGTCTGGGAAGTAGACACCGTCAAGAATGGTCGATACGACCGGTTCCTGGGTGGCGTAGAAGGACAGGTCCTTGCAGAGCGCTGTGCACTGCTTGATGTCCTTCGCGGTGACATCGTCCGGGACACCGTCCGGGAGCACTTCGCCGTAATACTCGGCCAGGAGAAGGTTGGCCTTCTCGACGAGTTCGTCCCTGGTGAACCATAAGTGAGCATTGCCGTTCTGAAACGTGCGGATACGGAAATACTCGCTCTCCATGTATGACTGGCGTTTCCCGTATCTGCCGCCCCTGCTGTCATCAATGGCCGCAATCAGTCCCCGCGGGTTCGGCTTGTTGCCGTCCAGCACCGCGAACACTCGCTCAACGTCGCAGATGGTATCTCGCGTCCCGTTCCAGTGGGACCAACTGCCCCAGTCATCAAAGACGCGGGTCAGAATGATCCGGCTCCCAATCTTGAAGCCGTCGTGTGATCGGAATCGCCGGTCAAGGTCGATGAAGGCTCGAGCCAGGCCACGCTGGAAGATGAGTTTCGCCTGGCCCGCGAGAGAATCGAACGTCGACCAGACGGTGTCCTCGGTGACTTCGGGGACGTCGCCACAGAGCTGCTTATAGAGTTCATCCTTGGCCGTCCGGTCCATCATGCTCTCCATACCGGTCAGTGCGAGGAGATTCATCCACACCCGGGCGTCGACCTGTTGGCGATACGCCTTGAGAGATGCAACAGCGTCGATCCCCTCGAATAGGCGCTTGTATGCTGTCAACTCACTCCGGTCAGAAAGGGTAAAGTGCGCCGCTCCATACGCATGTTGAGCGTGATATTCGGACTTCTCAACCAGTTCAATACCGTGGACCATAGCAGCCACGGCTTCACGCATGGTGGACATCGCAGCGCCACGGTGAGCGCAGATCTCGGTCACGGTCGTTCGGGGAATCAACTCGTTCACAACAGCCTCCACGATAAGTCAGCATGCGGTAACACGCCCGCTCAAGCATTCTGTGATGTCAGCACTCTGAAAACGAGCCACCCGAGAGAAGTACGGGAATGCGGCATTCTGCCGAAACTGACGCATCGTCAGATCGATCCGCACTTCACCCAATATCGCTACCCAATGGGGCCGTCGTCGCACCTCGATGTACTCAACGAACGCCGGGTAGCCACGCTCCACCAGCCAATCGGCCAGCAGACACGAGTAGTTCAGACACAACCCCAGCCCGTCACAGTCCTGCACCACTTCCGTGACCCGGCATCCAGTCGGCGTCTTGAGAAAAACCGCCACCAACTGGCGGACCTCCCTGTTGGAGACATCACACGCCCTGGCCCGCTGCACGGAGTCGGCATACTCGCGCCACGCCTCCGGGAAGCCGGGCGAATACCACGGAACCGCTATGATCCTGGTGATGTCAGCCAGCAGGGACATGATCACCTACGCTGCCAGTGCCAATCGCGGGACATCCGCTGGATTGTCTTCGCGCCGACAGGGCGTACCCGGGCACTGTCCCGCTCGATGCAGATACAATGAGGAGTGTCCACTGTGATGATGGTCACCTCGGCACAATTGTTGCCGGCGAGAGTATGTAACTCCCGCAACGCAGTCCCCGAGAGATTCGTGTCAGCACAGGCTACGCGCATGCCCGCGCAGAGCGCTCTCGTAATCAGCGTGTTCCGTCGTTCAAGAACGATCCGCTCGAATTCACGATCGGCATCGGACTGCAGATCCCGATCAACAAACTTCCGACCCGGCTTGATCTCCTGCCGGATGTCATCCCGGGTAACGACCACATCCAGCAATCCCGCGTCGAGCATGGACTGAGAGATCGAACTCTTCCCACTCGCAGGAAGCCCACGGAAGATAAACAGGTGTGCCTTGGTTCCCACTACAGCCTCCAACTACGCGATCGCCGTCTTCCAGTCAATCCCACGCTCGGTACAGATGTCTCTGTTACCTCATGAATGGTTAACTGCGCCGTTTACTCGCCATCTTCCTCGATTGGCGCGACCACCGCCACGATCTCACCCGCAGAGTTGAACCAACCAATCCACGGCGCATCGGTCGCCTGATTGGCAGTCAGACCCTCGGACTCAAGGTAAGCCTGAATTTCCGCAGGGATACGCCGGATGACCGGCCTGGTGTAAACCATGCGAAGCAGAGGCAACACGTCATCTGCCCCGACGTTCCACTCGCTTCGTTCTTCGGGCGTGGGATCGACGTCGGCACGATAGACGGCGCCCTTAACCGCCCGCCATCTGTACCCGTCGATCCACGGGCCGCAACGGGCGATGCGCTCGAGTTCATCAGCGAGTTGACTTCCCGCTCGCCTGAGATCATCGGCCAACTGTCGCCGCGTCTGGCCGCGCAATATAGACAGTGCGCCCAGTAGCATTTCGAGTGTCTGTGTGAGCGCCAGTGAAAACCCATGGCGCGTGTTGTGCTCGAGCGCCTGGTAAAGAACACGCTCTCCCATTCCGATCTCTGTACTCTCGGGATTGATGTAGTTCATACTCACCTCATGAATGAACAGTTACGGTACCGCTCAGGAGCGGCGTTGAACGCCTTCTCGCGGATGACTAGGTAGCGAACCCCATGCCCGCTACGGCTACGCAGAATGACATGCTCCTCACCAGTGCGGGCCGTCTGCTCAGTACACTGGGTACGAGTTGCTTCATACGCCTGACGATCCGTCTGGGCACGGTCGAACGCGTCCTTCAGGTCCTGACTGGTCTTGAAGCTTCCATAAAGCCCCAGGGCTCGAGCCGCACAGTTCACACCGAAATGGGTTACCGCCCCGTGCTCGTCCTCAAGCCAGACCACCCGCTTCAGGCCAGTTTTCCCACAGCAATCGCAGGAGTCTACGTCGTCGTTGATACCCAGGCGCCGATAAGTCGTCATGTGAAGCACCTCCGTCGTGGTGTGATTATTATACAACACTATTTTAATGGTTTGCAACGATTTTGAGCGGAACCTGGGAAAATTTTTCTGGACGATTCGGAATCAGGATTCGGCAGGGGAACAGTGATCGGGTGGAGTGAGGGGCAGCGGCTTGTATATGCGGGTGAGACAATGATACAAGGAACAAGTACAAGTAGTCGGGGGCAGGTTCTGAAGAAATGGGGATGCGCGAGGGGAGGGAATCTCGGACACGGGAGGTATGGTTAACTTATGGCGGTATGGTGTAACTAGACTGTGGGCTGATTTCCAGGAAAAATGGACAAATTTGCGAGAGGGGTCGAGTAAACATCCGGCGCTGTGGAAAATCCTAATTTCTGTAGAAAAATCAGGCACTTACCCAAAATGGTACAATCTTTAATCATAGCGAGCACTTACGTCTGTCTTACGCTTTCCGGGTGAGGTATGAACTGCTCCGGCGTCCAGGAGATGGTTGGTTCGTAGCGTGGTACGCGTGACGAAGGAGGAGAGCCAGGCCAGAGAATGAGACACCCTCGGAGAATGACGAACTCGTATGCAGCGCTGCTGTGTGGCGATCGTCGGGCCGGTGATAACGCAACTCGGACACTGGGCAGCCTCTATGGCCGAGCAAACCACATCATCATCAGGTAGGGGGAGACGGCGAGCGCTTGATGGACGTCCCTTCCTGGTACAACCTGGGCATGATAATTCCAGGTGCGGGTTGCATGTTCACTCTTGATTACGCATGGATATCAAGCTTCACTTGACCATTATGATACATGTGTGTTGTCAAGTAGTTACGTCGATAATCGGGAAAACACGGCTCAAACCTACGTCTGATAACATACATTATGACAACTTATGACCCTTTGCAGCGAGTAGGCACCTGGCAATAATGCCATTGAAGTACAGAGGCTTACGGAGTGGTACGGTTTTACACGTCCTTGTAGACTCCCTTTGAATAGCTGGTGATTCACAATCCATGAACGATCGGAACCTCAACTCACTGGGTATCTCGCCCTACACTGGGCCTTGATGGAGACATCGCAGCCAGGCTAGTGTCTCAGTTTTATCAGCTCCGGACACTCCTATTATCACGCAGCCAGCGCCGCTGTCAACGCTCCAGAGCCGTGTTCTGGGGTGAGCACCAGCCTATGTCTCAGCAATATCCACTCATCCAGTAGGCTACTGAATCTCGCCCTTTTGCAAAGTGCTGTATTTTCCCGGGTTTAAGCGTCATTCCTTAAAGCGTTGTTTGTCTATTTCAACAATACGACTAGTCAGTAGTTATCTGGAGAGTCGAATTAAGGCTGATTCTGGGCATGGACAGGTACGGTGAGACCTCCTGGAGAGGGAGAACAGGGGCCATATCACCGGGTGAGATGCCAGATTATCACGCCAGGATTGATGGTTTCAGTGTTTTTCAGTACGTCAAGATAGCGTTGACTGTTCGTGTTTTTGCGAAGAGTGGTGTTTTCCCGGCTTTTTACGTCATTCCTTTAAACGGTACTTTACGGAATCAACAGGGTGAACAGTCAAGTATAATTGGATGGCTGAGATGGTGGAGTGGCGGATGGGGTGAATTTTGGGCCAGAGGTGGCTCGGTGAGGGCGGCGGGTGGGTCACTTCTCCCGCGATCTCTGCCCTTTTCCCTCGTCTGTCCCCTTATCGCTCTCCCGATCCCTTACATTACTGTCCCTACTCTCCTCCCCTTCACTCTCGCCGTTACACCAGTCTCTCTATCGCGTTCTACCACACGGCTCAACCTTGCTCTTCCCGTCCTTGAATCCGCTACCCCGCCCATGAGTTTCTGACACGCTGTCAATCGCTGACACCGTGTCAGAAACTGTCGAATAAACGCCAACTTGTAACATATTGGAATGCTTGTCTTTTCCAAAATCGTGAGCACTTTTGTCATATAGCATAAAGTGATATATTGAGGACTTGCGCCATTTTGCTAGTAGCCAGATCCTTAAGTGTAAAACTGCCGGTAGTACAGCATTTATGTACTTTCATTCCAGTATTTGCGGTATATCGTAGTGAGAAAATACTGGAATCAGTAAAATAACATTTGAAAGTTGTGTTAGCTGTGATAGAATTACTCTGGACGATGTACTTGAGTGCTTGTGTGGATGCCGCCATCGGGTTGTGATGGTGGTACATATTTTCCCGAAAGATGTTCGGAGGATTGAGCTATGCATGACTTCGACTCTACGGTATCGGTGTCTCCTGATGGCGGGGATACATGGTCTGACGTGGCGCGGTTTACGGGGGAGTTTCAGGTGATGATTCCCCCTGCGCTCGAGGCGGCGGTGCGTGTTCAGGGGCGGGGAATGATTCGGGTGGTGGTACTTGATCCGCTTCCTGTCACAGAGCAGGCGCTTCGATCGGCGGTTTTGCGGCTGGATAACGATGTACGGCGGGTGTTCGTTCGTGAGCAGTTTACGGATGAGAACGGTGGATTGGGCGAGCGGCTGATGCTGACGCTCAGATTCGGAAAGGAGCGACTGTGAGTGGTCCATTGGGAGAGATCTTCCAGACTGACGACGACTGGTCGGATCTGGGAGACGGTGTGCTCGTGTACACCGTGAATCATCGGCCGTATCTGGTGCGGGACACTCTCCAGCAGGGGAATCCCTACCGGGACGAGGGCGCGACGGTGTTTCGATCGGAGTATGCCACCCGGCATATCGACGTCAAGACTGGGTGGCGGGTCACCTTCGATGACCAATTCATCTCGCACAACACCCGTATCGTCAAGGCGGCGGGGCGGGTCTACCCTGCTTCTTTGAGTTACGACCAGTTCAGAGCGCTCGAGCACCCGAGGTCCTACGAAATCAAACATCGTATGGGTAGTTCTGACGTAGAGCCTGGCTACACCTGTGGACTTCGGAGCAACGGCTGGAGCATCGCTCTGAAGGAGCCGTGGGGCATACACCCCGAGGCGGCGCTGGCCACATGGATGAAGGGTGACTCTCCCGGGGATCCCGGTCTTCTCGCTGTGGTGGAGATCATCGGGTGGCATACCGTCGTTAGTCACATCATCAATCGTGGGTGGCCGGAGTTGGCACCGGCCCGGGTTGTCCTCCCGGTGGTGGATGACGACAGTCAGGCCATGATCGCCCGTCTCCGGCGTGAGAATGCGGCGCTGTCTGCCAGGGTGGGCGAGCTCGAAGCCAGGCAGATCACATGTGAGTGTGATCCCACATTGCCGGCGTCCCAGCGGTGCAACGGCAAATGGGCACGATGTCATGCCGGTGTGCGGTCGCTCGAGGCCAGACGGGCAAAAGGGGCGAAGCGATGATAGCCATCAATGACGCCCGTGGGCACCGGCTCACCGTCATTACCGAGCAAGACCAGGTGCTCATCGACTGCGACACGGATGAGTACGTGTTGTCGGCTGGCCAGTCCGATATGCTGGCTCTGGCACTACTCCTGCGCGACGGCGAAGATGCGCCCTCCGACCTCTGCGACATCGAGGGGTGGATCGGCCATCACGACAGCATGGTCAGGGCGTGTGAGCGGTTCCTGAGTACGATCCCGATGGCTGCTGTAGTTGACGCTCTTCGGAATCGGGGACTGGACGTCTCCAGCCTTGAGGAGTGCGTTCACGGGGAGGAACCGACACGGCTACATTGCTGGCCCGACAAGGTTTATCCTGGAAGGTGGATATACCACATAGCGGTGGGTGGTAGTTACATCGTCGGGCGATTCGTATCTGAGGGCGTGGATGTACTTTTCGAGGACATCAACGGCGTCCTCATCTGTTCGCCCGTATACGTCGAGGGCGAATACTTCGAGCGTATAGGCTGAAAGGAGCGTTGTGCCATTCAAGATTTGCAGAGACCATAGCAACGAAAAGAACACCTATGCCGTCGGCGAAAGCCGTTGGTACCCTGGACTTCTTACCCTGATGTGTATCAAGCCGCACAAACATACCACTGACCTCTTTTTGCTCGGTTCGTTCGACGTCGAGACGGCCAAAGCGCTCCGCGATCAACTCAACACTTGGATTCAATCAGAGGAGTCTCATTCCGACTCCTCTGAAGATGGTGCGCGTATCGACTGACCATCTTGCTGGGTGGATTGTGGACGCTGACGCTGCTATGACTGGTACTGGGCTTATATCTCCTGAATGGCTGGCGTTCTGTCGCACTCATGGGCGCATGCCTTCCTTTGAAGACACACCACGGCCATGGATGTACAAGGGCTGGTCGCTCTACTACGTCATTCTGCTCCAGACCTGCAATGCGCCGGCAATCCCGCAGCGATGGGGCTATCTCATTGACACGCTCATGCATGGGGTGCTCCCGTCTGAGGGCATCCCATGGGTGACCTTCCATCAACCCTACCAGGAAGCGGCTAAGCCTGCCTTCGCTCAGGTTCAGCGATGGGTGTCCATTATTGAGCGTGACGGGGGCGGATGGCGGGCGCTGGTATCGCTGCTCGAGTGGCTGGGCTGGTCGCTGGGCGTTCATGACAGCCCTCCTGAACTTCGAGAGAACGTCTGCGAAACACTCTACCGTGAGGTGAACCTGCGTCATCTTCTGGTGGCCGCTGGCGACTATCTGGGAACACTCATCTCCCAGCGGTTCGGGGGCGGGCCGAACGCATTCTTCCCGACTCCCCAAGGCGTGTGCAATGCCAAGGCCGAAATGGTCTTCCATGACGCTCGGCAAGCAGGCGATACCCGGGCGTTACGGACGCTTGACCCGTGCTGTGGCACTGGGCGAATGCTTCTGTCCGCCTCCAACTACACTATGCGGCTTACGGGGGCAGATATTGACACGACGGTGCTTCTGGCATCTCGTATCAACATGGCGCTCTATGTGCCATGGGGGCTGGTCCCTATTCCTGACGACATCTTCGACAACACACGACTCCTGACCGAGCAGGTAGGGCGCTTCCGCAACCTTCTCGACACCATCCACCGGCTCGAGCCGGTGGTGGAGCCATCCCTATCTCAAGTAGTTATCAGCTCACGCGAACCCATCCCTGATTCGCGAAAAGCTCAACAGATCAGCCTATTTAACCTGAAATGAGGAACATTATGGACTTTGAAGCACTTGGGATCTCCAAGGAAGACATCATCGACCGAATTGTAGACAACGCGGTGACTGTTCTGGTCGAAGAGTACCGAAATGATAGCGCTCGGGACGTCCGGGACGAGGTGCGGCGTATCTCACTCGAAGGCATTCGTGAGAAGGTTACCGCCATCATCAACGACGAGGCGACCAAAGCGCTTGAGGGGCGGTTTCAACCGCTCACATCGTGGGGCGAGGAGAACGGCAAACCCACATCGATCCGGCAGATGTTCGTGGATGCTGCCAGGGAATGGTGGGCGGTGAAGGTGGATAGCAAAGGTAATCCCGACGTCCACAACTACGGCAGCAAGGCTATTCCCCGGGCCGAATACGTGGCCAAGAAGGTCATGACGGATGTGGTGAGCGAGACGTTCAAACTCGACATACAGCGGATCATCAACGCACTTCGCGATGAGTTCAAGGCGGCAGTGTCCAAGGCCATGACCGATATCGTCACGGCGCACTTCGCCAAGTAGGCAACACTTCCAGTAAACAGTTCAGTTATGAGGAACACATGGACTTCAACGCAGTAGTGGCAGATGAACTGGCAAAGATGGTCGACTCCGGTAAGGTGCGCGAGTTGGTGGCCAAACATCTGGAGAAGACCATCGAGGGCGTCATCGTCGAGTCACTTCGCCCTTACGGCGACATGGGCAAGGCTCTCACCAAGAAGGTCGAAGAGGCCATCGGCATCGAACTCATCAAGGTCAACCTGCAGACCGCCATGCTGGGTATGGGACATCTCGTCGAGGGAGCCGTCAACCGGTACGTGACCGAGCAGACTCACCCGGTACTCACCAAGCGGCTGGAGGAAATCTTCAAGGCTCCCCCGAAGACGATCGCCCTTCAGGAGTTGATCGACGCCTACAAGGAAGATAAGGCGGACGACACCAATCGTGACGATGCGGAATGCATCGGGCTGCTCATCGAGATCGAGGGAGACAAAAATTTAAGCATCGGTTTGAATCCTGCTCCCCACAAGCGCGACATCTCCAGTTACTCAAGTAGCAAGAAGTCCATCACCAAAGTCAATGACTGCGAGATCCATCTGCACATGCAGAAGTCCGATGGCGGCTACTCCCTACAGTTCATCTGGTTCGGCGGGTATGCCAGTAAGTCCACTAAGGACTTCCTCCCCACGGCCATGTACGGCTTCGCTCGGCGCCTCTTCCAGATGTACGCGGGCGGAACCATCGTGATCGTTCCCGATACCGACCCGGACGACTACGACACCTACTACAGCCACAACGACTGACCATCTTCCCGGCGTCGGGAGAATGGTACAAAGGCAGGCTCAACCGGATGCTCTGGCGCTACGGAGCATCCCTTGAACCTACCAACAGCGAAAGGAGCCTATGGACTTCAAAGCACAGACGACGAGTACGGAAGATCAGGCGCTTCGCCACGCGGCCGAGTCAGCCATTCAGGAGATGATCGACGCCGTTGATGTAGACAACGACGGCGAACTCGACAAGCCGTCATCCGCGGACGTCGAACGGGCGGCTCGAGACCTCGTTGCCGAGATGATGAGCATCATCGGCGTGGACCAGTAGGGGGAATCAGATGAGCATCGATTACACGGCAGTGGTGAAGTATGGCTTCCGCTTCACGGCTGAGCAACTGAATGAGATCTGCGCGAAGCTCGACATCGACGACGGCCCAGACTCGCTTGATGACTTCCTGAAAGCTACGTTCGAGGTCAACTGGTGGTACGCGGAAATCGGCTCCGCGTACCAAGGCGATGAAGACACGGTATTCGGTCCACACGTCGAGATGACGGCAGATCCGAGCCCGATCAAGCCTGAGCATCTGGACGCCCTGGCCAAGTGCGCCGATGTGCTCGGACTGGACGTCAAGCCGTCGTGGCACATTGGCATTCATATCTGGTAACCGTCTTCCCTGGCCGGATAAACCTTGCCTCCTTGGAGATCTCATGACTCAGAAGGAAAAACAATTCATCGACGACATGAAACGATGCCGGGGCATCGACTTCGCCCGGCTTGGAATGATGGTCGAAGTCGATGGGGATGTGGGAACCATCATCGGGATGAATCAAAGCGCCAACCTTGACGTGATGTTTGCTAACCGACTCAAACATGGCAAACACCCGATGAACTGTCATCCCACATGGCGTATCCGGTACTTCGATGAGAAGGGCGAGGTCATCGCCGACTGTACCAAAACCAACGTGGAGTAACTGTGAACCATCGCCGTAAACTCGAAGGAACCAGTATTGCTGGCTGGGACGTTCTCCGATACATTGGCGAACAAACATTCCAATGCCGCTGCCTGGCATGCGCAACCATCCACCTCGTGCGAGGGGATAGCCTGCGGCAGGGCCGTTCCAGGCAGTGTAGCGACTGTGCCCGCAAGCAGTTGACACAAAGCCGACGAACGCGGCGATGGTCCACCCGCCCGAAGCAGCCATGAACGGCTACTACACGTCCGGCCCGCCTTCAACTCTCAAGAATCAATCAAATACCCGTTGAATTGTTGCTACCAGCCTGCTATACTCAGCTCAGTTGTGTATGGGGGCTGACGTGAAGCCGAAGCAGTTGTCGCTGATAACAGAACCGCCCGAAGTAATGCCGCCGTGGTTGTTTGACGATTACGACCGGATCATCGTCGCGTTCTCCGGTGGTAAGGACTCGACTGCTTGCGTGCTGCTTCTGCTCGGCGTGACTGACCCATGCCTTCAGCACGCCATCAAGAAGTTGCTGGTGGCCGGTGGACGTGGTGGGGGCAAAGACATCACCCGAGACATTCAGGATGCCATCGACACGTTGTTGCGATGGCAGGAGATGAGAAAGGAGGAAACTAGTGAGTTGGAAAGTCGGTGACAAGGTCTACATGGGTCATGGCGACCCCGAGAGTGTCGGCACTATCGAGCGCATCACACCATCGGGCCAGATGTACGTAGACGGTAAACGGTTCACGTCGATGGGTAGGCGCTACGGTGGAGGGGAATCCCTCGAGCCGATCAATGAATCGACGACGAAGCGCTATCATGAAAACCTGGAGCGGCTCGAGCGAATACGTCAACAGGAAAAGTACGAACAGGATGTGCGCCACCGTCTACGCTCCATTGACTGGCGCGCTCTCTCCCAGGAAGAGATTGATCGTATCTACGTCGGCACGTTCACACCAGAGCAGCGACGGAAGGAGGTTATATCTCGAGCGACCCGGGCCAATTTTTCACGCTTCTCAGAGACCGAAGCCTTCCTCGCCGTCGTGGAGGGGAAGTGAAGCCCATCACCACTGAGTCAGTCGCCGTCATGCTCGAGGCCCACCATGCCCGCGTGGAGCTCGCCAATCGGATCATCGAGATACTGGGTGTGGACGCCGTCACCCAGGCGTTGAAGGAGCGTGGCTATGATGTGCCTGACATCGACATGCTGATGGACGACGACAGCGAGCCATCATGTCAAGAACTGGCCGAGACGGGCCGGTGCGGAAACTGTGACCTCAAGCCAAGGTGTCCAGTGCGGAGACTGCAATGAGCGCCGAGTACGAGAAGATCCAGACGTGGCTCATGGTGCGGCAGGCTGAAGGCAAGCCAGTCAACCCCATCTTCTTTGCCATGGATGCCAGCCATAGCGCTCGAGGTGGCCTGCTTGGCTATCTGCTGGAGGGGAAGAAGGCGTGGTCCGAGCCTCCACCGAAGTCCTATTCTCGTCCCTGCTACGCGTTCTTTGAAGCCGGGATGGATGGGCTCACCTTCACGGGCGAGGTGTGGCAGGACCCGCTCATCGTGGTCATCAACCAGCATGCGTGGTCGATCCTCGAGCGAAAGAGTGATGATTGTCTCATCATCAAGCCCGAGGACTGCCGGTCTGACCGCCGCTGGGAGTTGACCATTCTCGAACGTGTCCAGCACGCCGTGAACTACACATCGACTCGATCCCGTCTTCGCCCACTCGCTCCACTGCCCACGCAGATGGAGATGTGGGAGTGGAAGGCGAAGATTGACGGCGAAGGTCGCTGAACTCGGTGCAGTAGCATGAAAATCATCCGACTCTTCCCGAGACGAACCACAGCCACACCGAATGACGCCCTTGTGCGCGTCGATTGCCCGCCAGGCCTGTTCGACGAAGCCGACGAGGTTCACATCAGCGTGGCGTTTATCTGGGATCTCCCGGTGGCCGAGCGACTCGAGAATCTCTGGCGGCACGTCGCACCGGTCAGAATAGGTGGGCCAGCGACTGGTGAGCGTGGCGGAAACTTCACACCCGGTATGTACCTCAAGCCAGGCTACGTCATCACGTCTCGCGGCTGCCCGAATCGCTGCTGGTTCTGTTCGGTCCCAAAACGAGAGGGCGCTCTACGGGAACTCGCCATCACCGATGGCTGGAATATCCTCGACGACAACCTACTGGCATGCCCTGAGGAGCACATCAGGGCGGTGTTCGCCATGCTTCACCGACAGAAGCGGGTCGGTCACCGTGCCGAGTTTACGGGCGGGCTCGAGGCTGCGAAACTTCAGCCCTGGCATGTGGAAGAGATCCGAAAGCTGGCTCCCGAATCTGTCTTCTTCGCTTACGACACGCCCGACGACCTCGAGCCATTGGTGGATGCTGGTCGTCTGTTCCAACAGGCGGGCTATGGTCGCAACAATCATCACCTGAGAGCATACGTGCTCTGCGGGTATGCCAAGGATACGTTTGAAGCGGCCGAGAAACGGATGAGACAGGTGGTTGACGCAGGCTTCTGGCCCATGGCCATGGTTTGGCGTAACAGACATGGGAACGTCTCTCAAGAATGGGCTCGTTTTCAACGACTCTGGGCACGACCGGCCATCAGTGCGAATCTGGCGAAAGGAACCAACCCGTGACCACTCTACTCCACCACATTCGCAACAAGCCATCCCAATCACTGGAGCCGCTCGAGACCGCGTTCGTAGCGCGGCTCAAAGCGCACCTAGACGCCCTGGCGTCGTCGCTGAGCATAACACCCGACACATTGATCGAGATATTAGTTGATAACGCTCTGACAGGCCTTACAGAAGCACAGGTGGCCATTGTCGACATACTCCGCGCCTATATCATGGTGAGCCGGGACGTATACGGAACCTACCAGGCAGAACTCGCGGAGCGGGCTGGCTCGGAGCCATGGGATCGATGAGTCAGTTATCGCTTCTGCAACAAGAAGAATCGTCTGACAAGGTAAGCCTGGCCCAGTCCATCGCTGACCTGCAGGAGGAGATCCGCACCCTGTACCTCGAGGATGGCACTCCATGGGTGTTGGGCTATAGCGGAGGCAAGGACAGCTCTGCGACACTACAACTCGTCTGGACGGCGCTGGCCAAACTGCCTCGAGCCGACATCAAGAAGCCAGTCCACGTCATCAGCACAGACACGCTTGTCGAGAACCCGGTGGTCGCTGCCTGGGTTGGTAAGTCGCTCGAGCAGATGGGCGTTGCTGCTGACAAGCAGGGAATGCCCATCAAGCCACACAAACTCACTCCGGAGCTGCTTGATAGCTTCTGGGTATGCCTGATCGGCAAGGGCTATTGCTCCCCTCGCATGCCCGGTATGCGCTGGTGTACCGAACGGCTGAAGATCAAGCCATCCAACAAGTTCATCACCAACGTCGTCAGCCGTCATGGTGAGGCCATCCTGTGCCTGGGTACTCGCAAGGCTGAGAGTGCGAGTCGCCGGCGTACCATGGAGGCAGCCGAGAAAGGGCGTATACGTGACCGCCTGAGCCCGAACAAGTCGCTACCCGGCTCATGGGTCTACTCGCCCATCGAGGACTGGTCTAACGACGATGTGTGGACGTTCCTCTTCCAGGTGCCGAACCCGTGGGGGTGGCACAACCGGGCACTGTTCAGGATGTACGCGGCGGGATCTGACTCCGGAGAGTGTCCACTGGTAGTCGATACGGGAACGCCGTCATGCGGCTCGAGCCGGTTCGGGTGCTGGGTCTGCACGCTGGTCGAAAAAGACAAGTCGATGGCTGCCATGATCCAGCACGACACGGAAAAGGAGTGGATGGAACCACTGCTTGGCTTGCGTGACGATCTGGCCATGCAGAAGGATCGCCATCTGCGCGACTTCAGGCGCATGAATGGCCGCGTGCAACTCTTCCACGACCGAACGATCCCCGGTCCATATACTCAACAGGCTCGAGCCGACTGGCTACGGAAACTCCTGCGCACTCAACGCGAGGTGAGCGAATACGCACCGGCCGGCGAACGGCTCGAGTTGATCTCCATGGATGAACTTCGGGAAATCCGCCGTATCTGGGTGCTCGACAAACACGAGATAGAAGACCTCCTACCCGGTATCTACGAGCAAGAGATTGGACATCCCTATCCAGACCGAGACATTCTCGGACCTGTAGACATTCCTTTTGAGAAAGACGCGCTGGGGCTTCTCAAGGAGTGCTGCAGCGACCCCATGGAGTACGAGCGAATTCGGAACCTGCTTCACGTTGAAGCGTCGTACAGAACTTCCGTCCGACGTGCGGGCCTGTATGACGCACTTGAGAACGTACTCGTGCGCACCAAGTACGTGAACGAAGAAGACGCACTCGCGTATCTGAGAGAGGTGAACCAGATTCGCGAGCAGGCCCAACTGGGTCTGCTCGGCACAAACATTCACGAGGTTGAGGAGTATGAAGAGGCGTGAGATCATCCAGTTCCAAACCGCTGAAGCAGCACTGGTAGCGCTCAAGAAGGCCGATACTGCGCCGGCTTCACAGGAGAAGTATCGGCCTTCTTGAGCGACGAATGGACTACTCAACATGTGGTTCAGGCATGGCGAGTGGTACAACCGGCCAGATCACGCCTGCCGGATGTCGCTCTCACGGGCGCTGTACGAGTTGATCCACAACAGCAGCCAGGGTGACAACTACGTCTCCATCGAGCGCATGGCCATCATCCCAGCCGATACACTCCCCGCTGAGCGAGTGCCCAAGATCAAGGATTAGCGATGAGCGACTACATCATTCATGAACTGGCGCCGGGACACTTCGGAGCGTACCCGAACGAGAATTATCGCCCCATCCTTTACAGTGGCAGAAGCCGAGACAGGGCACGGGAGGCAATCGACAGATGGAACACGGTGCAACCTCTCGTCTCCTGGGAGGCGCTGGACGTGATAGCGGCTTCTGAAGGAGGGGAAGTCGTCAGGCAGGTAACCCCAGGGCGAGGGTCATGTTGCGTTATCATGTCACGACGAATGCCAGGCATGGAGTCACAACGCGCGGTGGCCCACTTCATCTGTGTCGCTGCGCTGGCTGGCGTAATTCCCTTGGATGACGAATCGTGGGATTTGTGCCAGCAGCATATATCTGGACAAGAGCAGTCACCGAACATCCTTCCTCTTCCCATGCCCGCACTACCATCTATTGCTGTCGTTCAACTTTCCTTGTTCTGATTGCGTATTGATTAAAATACTAGTTGATCAGTATGCACGGTCATGTTATTCTTACCTCAGACTTATCTGGAGGTGAAACATGCACTCGAATGCTGCCGCGGCCTTGCAGTTGATCCGACGCGGACCTTGTCGGCTGGTCAAGGCAAACCTTGTCCTTCTCTCTAGCCCAGACGAGCGGTGCTGGGTCGACACCAAGACCATCGACTCCCTGGCATCGCAGGGAGTTCTCGGGGTGAAGGACAATGTCTACGCCCTGAGAAATCCCAACACTATGTTCCTGGATGTGTCGACGGAGAATCTTCTTGGCGAGCGTGAGAACCAGGAAGACGCTTTTCACACTGACAGTACTACCGGCTTATTCATTGTGGCCGATGGGATGGGAGGACATGCCAAAGGGGAGGAGGCTTCCCGAGTAGCGGTCGAGCATATCTCCGGCGCGCCCAATCTGCGGTTCGGTTTTCGCCGGGCAAACGAAGCGGTCAAGGCGATTCCCCGTGAGGGATGGTCCAAGGCACCGGGCACGACAGCCGTAGCACTGCGACTGTCGCTTTTTGACGGTCGCTACAAGGCCACTATCGCTCACATCGGGGACTCCCGCTGCTACCTGGCGCGGTGGGGAAAACTGCACAGGCTGACCATCGACCACGGCATCGGGCACCGGCTCGGGCGGCTCATCGGTTGCAGTAGTGGCGACGGGATTCCCGACGTCTCCACTATCCGCGTTGAGCCACACGACCGGTTCCTTCTGTGCAGCGATGGACTGCATGGGAAACTCGACGACGACGAGATCGGTCGTCGACTGGTAGGTCATTCGGTTGCTGATTCCAGCATGCGGCTGGCCGAATGCGACCCCTCCGACAATCTCACACTTATCGTGGTGGAGGTGCTGGCGTGAACCACATTTGGCACAAATGTGAGGGCCAGTGTTGCAGTCCCGGGAACTGCCCGTACTGTGATGGGCACGTCCACCATTGCAGGGTGTGTGACGGGCTGGAGGACTTCAGTCTGCCTACTGAGTGCCCGGGTGAGCCCATGGACGATGCGCTCCAGGCCGTCGTCCCCATCTACATGGACTTCATCGGCTGTCGCTGGGTGGGCCCGGTACCCAACGATCATTGCCCTCGTTGTAACCGTCCCATCACGGCTCGTACCGTCCCGCTCAATGTGGACAGTACGGTCAAGACTCATGAGCGCTATGACGGGCTGGCGCTCTGCCGAACCTGTGATCGGATCGAATCGACCCGGGAGGAAAAATGATTTTACCACCGTGGGGCAAGTGCCCAATGTGCGGTGTTTACCTGACCGATGAAACCATCGGGCGATGGAAGGACAGCGGTTCGACTGAGAAGGACGGCACCATTCGTAAAGATGTTTTGGGCCGTCCTTGGTGCCAGGGATGTCAGGATAAGCACGACGACATCGACTGGGACGAGGTAGCGGAACGACGACTCGGCCAAAAGTAGAGGTTGAAGTGATCACAGCGGTAGCGCAGCGCTGGCGGGAACGCAGAGGCGTGTATCGTCCCGCAGATGAAGTCATCAACACCAGCCACTACGAGGTGGCTGAGATCCCCGGTGACACAATTGCTCGAGCCTTCGTAGAGACCCATCACTACAGCGCCAGTTATCCAGCGGCACGCTTCAGGTTCGGTCTGTACCGTGCTGGATCTCTGGTTGGCGTAGCGGTGTTCTCCCACCCGACGAATGACAGGTTGCTCTCCATTTTTCCGGGGGAGCGACTTCAATCCGTCGAGCTCGGACGCTTCGTCCTTCTGGACGATGTTCCTGGGAATGGTGAAACTTGGATGTTGGCCAGGTGCTGGGAGTTGCTTCGGAAGAGGGATATGGTCGGGGTGCTGTCGTTTAGCGACCCTATGCCTCGAGAATCTATCGACGGACACCATGTGTTCGCGGGCCACATCGGGGGAATATACCAAGGGCATAACGCAACCTACCTGGGCAGGGGGACATCTCGCCGGCTAAGACTCTTGCCAGACGGCACCGTCATGAGCGACCGTGCGATCTCCAAAATTCGTAGTCTCGAGCGTGGGTGGAAGTACAGTTGCGCCCTCCTCGAAAAACATGGCGCCACAGCCTATCAGGGGCCACTGTTCGAGCCTTCTGACGTATGGCTCAACTACTGGCTTCCGAAGCTTACCAGGCCGCTCAGACACCCGGGAAACCACAAGTATGCATGGGTGCTGAATCGGCGTGATAGGCGACATGTCGATAGGCACTGGACCGCCCTGCCTTATCCGAAGTTCTCCTACACGGAGTAGCTTCTCATTATGTTCTGTTGATGCTATACTATACACAGTATCACTACTTACATGGGAACCACATTATGCCAAAGTATGACCTTACCAATTTTATTGGATCTAAGTTCGGTCGATGGACCGTATTAGGCAAAGGACAACGCTCGCCAGCAAGGGTACAACTATGGCATGTGAAATGTGAATGCGGTATAGAGCGTCAACTCCCGAAGCATGTGCTAACCAGCGGTGACAGTCAATCCTGCGGTTGCCTGAGACAGGAAATGCACTCCAACTGGAACATAACGCACGGAGCTAAACGAGGAGGTCATAGCACGCCAGAGTACTCGTCATGGCTTAGCATGAAAGCACGCTGCACAAATGTTTACGACCCCGAGTTCCACAATTATGGTGGCCGTGGCATCTCAATTTGCGAAAACTGGTTGGCCAGTTTCAAAGCGTTTCTGTCAGACATGGGGCCTAGGCCAAATGATAGTACTCTAGATCGAATCGACGTCAATGGAAACTACGAACCTGGTAATTGTCGATGGGCCACGATAACAACACAAACGAGGAACATGCGTAGCAATAGACGTATGGAGTTCAATGGCGAGACGCTCTGTTTGAGTGAATGGGCGGAAAGATATGGACTTAGATCGGATTGTATCTCCGCACGGCTTAAAAGAGGCTGGAGTATTGCAAAAGCGCTAGAGACCCCTTTAATGTGGGGGCATCACAAGTAGCCTCACACCATCGGTCGCACCCGACTTCACACCCGAGGTGCTTCGCAGGGTAATCCGTGGGGAGCGGCACAAGCCACACTGCCCACTGGCGGCAGGTCACGATATGGCGCTGAAACGCGCGATCATCCACTGGCTACCAGATTGGTGCATGTGTGGTGACCGCCTGCCGTCTCTGGCTGATGTCTGGGAGCGGCAGAAGTGCGACCATAAACTGATAGCCAAGCCTCGCCTGCTCATCAGTTACGCGGATCCCGCGGCCGGGCACGATGGAGCCCTCTATCTGGCGGCGGGAGCTACACCGTGCGGGGCGGCCAAGAATGGGAAACTGCTGTTTGCGTGGGGACTCGAGCCGTTCGTGACAAGCGCCTTGGACCAATTGCGCGCCACTTTTTCTTGACCAACCCATCCGCATCGCTACACTGATAAGTGACTTATAATGTAGCGAGGTACATATGGCGCGCCAAGATTTCGTTCCCGTCCCGGTGGACAGCCTGAATTGGAAAACCATCGAGGACTACGTGATGAATACCCCACTGGGTACTCATGCCTGCCGGGCAGATGTGCTGGATTCGGATCTGTATGTCATCTTGAAACCGGGCGAGGATGAGCGCCTCGAGAAACTACAGGTCCAGATCTTCTGTGACTGGATAATTGAGACAAAGGGCATCATTCTCGGGCCGCAGATGAAGTACCTGTTGGAGATCTTCGGGCTCACTCAGAGTGTACTGGCGGACGCGGCACAGATTTCGCAAAGCGCCATTTCACAACTTGTCACTGGTGCGACAAGAGCATCTAAGCAAACCTCTAGAGAATTAGCGATTATGTTTCGGATCGAGAGTGGATGCCGCGGCTTTCTTGCGGCTTTAGGTGCGGGAAAGTGGATGGATGAATGGGGCCACATCCCCCACCCCGTCACTACAGGGGACGTGGAACAGCTAACGGGTGCTGTGCAGGAACTCGGAGCGTCGTAATGGTGCCTGCACCGGAACAATAGCTCTACCCGGTACCAGTGTCAACGAGTAGTTTGCAAATCCCCACTGATTATTTTTTCATCCCGAGCGATTATTTTCAATAAACGTCTTGACGTTAATCAAATCCAGGTATTATATTATCTACATGGACGGTCGATGAACGGCCGGACGGAGGATGAGGATATGGTGATCAAGCCCGATTGGATGAACAACACGAACGCGGTGATCGAAGGCAACCTGCTGAAGATTATCCAGCAGGCGATTAAGGACGGTGGGGTTCTTCCGGAGGACTACGCTGACATCTTCGTCCTGCGCTGCCCTGCCGGAGTGTGGATTTTTGATTGGGCATAACCGCTACACCCGAACCCCGGCGGATATCCCGGGCACAAGGAGACTATGGTGACCACGATCACATTGCCATCAGGTCTCGAGCTCTCTGCGCGGCTGCTCAAGCGTGAACATAACGGGGACCTCGTAGGGTGGTTTGAGTTGTGGTCAAGCCCGGTGGTAGTTTATCGGCAAAAAGGCCGTTGGACATCAAAACGATATCAGCGTGCAGGCTCTCGCGTGTCCGGCAGTGCGTTGAGCCGGGCCGACTGGAACGCATTGAAGGCGCATACAGAGCAGTTTGCTACGCAGTCTCCGCGATGAATCGCAGGAGGCAGAGGGAAGAGAGACCATGGAAAGCCCGGCTGCAGTAAAGTGTACCCATAAAGGCAGGCAAGAGAACGGTACGTGGTGCGTTTTATCGCAGTGTTGCGTGAATCAGCGCCCTTACTCTTTCATACCGCCCACCGATATCGTGGATGCTGCGGCACGCACGGACGGTACGCCAGAGGCGCTACGCGCGGTATGCCCTGACTATTACACCCCGCTGGAGATGGTTTGGGTGGCATCCCGGGCCGGGTTGAACGGAAAGTCTCTTGATTGGAGATCGTATGTCTGACCGCAAACCCCGTGGCCGCAAATCCGGCATAGGAAACGCCGGAAGACCTAAGCGGGTCCCCTTAAACACCAAGGTGGACCCTCGACTTAAGGCTTACCTTGTCCATCACGGAGTAGCGGATACGCTCGAGGCGTGGGCCGATGAGAAGGCTCCTGGCTGGCGAGATGTCGAGACAAAATAACGCTCACGCTCCATGCCTGGTCAGATACTCCTGCGCCAGTCGCTTCACGTTGTCCGCCCCACCCGAATCCAGCATCTCAATCAGGTCCTGATCTGGATTCTTGACCCCCTCGATCTGCTGTCGCTTCAGACCCAGTACATCCATCACGACAGGATCTGATCCAGTCTCTGACACCAGGTAGTAGGCCAGAACGGTCTCATCCTGACCATCCCGCGCCTGACGACCGATACACTGGTCGTGAACGCCCGGACTCCAGTCGAGTTCTCCGAACACCGTCACTTTGGACGTATGCTGGAGACCGTCTATACCGGCCCCTGAGCGCAGGCTCATGATGAGGATAGGGGTAGCACCGTCCATGAACCGCTTCGCCTCAGCATGCTTCTTCTGGGGCGATTCTGAGCCGGTATAGATGGCAGGCATAAAGTCGCGCAACCGGTCCAGCCAGATATCATACACGGTGCGATGCCACCCGAAGAGGACCACCCTTTCACCCGACTCCACCAGCAGCCGGACGAACTCGGCCACATACGATGCCTTCGCGATGCCGGTAGCCTGCCGGACCAGGTTGGAGAACTCCTCAGCAGCCAGGAATTTCTCGCCTCGTGCCTGCTGTCCTTGGGAGAGGATGATCCGCGCCAGCTCGGTAGCACTGGACTTGATCCGCTCGAGTTCTGCCGTATCCGCTTCGATGGTGTGCGGCACTCGGATAACAGGTGGCAACTCACGACCTACCTCTTTCCGCGTCCGGCGCAACATCAATCCGGTCTCCCGGAGATACACCCCAAACGCCCGTGGGTCTTTCACTCGCGGTTTCTGCTCACCGTAGGTACACCACTCCCGGATGAACTCCTCTCGCGTGCCGAGCGCGCTAGGTCGGACGATTTCAGCCACGTTGTAAAACTCACCGCCGTAATTGTAAAAGGGGGTGGCTGAGAGCGCTGTCCTGAACGCCACGTTATCGCTGATGTGTTTCGCAGCCGCGTACTTCAGCCCCTCACCCGTGCGTAAATCCTGCACCTCGTTGTAGACCACGGACTTGATGATCGGGGCCAGCGTATCGGCCCATCCCCTCAACTTGTGGTAGTTGATGATGTACACATCAGGAAGTTGGCCCTTCATCTCCCGGGTGCGGGCGATGTCATAAACCTTGCCGGTACGAATGACGTGCGTCCGCAGATCGGGCGCAAACTTCTTGATCTCATCCCGCCACTGCCAGGTGAGATGGCTCATGCACACGACCAGCGCCGGTAGGGTACGACTGTCACAAAACGTGCAGATGGCAGATAAAGTCTTACCCAACCCCACATCGTCAGCCAGAAGCAGGCTCCCCGTAGCCAGAGCCATGTCGGCTGCAACACGCTGATACTCTCGAGGCGGGAGAGCCAGTTGGAACTGGGTGGGTTCGTAGTGCCCAGTCAAGATGTGGTGAATAGTGACCGCCAGCGACTTGTGCTGTTGTGAGCGCTGGGAGAGGTATTCTCGGGGATGGACATCCATCGGATACCGCTCGAGGAACCACTCCAGTTCTCGAGCGTTCTCGATCGTATCGCTCAGGTAGAGTTTCCCGAACTGGCCCTTGTCCATGCGCTGGAAGACACGCTTCATTCGAAGCGACACCTGGGGCTCGGTGACGATACACCAGTTTGACCCAGCCAGTTCAACCCTACCGTACATCCGCTCTATCAAAAGATACTCCCCATCAACCGCACCACATCCACCCGCTTACCGTTCAACTCTTTGGGGACGCGAGCCAACTGCATACGGCTGGTCACCAATACGAGCGCCGTTATCGAGTCATGCTGAGCGTACCGGTGGAGTTGGCGCGTCACGTCGGCCGGCCGTCCCTGCACCTTGACCTCGAGCCCGATCCCGCATTGAATCAGGAAGTCAATCCGGTCATCAACCGACAACTGCGCCTCCCGCTGGAACGTAACTCCCGCTCCGGTCAATACACGCTCAATACCGTCCTGCAGTCCCTGTTCATCGGGAAATGTGTAGCGGTAACCGCCTATCAGCATGGCTATCTCTGAGGAGTTCATGCGGCGCTCACCAGGCGGAAGCCCTTGGCCTGCATGTGCCCCACACGATGAGGACGTAGTGCTCGCTTCGGCGTGAGGATGGCCATCTGCCCGGTCTTGATATGGTGGAGGACCTCGTCATCAGCTGACAGCGTCCCGTCCGACCATGCGGCGATGGCGTTACAGGAGAAGTCAAACTCTTCGATCCTGCCTTTCGGGATCCCGGTCCACCCGTACTCGAGACAAGACCAGACCTCCATGTTGCCGGCGCCGATGACGATGGGCTCGATATCTGCCTTGGATATCCAGCCAGCGGCAGGGAACCTCACCTTGCCCTTACCACCCAGCGTATACGGCGCTTTGACCGTAGCGTCATTACGCCTGCTGGTTATCGCGTCAAGGAGTGCCCGCGTCGTGGCGAAACTCATGATGTCGATGTCATGCGGAGTCTTGCCACGAATGACGTCACGAACAGCCCCACCACAGACCGCCCACGGATGATCTAGTCCGTCAAGAAGTTCAGTCATCCATGGTGCGACAAGATTGAATACCGGGTGACGATCCACTGCAGCCTCTACCTTTTCATCCGCACGTCTGTAGATACAAACCACGCTACTTCGACTTCACCACATCGAGCGGCCCGATGGACTCCTCCGTCGATTTCGACAAGAAGCAACGGATCAGGCCCGAATTGGTGAACCTGACCTGAAGATGATGTTTCGGGCTCATGATCAAGAGCACTCGCCCGGCACGAGGATCGTTGCACATCCGAGAAATATTGATGTTCCCCCACCGGAAACCGTATTGAGTGCGCGTACAGTCGCTGTGAGGCGCGAGTTCAATGTCAGCGTAGTCCAGGGATGCCCCACATCGATGGCACATCCGGTTTTCCTTTGCACAGTCGGCGCAGATATTCGGAACGTGGGTGTTGGGCCACTGGTCGGGTTTACTGCAGACACTGCAGATGTAGTTACTGAAAGCCTGACCGGACGTTGCTCCGGACTTAAGGTAGAAACACGACCGGCATTCGAGTGCTTCGAGTCTCACTACACTCTTTTCATCGGACAGATATTGTTCTACTCGCTTCACCTGTGAGCCTGCTGATAACTGCGTCCGGAGAGTTGTGTCCTTCTTGACCTGATCAATATCCAACTTCACGATGATGCCCTTCCATTGTCGAAGGATTCCAGCCCGATGTAGATGAGTCGTCGACTCACCTCGAGGTTCCCATCCATATCCTCATGACAGAGGAAGCAGACCCTTCCGTAGTGCTCCTGGTCGATTCGTCGCTGAATCGTGGCTTTGGTCTTGGCTGGGGCGTCAATGACTCGTCCGCAGTGCCTGTGCACTGGATAGTACTGGACGTTGAACACACCCTGACGTGCCAGTTCATTCATCACTGCGCGCACTACAGCGTGATCGACTTCGTGCGCCTCGTCAATAATGGCAGCGAAGCACATCTTGCCTTTGGTGTGCTGCCGATCGATGTCTCGAATGGCCTTAATCACTCGCTCACGATCAAAAGCAGTGACCTTTACTTTCACTGTATCCTCATCAGTAGTTCACAGCCCATGTCCAGTCGATGGGTTTGTGGCCATGCTGTGCCAGATAGTCATTGGCCTTGGTGAAGTGACCACAGCCGGAAAACGTATTACCGGCCAGCGGGCTGGGATGAGCGGCCTCGAGAACAAGGTTACACCGCTTGTCGATGGCTTCAGCCCAGTCTTTCGCACTACGCCCCCAGAGCATGTACACCACACCCTGGCGGTGCTGACGGAGCGCCACGAAGACCGCTTTGGTGAATGACCGCCAATAGCCAAAGTGTGCTGCTCTATATCCCGCTCGAGTCGTCAGATCGGCATTGAGCAGAAGGACGCCCTGTTGCGCCCAGTGTGAGATATCACCCGACACCCGTTGCCACGGTGGAAGGGACGTCCGCGTGTCCCGGGAGATCTCCTTGAAGACGTTTTTCAGAGAAGCCGGGACCGGTCGCCCTGGCGGGACGCTGAACGACAGGCCACAGGCGTCAAGATGATTCGGGTAGGGGTCCTGGCCCAACACCACCACCCGGACATCTGGGAGATCCACTTCCTGAAGTGCCCGAAACACCAGCGACGGAGACGGATTCAACAGATATCCTGCGTGGACGTCGCTGGCCAGGAACGACAGCATTGACGACACAATGGCTGGAGGGAGTGACTGTCTCCAGCCGAGCGGGAAGATGGGATCAGATGGCTTCATTCCCTGTCTCCATCAGTGCTTGACGGACAATCCGTCGAAGAGATGGCGCACACTCCATTGTCAATGCGCGACCATTCCACTCGCCTCGAATCCACCGCTGTCCACCGATCTCATGCAGGTAGACGCGGTCTCGAACCAGCAGGAGATTCCAGAAGTCTTGCCCATGGGTGAGGGACCACTCTCGAGCCTGGCCGATCCACCGATGGTAGATAGTGCAGCAGTCTTTACATGGCATCAGTCAAGCCGCATTGGCATGATCACTGCGATCGTGTCGGAGCCATCGACGATGGTGATCGGGTTGAGTGAATCCTGGAGTCGGAGCGTCACTTGGACTGCGGTGCTCTTGGCGAGTCGATCCACCATGTACCGAGCGTTCACGCCGATGGAGAACCCGCCATCAGGCTTCGATACTGTCGCGTCAACGGACTCGCGACACTCCCCCAGATCCGGGTTGGATGTCGAAACGATGATCCCCTCATCACCCAACTCGATCTTCACCGAGTGGGTCTTCTCGCTCGAGAGAAGCGCTACCCGCTTCATGCAAGACAGGAGATCGCTTCGAGACACTTCAGCGGTGCGGGTGAACCGTTGAGGGATCACCTGGCGATAGTCGGGGAAGTCGCCTTCCAACAGCCGCATCCATACGCACACATCCCCGTGTCTGATAGAGAGCGTCCGGGAGTCGAGACACAACTCCACATCGGCGGACACACCACGCAGCCAGTTCTGGAGCAGTTTCAAGCCGACGCGGGGAAGCAGCCATTCACCGGTCGGCGCGTCCATGGCGGAGTGGTAGAGCGTCAGCCGGTGTCCGTCCGTGGACACCATGCGGACGAAGTGTTTGTCGTCGTCGTTGCCGGACTCGAGGAAGGCGCCGTTGAGCCCGTACCGTGAGTCATCGGTGGCCACACTGACGATGGTATCATCGATCATGTCAGCCAGCCTGGAGGCGCCAATGCTGAGCAGCGTGACATCCTCGCCGGCCAGTTTTGGACTCTCCGGATAGCCTGTAGAGTCCAGGCCAGCCAACTTGAAATAGCTCTTACCGCAGACGATCTCAATCCACCAGTTGTCGAGCTCCCGGACGTGAACCTCCTTGTTGGGAAGAGCCTTGATGATCTCGAGCAATTGGCGTCCACCGAGAAGCAGGACGCCGGGGAGAATGCACCTGGCCTCGTACCGATTCGAGAATCCCATCTCCATATCAGTGCCCGATATCGTCAGACCATCCTGGCTCAACTCGAGCCGCGCCATCGACAACCTGGAGATGGTATTCTTGATGTCCATGAAAGGCACTACTTCAGCCAGTGCCCGCTCAAACACTTTCTTCGTGATGTAGAACTCCACAGCCACTCCATTCTGGTAGGTAAGACAGCAATCAGCATAGGTCAGCGTATCACAAAAGCACGTATCATTCAATCTCTATTTTAATTGTTTCTTACGCTTCTTCTTTTTTGGAACCTTCTTGACGACCTTCTTAATGACCTTCTTGACGGGCACCTTCTTGCGTTTGCGGGGACCAGGATTCTTCTTTCGAGGATTAGGCTTGTACAGGTTGGGTCTCCTATCGGCTGGATCGATCACCGGCATACCAGCCAGCGAGAACGCCTGTTCTTCAGTCTCCACAGGGATGATGGTCTTGCCCTTACGGACGTAGTCATCCTTGATCGTATAGCCCGCCCGTTTCAATGCTCTGAGGTACCACCAAGCGACATAGCGGGTTGACCCAGTTCGGACTACCATCTGATGTCCCCAGTTCTGATCGTCCGCCATCCATACTCGAATCTGCGCCCACTTGTACTTGAACAACAGGTGTTTATCGCCCCATGACAGCACCTTCACCAACCGTCTAAGCACCGCGTCGTTAAGCCATGCAACTGGGGCCAGTTGTCGAGTCAGTATCGGCTTTCCTGCGGCATACAACCCGGTAGGTAAAAGCGCCATCCTTGGGATGATGAGTAAGTCGATCCCATCCACCCACCTTTGGAACTGATTACCCCCATTCTTCGGACCGTGCCGGCGTAGCATGCCCACTACCTGTATGCGCTCGCAGTGAGGTGCAAGTTCCTTCATCATCAGGTCAGCAAAGCGCCATGCCTCGCCCCTGGGGACACGAAGTCCTAGAGGGATGTTCATCAGTCTCCTTTCAGCATCCGCTGCACTGCCGCAACCTCTCGATCGACCCGCACCTTGTGCTGTATCAACTCAAGTATCCGTTCCTGGGTAGCACCCCGACTAGCCGTCTGAATCTCACCCTGAGCCTCGCTCGAGATCTGTCGGAGTCGTGCTAGTTTGATTCGTAGAACCATCTGTTCAAAATGTCGATCATCCCCATCTCCAACACCCTCCATGATCAACTCAATCAGTCGCTGCTTGACTTCCTGGTCCCTGACCATCTCCAGAAAAGTTGACGACTCGACTACCTTGCCGGCTAGTCGTTGCCGGACGATCCATCGAGCCATCTTCTGAACACGCCAATCAGACACGAAGTCAATGACCTTGATCTCGTCCACCGTCTCAGTGCATTCAGGACAGCAGAGCAGCCACTGTAATAGCCACTCCTCTTGCACAGGTAGGGGTGTCTGATTGGCCGTGATAGGGATGTCTTGCGCTTGTCGTGGACCCTGAACACTCAGTAGCGTGCGTATCGACTCCTCACGGACACCGAAGAGTTGCGCAGTATAGCCGACATAGTAGTCACACCGCTCAGCCGCCAGACGGGCCAGGAGAGGTATCACCTCGCGCAATCCCTGTTCACGTTTCATGGGCGACGAGATTGCACCCTTAGCATGTACCGCTATGACGTGCTCGAGCAGCGGTACAGCCCCAGCAAGCCGTGTCTTGAACCTGTCTCCACCTTCGGCACGCACTATGTCATCCGGGTCTTGACCGACAGGTAGTGACACGAAGTACGGCCACAGGTCCTCATCCAGAAACATCGGCAGGCTACGTTCAGCCGCCGCCTGGCCAGCTCGATCACCGTCGTAGACGAGTAGCACCCGCCTGGTGTATCGCTTCAGCGTCCGGAGATGCCCTTTCGTCAGGGCAGTACCACACGTCGCCACAGCATGACGGATACCAGCCGCATGCAACGACAGTGCATCGATGTTGCCCTCCACAACGACTGCACAGTCCTCCTGAGCGATGACTCGCCGTGCCTGCTCGAGCCCGTACAGAGCGTTCGACTTGTTGAACAGGACGCTCTCAGGCGAGTTGAGATACTTTGGCTCGCCTGTGTCCAGTATCCGCCCACCGAATCCAATTACCTTCCCGGAGACGTTGAAGATGGGAAAAATAATCCGATCCCTGAACCGGTCGTAGCAGCCTTTGCCATCCTCACGACGTACCAGCAGCCCGGTCTTGACACCACCATCAACCGAGTGTCCATGGCGGGCGAAGTATCGATGTAGGTTCTCCCATCCCGGAGGCGCATAGCCCAGCCTGAACGACTTTACAATCTCGGGCGGTATTCCTCGCCGCTCGAGGTACGCTCGTGCAGTAGGCGACCTGGCCAGGCCACGCTCATAGCAACTGGTAGCAACCTCTGTCAGGCTCAGAAGTTGCTCACGCTCAGTCTGGACGCGCTGCGTTTGCGGGGACGCTGGCGGGAGTTCAACGCCGCACTGGCGGGCCAGGTCCTGAAGCACTTCCATGAAGGAAGCACTCTCGATCTGAGCGACGAACTTGAAGACGTCGCCACCCGCCTGACAGCCGTAGCAGTAGAACATCCGCTTGAGGTCGCTGACGTGGAAGGAAGGGGTCTTCTCGGTATGGAACGGGCACAGACCCCAGTGAGATTTACCCTTTTGGCGCAATCCCACATAACGGCCCACGACCTCCACGATGGAGATCCGATTCCGGACTTCGTCGATGATCTCACGCGGTATCATCAGCCCCTACATTCCGGTGCTGCCAAATCCGCCCTTACCCCGAGCGGTATCGTCCAAATCCGCCTCCACCCATTCCGGAGTAAGCACGGGGGCGATGATGACCTGAGCGATACGCTCACCTGGCTGGAGAACTACAGGGACAGGCCCAAGATTGAGTAGCGGGACACAGATCTCCCCTCGATAGTCCTGATCAATGGTACCGGCACCACAGATCAGAAGCAGACTGTGTTTGTAACTCAAGCCAGAGCGGGATCTTACCTGACCTTCGTAACCTGGCGGGATTGCAACGGCGATGCCAGTAGACAGGAGAGTGGATCCGACTTTCAAACGATCAAGCCAGTATTTGCGGACCTGGCCGATCACTTCGATACTGTGCCGCATATCGATCAGGGTAGGGACCATTCCAGCGACACAACAGAAGACAGACGTCCACACTGACGGAATAGTTACCGGCTTCCCATCAGCAGGACAGAAATGAAGATCATACCCGACAGACCCTTCCGTTTGTCTCGTGGGAACCATCGCGCCTGGCCGCATCCGCCTGAATCGTATCCGCACAGCGTCTCCATTCCTATCCTTGTGTCACATTCCCGGCTTGACGCATGGTCCGAGCCACTGCCCGTCGTCAGTGACTCCACATCGCCAATCGTGGTCAGGTAGCGCCCAGTGGAGCGCGCCGTTGGCAGTTGCGAACACCTTGACCGGGTCATCCCGGTCCCGCCTCCACCACCACCCCTGCTCGGTCGGAACAACGGCGCACGGGACAATCTGCACAGTCGTCGTGAGTGTGACGCCGTTGCCGAGGTCCTGGACAGTCGCGACCGGTGCAGGTGCTCCCCATCCTTCGGGGCAGTAATCCCACCCGGCATCGGGATGGACTGGACGAACAAGAATCCTTGCGCGCATTGACGGCGTCAACCCACTAATGTCGTACTGTGGGATGGCACATTCGCCAATCCACTGCCAGGTCCCGCCTGGTCCACCTTCGGACTTTGGTTTCTCCCACGATCTGATGATGTCCTTGTCTGGGCATCTGCGCCAACCGGCGCGGGCCAGGGTGTCATCCATGATGGTCCTCCAAGGTTAACGGTTCACCATCGAGTCTGAGTGGGCGCCAGTCGGACAGCGTCACGTAGGCGTGAAATCCGCATCCCTGCGGACAAATGACACTCGGCGTAACCCTCCCGTCAGCATGGACGGTGTGCACCGGGAGTTTAAGAGGGATCAGTCCTTGCGGGCAGAGAGGACAGGTGAACACCGGCCCGTCTGCACAAGTCTTGTACTGGCCACGCGGGGCGGGAAATACCTCGCTGCGTAGCGCATTGTAGGGCCGCATGGTCTCCAGTGAAACTCGCGTGACATGCCCTGCCGGGCACTGAAATTGGACGATAGGTACCAATAGTGCTGTCTGTCCCAGAAAAATCCCAGGCATGCACAATCGTTGTCCGCATTCGCAAATCATCTCACCTCCAACCTGGGCATCACACTCAGGTCGATGTAGTGCTCGCCACTCGCCTCCCAGTGGATCGTCCATGCGCGGCGTCCATGGGGCTTAATTCGATGGGGAATTGTACCCGCTGTCCTGGTGTTGCCGATCACGTACCCGCCGATCTCGGCCGTCAGGGCAGCAACCAGCGCCTGCGGGTCGCCTGCGTCGTCCACCCACGGGACAGCGATCAGATCCAGATCTCGAGTCATCGACCCGTGGATAGCCAGTGTGTACCCATGATGGCGTGCGATCTCGGCCAACTGCGGGTATAGGATGGCGTATGCTGCAGCCGGGCTGGGCGGTTTCATCTCCCCCTCCCCGCGCGCGCCGCGCAGCGGCTGACGTTGTCAAACCGGCATGAACGGACCTGAACGTTCAACTCCTTCCCTTCCCACCACCACTTGAGTCTGCGTCCGGGCTCGTGAATACGCCAGAACCAGACACTGAGAGGACCTACCGACAGCGACGACAGGCAACCGCGCCACGGGTACAGGTGGACGTTTACGCTGATGGGTCCGACGTAGATCATGACGTGGTCGTTGACGTCACGAAGACGACGCAGGGCGTCGATCAGGTCTCGGCTGCTGAATTCAGTCATTCGCTCCACTCCTTTCTCCATGCGTGGCATTCCACCGCTCGATCGCTTCGAGCCGGGTACCGTCGTACACGTCCGGTGTCGCTCCGCACCGGCAGACGTAGGTGTACCAGAGCCCGGAGGCTGACGGACCAGCGACTTTCTGCAACGTGGGCTTGTGGTTGCAGTGACGGCAGGGTTGGATCTTCACGCCGCCGTCCCCTGGCGTATCCGGTGTCCGCAGGGACGGGCATAGACACACGGTCCGACTTGCTGCTTACTCTCGATTGGGTTGCCGCAGTGCGGGCACTTACCGTCCGCGAGTGCGGAAAGCGCCGCAGTGACAGCCGCTTCAACCTGCGTGTCGAAGGCGGACACCTCTGCTTGTGTCAGATACTCCCGAGCGGTACACGTCGTCTGACATGTCGTGCCCGGCGTATGTGGCGGAAGGCATGGCCACCGGTAGGCACCGGGTCCGCTCGAGTCTCTCACTTCCTGATACCGAATACCGCTCTCACATCGGTCATGCTGAACGCCGGTGAAGTGCTTACATGTGTCGGGCTTCATCCCACCCTCCCGTAAACCACGCAGGCGATGATGCCCGCGTAGATGCAGGCGTGGGCCATGTGGCGAGATGTCTGCCAGTCGGACTCACTGACGTTGACAAACCGCGCAAAGGTGTATCCGTGACCGTTGATCTCGATCTCGAGATGAAGGTCCATCCCCGTCCACGCCCTCACCGCTGCCACGACGGGCTCTGGGTCGAAGGGACCCGGGTGGCAGAGGTCGAGGATCGGGGCGACGATGTAGCCTCCTACCTCATTCCGGGCGCAACTACACGCATCGCGCCATGAGGTTGACCCATCGTCCCACTCCACCTCGTGCTCATCCCAATCGACGCCCAAGCACTCTGGGCATACAACGGCGTCCGGTAGCCCCCTCATCTCATGCGCCAGGCGGTTAAACGTCGCCCGCCCGTCCGGGGTCTCCGGGTCGAGTGTGGCGAGTTCCGATAGGTCGCATGGGGTCATGTCTCGAAGGTGTTTCATTCGTAGCTATCCTCCTCTGCCAGACAAAACCACTCGATCTGCCCTCGCCCCCGGGGTGGATCGGTATACGGATTCTGCTCGCACCATTCCTCAGTGGATAGACAGACATACCAACCGCATGCACCGTTGCAGATGTCGCAACGGATGTTGTCCTCAGGGTCCTCGCAACAGCAACAATCCTCTCCGCAGTCGTGACCAGATACGCCCTCCCCTCCGCACGCCTCGCACTCGAGGAAGTCAGCAGTAGATCCGCACCTGGCGCACTGGTAATCCCATTCCTTGCCGTCATTGGGCGGAAACGGGCCGATGTGTGTTTTCATCTTGTCCTCCAAACCATCGGAAACGGGGCGAGGCTATCAAACTGGCGTGCGGTCAAATCTATTCGTACATCACCAACTACAGTGATGTAGTGGTCTACTTCTGGATCACCGTTCACCGCGACATCATACGGATATGACACCTGCTCACGCGTCACCCATGCTACGTATGCAGAGTGACCGCGATGCCTGAGCCATGCGGCCAGCGAGCGTGAGTAGAACTCACACAACCCCATTCCTCCAGTGTCTTTCACAGCCGCAACGACGCTTGAAAACCGCGACAGAAAAACCTCTACCTCCGACTCGATGCGTTCGAGTCGAGAGGGCGGTAGCCGGTACATGGTGCCGATCTGCGCATGAGCCGTCGTCAGCATCTCACCCCTCCAACCACGCCCCAACCGACGTCCATCGCCGGGGGATCTGGCGGACGACGAACGGGGATGCAGGCTGTGCACCTGTCAGCAGGAAATCCAACCCGGGCGCCATCGTCCCATGTCCCATAGATCCAACTCTCCCGCGTGCCTCCGGATATGCCGTTCCGATCGTATTCAACATCGAGGAGCACCCCTATGTCCTTAAACCACCACGCATCCCACTGCTCAAACCACTCCGGACGCGGGGCGCGGGGCGTAGTGGCATCCTCGAGGTCGTCAATGCAGCGCGTGACCTGCTGCCGCTCTTCGACGGACGTCATTGGGTCGCGTGTCCGGGCTTCCCATGTTTCGATCAGACTCATACTCACCTCACGATTATCAAAATCAGCACCGACACCATGGCGGCACACATCAAACAGTTTTCGCATTCATCGCCTCCTGTACCGCCTTGACGATGCGTGTCAGATATACGTATCGTGGGTTCTCGCACTGTGGCAGGCAATGCCACCACTCGGGGCCAACGACCGACTCGATCAGATCGTCATAGTGATCCACATCATCTGGACGACGGTCATTGACCTCGTCCCACAACTCCCGCGCTTGTTGACGGGTGAAATCACCATCTCGACGTCGCTGCAGAACCGTCTCCTTCAGCCAATCCTGGAGCCGGCTTTTGTCAGTGATGATGGCAGAACACCCACGATCGAGACAGCCCACAAGGTAGCCAGACGAGCAGGACGCGAAAAACTGCTGCACTGTCCTGGCTCCTATACCACCCCAATTGGCTGTCCACGACTCCCCGAAGCACTCGATGATGACCTTGCCCTGCCGTAGTCCGATGTCTTCAAGGATGACACTCACCGGATCCAAATGCGGGATGTTTTTGATCGTCAACTTTGTGACGGTCGAACGTTCAACCTTCATGCTCGATCTCCCATTGGAAGTTATTCAACTCAGGCACATCCGTTAGCCTGATCGCACGACACCGGCATCACACGGTGCTCCGTCCAGTCGATAAAGGTTCCGTCTCGTACCCAGACCTCATTACTGGCTATTGACCCGCAAAGACATCGCACCTTTAGGGCTTCCACCCCTTAGAACTTATCTTCCTGAACCAATCCAAGTTGTTTCATTCGGCACTCCAGCGGGCAGACTGTGCTCTACCAATGGCCTTGCCCCTGCACGCCGGGCTACAGGTCTTCGCCCTGGCTCGCTTCGTCGGAGATGGCGTGAACTCATTCCCGCAAACCGTGCAGGTTGATGTCAACGGGTGCTTCTGATTATGGTGATGAGAATGATCTTTTGCAGTGGTCAGTTCGAGATTCTCCGGACTGTTGTCGTGCTTGTCCCCGTTGACGTGGTGGACAATTTCATCCGGTTTCAAATTCCGGCCCAGTTTCTGTTCCATCACGTAGCGGTGCACGTTGATAGTCCTACCAGCAACCTTAGTCTTAAAGTACCGTGTGCTGCACTTTCGCTCTCGCTGCTCCAGCGGAGGCTTCTGTGCTTCGTTCCATAGTCGTCCACATCGTGGGCTACAAAACCTCTGCTTGTTGAACACTGGCATGCCCACGTTCGGCTTGCGTTCGAACATCGTTCCGCAATGGAGACATGGTTTCTGCTCGCGTGAAGTGGTCCGCTTTCGATTCGCCATTGCATCCTCACTGTACAGTCAGGCCCAGGTGAGATCGCACCAGCGCTTCTGCCATGATAGGGCTGACCGCATTCCCGATCCCTGCCACTTGCTCCGCTTTGGTGCCGATGAGTTTGTAGGTGTCCAGAAAGCCCATCGCCCTTGCCAACTCTCGCGGCTGGAGCATCCGTAAGGACACGTCATAAACCACCCACGGCTCCCCACGGATGTCGACGGTCACAAGCCCGAACCGGTCATGCCCGGTGACGGTAGCCATCGGCTCGCGCAGGTCCTGGCCGATCGACTGGCCGTAGTAGGTGCATAGGAATGACGCCACACGGCGGGCGCCTGCGATCTCTGCCGGGGCAAGGTGGGCCTGGCAGAGGCTGTGATGGTCGATCCCGGTCACGGTGCCGAGCGGGTCGGTCAGGCTCGAGCCGACGACGCCCGTGTAATGTTTGGCGAGCCAGGCGGTCACAAGCGCTTCGTGGTTCACGTTCGCCATCGGCGACGGGCACGGAGCATCGAGAGACGACCCTTTTGACTGGCCATAGAAACTCGTCAGGTGGGCGGTCACAAGCGCACCCTGACTGCCCTGAGCGGTTACGGTTGGGTATGGCTGTTGAATGTCGTACACCCGGGGAGCCTGGCCGATCCGCTCGCCGTTCCGCGTGTTGATGAGTAGCGGGGAAACGAGTCCGTGATGAGTCCCGCCGGCAGTCACGGTGGATAAAGGGACATCAATACTATGAGCCGATCGGTGACTCAGAGATGTGCCCCTCAAAGGGATGATATACGGCCGTGGACTCTCGATCACGAACCGCACCAGCCCCGTAGCCACCCGGCGCAGGGTCGCATCGGCAAGCGGCCTCTTGGGCACGCCATCGGCGCCAACTGCCTTCGCCCAGGCCCGTGCCTCTTCCGGAGAGGCGAAGATACTGAGCTCCGGAATCGACCAGTCAATGCAGGATGCAGCGGTGCGCCATGGGTATACTCTACCGGGTCCGTGCGTCGGCTCTGGCCATCGGAAGGGAATCCCGTCGAAGCGCACCACGATATAGAGGCGCTCTCGGCTGGTCGGAGCACCGTAGTCGCACGCCCGGAGAACCCGCCACTCCACATGGCCGCCGAGCGCCTCGAGTTCACCGCACCATCGGCGGAAGTCTTCGCCGGCGCGCTCCTTGATCGGCCGTCCCCTTAACGCCGGGTCCGGATGATCGTCCGGATACAACGGCCCCCACTGCCGAAACTCCGGAACGTTCTCGAGGAAAAGTACGTCGAGCCCGAGGTCTCTAACCCAGTCAATGGCTACGTTGGCAAGCGAGCGGCGCCCAGAATCGAGCGGTTTTGCTCCCTTGGCCCGGCTATGATGAGTGCAATCCGGGGAAAGCCAGCCGTACTTTACCTTGCGGCCACGGGTCACGCGAAGCGGGGCAACTTGTAAGATGTCCTCCTGAATGTGGATCGTGTCCGGAAAGTTGGCTGCATGGGCAGCGATGGCCGCCCGGCTGTGATTCACGGCAACCAGCGGGGCCACACCAAGGGCGTCCTGAATGCCCTTGCATGCTCCGCCGATTCCGCAGAACCCCACGGCTACTGCCGGTTTATCCAACCGACCAAAAAGACTCCGTACCGCTTCCATTCCGGGCATGCGTATCTCCTGTCAGCGTTCACGCCAGTACCGCAGAGGAGATCGTAGCCCGGAATTGCACCAGAGTCAACGGCTATTTTAATGTTTCGCGGTCGGAAGCTACTGGACCATGTCTGGGACGGTGAGACCCTTGAGTTCAAGGATCTTTTTCTCCATGAGTCTATCGAGTTCGTCTTCTGACATTTCAGCGTAGTTGTTGGTCTCCACCTTGGTATGGTCGGTCGGTTTGCCAAGTGCCAGCGCCGCCAGTTTATCTGCCACGGCCAGAAAACTGGGGATGTCCGAATGCCGCCAGTGCACCGGTTTAAGGATGGTCACACGCTTAAGTGTCCGTCCATCCGGAAGTGCCTCTGTCGTCTCACTGACTGTCTCAACCAGCGGGATAGCGAGCATCTGTTTCACTCGATCCACGAGGGCTTCAGCCATCTTGTAGCGCTCCTCCCTCCACGCCGGATCACGCCCGAACCACATGTTTACCTGTGCGCGCTGCTGCTCAGCCTCGAGTGCAGCCCGCTGCTGATCAAGGTGTGCCTCGTAATCATCAAGTCTTTTCTCCCACTTCCACTTCAGCCGGGCATCCTGCATCCAACCGATCCATGGATTTTTTGGCGGATTTTTCAGCCCGTTGATCTCACGGTACTTACGAGCCGCAGTGGTAAAACTGTGATTCGGATCTCGAAGCCACAACTTGAATAGCGCCCATGCTTTCGATGTCTCCCCGGGCTGACGATTCCATGACCTGGCGGTTCCGCTATGCGTTTCAAGATCTTTGTCTTGCTCGTCCATGACTCCTCCAAAATGACTGATTGATCCATCGTGTCTTATTTGATCGATGTGGGCAAATTCACGCCGTTGTCTCGTATCAATAAAAAATCAGTTGAAAGTTTGTGCATCCGGAGTTAGATTAAGATTTGGAGGTAGCACGATTGGCACCAGAGAGATGGATTGGATACGACAAATCGGCAGACACGTTTCATGTGGGTTTCACGCCCAGTCAGGCATTAATAGCCGACGTGCATGACTTGCCAGGCCGAGAATACGACCCGTCCCGTGGAATCTGGACCGTCCCTGCTACTTCAAGATCTGCTGCCATCGCTGTCCGGCTACTCGGAAGGAAGCACAACTTCCTGTGTCAGCGGGTAGCGATGGATAAGATTGTCTCGCTTGAAGGGAATGGGCGCAAGTTGCTCGCGGCTTCTCGAGCCGTTGACGCATCAGTTGATGTCCCGGGACTTCGCCGAAAACTCAGGCCGTACCAGCGCGCCGGCGTTTGTTACTGCCAGATGGCCGACTTCCGTGTCATCATTGCTGACGAGATGGGCGTTGGGAAAACTCTGCAAGCCATCGCAGCAGTCGAACTGGCTCAAGCCTACCCAGCACTGGTCGTCTGTCCTGCCAGCGCAAAGTACAACTGGGCTGACGAGTTGGCTATTGCGCTTCCTCACAGAAGCGTTAACGTGATCAACTCGGGACAGGGGAATACGACTCCAGCCGACATCACCGTGATCAACTACGACCTGCTGGCCGATGGCTGGATGGATGTTGCGTCGATCTTCCATCCCGAAGGCATGGCGCAACGTGAAGCGAGAGAGCTCCTTCAATCCCTCGGTATCGTAGTCGGTGGATACGACCGTCCAGCGCGACGTCTGCGCAACTGCATTATCAGCCCAACGGCCAGACGCACATTCAATGAGGCGACAAAGGAACAACCCTGGCGAGTCGAGAAGAAGGGGCGACGAGTCGCGCTATCGGCCATACTTCAAAACCTCATTCAACAGGGACTGTCTGGGCTTGTCCTTGACGAGGTTCATTATCTCGGCAACCCGGGGAGCCAACGCACCAGCGCCATCATGGATCTGGTCAAGATCCTGGGTGCTAAACTTCGTGTCCGATTGGGCCTATCCGGCACGCCGATCAACAATCAGGTGAAGGAGTGGATTCCGATCCTGAAGATTCTTGGACGGTTGGATGACGTTGGTGGCTGGCACACCATGACGAAGCGCTATTGCGGGGCGTACCAAGCAAACTGGGGATGGGTCCATCCCGACGCGGACCCGGAAGCGCTACATCTGCGCGAGTTCAACGAGGTGCTACGCAGTACCTGCATGATCCGACGCCGTAAGATCGATGTGCTCAAGGACCTTCCGCCGAAGACCCGGGTTAAGGTGCTGGTCGACCTCGATCTTCCCAAGGAATACCGGAAAGCCGAGCAAGAAACCGCATCCTGGCTGTCGATGCAGCCTTCTCCGGCTGAGACCCTTGTCAGGCTTGGAACGCTGCGTAGTCTGGCCTCAAAGGCGATGATTCCGGTAGCTATCCAATGGATTACCGACTTCCTCGAGTCGGGCCAAAAGTTGCTGGTCTTTGCTCTGAGTAGAGACGTTCAGCAGGCGATATATGAGCGCTTTCGTGACATCTCTGTGAGAGTTCATGGGGACGACTCACCGGCCACACGGTTCGCTCAGGTCCAGCGCTTCCAGGCCGAACCGGCAGCGCAGATGATCGTCATCTCGCTCAAAGCAGGCCGAGAGGCGTTGAATATCACTGCTGGGCCGAATGAGTTATTCGTTGATCTCGACTGGACATCCACCGCCCACGATCAGGCGGAAGATAGGAGCTGGCGTAGCGGCCAGACGCACCCGGTCACGGCTTACTATCTCGTAGGGAAGGGCACTATCTACGAGGACATATGGGATGTGATCGAGCGCAAACGTGGCATTGTCAGCGCGACGTCTGACGGAAACACCCAAGCAGATATTGTGCAGATAGCACAACACCTTAGCACTCGATTTGACACCTTAAAATAACGCTGATATGTTAGCGTTAGTCGGTAACGTTCAATATAGAAAGGGATTTTCTGTGGCAAAACCAAAACCCGTCCAGCACTTTCACAAGAAGGTGGCGATACGGCTGGCGGCTCTCGATAGAAGTTTCACCTGGCTCTGCCGCGAGGTGGGCTTCACGCCTCAAGCCTACCACTCCATGAAGTCACGGCAGTTTCCCGAACTCCAGCGACTGTCGATGCTGACTTCGGTGTTGGGTCTCTCAAGCCTCGACTACTGGTTCCGCCCTGATCTGGGCGACTACCTGTTCGAGAACTACGAGGAAGGGCTCCGGCACGAAGCGAACACGAAGGACCGTATCCGCGTTCGGATGGCGGCCATCGACTTATCGGTACAGCGGCTGTCCGATCTCATCAGCCTGCCGCAGCGGTCGGTTTCCCAGTGGCTCCGGTCGCCGCATGAGGCGAACGATGAAAAACTGGTGCCGGTGACAGCGCAACTCGGGTTGCCAGTCGAAATACTTCGAGATGCGATCGGATATCCGGCCGCTCTCCTGGAGGGGTGGCGTGAAGATGAAGGTTCGGCAGAGACCGATAACGGCGAGTCATAGTCAACTCGTCGAACTGAAGAAGTGCCGGTTCAAGTGGCTACTCAACCACGGACTCGGCATCAAACCTACCCGACCTCGAGTACCTGCCTACCTTGGCGGACTCGTTCACGACCTCCTGCAACGCCTGTACATCGTCCAGAAGGTCACCAGGAAGGCGGCCATTGAACCGCTACTCAAGATCATCGCATGGGGACCTACCGCTGAAGGACTGACCGGTGACGATATCCGAGACATCTTCAGCTTCCTTGGGGTGAAGGACAAGGACGATGTGTGTCGACTCCTTCGGCTCAAGCATAACGACGTCACAGGTGCGTGGATGGGCGTGCTCGAGGAACGGGACATCGTACTCCGGGAGATGATCGACCGGCAGGATATCCCAATGACGCATGAGGCACGGCAGGACATGATGGACCTGGCCGATAGCCTCATGTGGAACCATTGGGCGACGTGGGGCGACCACGACGCCCAATGGTATCAGATCATCGACGTAGAGGGATGGTTCTCAGGCCGGGTGTACACTCCCACCGGACGACTCGCCCGGGATAAATACTACCGAGGACGCCGGGATCTGGTGGTTCGGGACCTGGCTGATGGCAGGATCAAGATCATCGAACACAAGACTACCATCTCCCGACGCTGGGAAGCCGCCATGGAGATGTACCGGCTCGATACACAGGGCATCGCCTACGTTGCCTTCGGTGATGGCCTGTGGGGACGACAGGACCGTCCGAACGAGGTGATCTACAACCTCATCAGGACGAAACTTCCCGGCGAGCCGAAGTTGATTGCCTGTCCGATGACACACGCGAAGGGAAATACCGTTCCCTGTTCTCGGTGCGGAACGACTTCCGGCAGGTCTCTCGACGGGTCCAAGGCTCGAGCCGTCAGCACCGCTGCCATCGACACCACAGCGGAGATGTATCGAACTGCTGTGGATGAGTTGGGGGTCGTTCTGGAGGAGAGCGAAGACTACCAGTCCGTGTACAACGGTCTGGTCTCTAACTGGTTCTTCCACCGCGAGCCGATAACGGTCACGGATCATCAGATTGAGGTGTTCGAGATAGCGGCTTATCGGGATGTGTTATCCCTTGGCCGGGCACGACTGCAGGTCGAAGACTATAAATCGGCTAACCGCGTCACGCTCGAGAAACTGGCAAGTAGCGCCGACACAGAATTGGTGCTCGACTTCCCACGTTCCGCGCCATGGGCGTGCATGGGCAGAGGAACGTGTGAATACGTTCAACTGTGTAGCCAGCACCCGAACCTGTCCAGCCTGTTCTCCATTCCGTCAGACATCCCCGAATCCCCGGTCGAAGATAACTGGGACGATGATTTTTTTGCCCCGCAGGTCTGAACCATTAAAAAAATAGTTTGTATTTACGCTTACCGCATGGTACACTATTGTTGTTGACGACGACGGCGACAACTTATAGCGGAGGCGGAAGTGGCCATCATCAGAGCGCGGGACGCGCGCACCAACCGGTATCGACATCTCGTCATGTTCATGTGGGGTCTTCCTTGGTCGGGTAAGACCTTCTCCCTCCTGAAGATCGGGTGTCCGCTTGCGGCACTGCTCAAACGCGGCAATGGTAAGCCCGGTGACGGTCGCCTCTGCGTGATCGATACCGAATCCACATCCACCCTGGACTATCAGGAGCACTTCGACTTCGACGTACTCCCCCTTGACGCACCCTACACTCCCGAGCGCTTCATCGCGGCGCTCTACGAGGTGAAATCGGCCGGCTATTCGGTAGTCGGGATCGACTCCCTGAGTTCTGAATGGAACGAGTCCGGGGGCATCCTCCGGGAGATCGACAAACTCAAGGAGACATCCCGCGCAAACCCATGGTCGGTGATGACACCGCGTCACGAACGGTTGCTCGAGGAAATGAACAAACTCGGGCTCCCTGTACTTGTGACCGCCAAGAGTTCCATCAAGACCGGGATCGAAGAACGAGTAGATGACCGTGGCAACAAGAAGGCAGTGCCCGTGAAACTCGGGGAAAAGGCCATCTTCCGCCCGGAGGATGAGTACCAGTTCAAGATCATCTGCCAGTTGGAACAGACGAAAGACAGCCGTCTGCTCCACTTCAACGGCAAGTGTCGTGTCCCTGCGCTGGACGGCAAGACCTTTGCCAACCCGGGCGACGAAGTGGCGTCCCTCCTGACCCTTTGGATCAAAGGGGAAAGCCAGGACAAGGAAGACTCTGACCAGGTACACCCCATCACGGATGAAAAGCCCGGTGCTTTTGACGGGTCCACAGGGGAAGACGTCTCACAAACGACATCCTCATCTACTCCGCGCACCGGCAGACGTGCCGTTTCGCGGTTGACCTGATATCAAGTTCACGTTCTCAATTCATTTTCGGAGAAAGTATGACAGTAGAAGATCCGTTCGATTCGAAATTCGACTCTGCAACACAATCCAAGTACATTCGCGACGAAGGGACAGCCGTCTTGGCCCTGGCGGAAGTGATTCCGCACGATCAAGGAAAGAAATGCATCTTCGTCGGCTTCGGGTACAACGACAAGGGCGCGCTGATCCACAACCAGGAGACCAGTGCTTTTTTCAACCCGGCGGCAGAAAAACAGCGCTGGGTATTCATCAACTGGGTCCGCGCCGCGTACCGAGACGCGGACGGGAACCAAATCCATAAGCCGTTTGACTTCGATAACGCCAACGCGATTCTCGACGCAATGGGTGGCCGACTGTTCAAGGCCGCCATACGGAAGGGCAAGAACCCGAAGTTCATGGAGATCGACGCCTACTCCTATGCCCAGATCACACCGGGGGACTACCTCGACGTGAAACGGCATATCGCGGCACTGGGTGATCCACTCGCCCCCGAAGAGCCGAACGATGGACAGCAGGCTTCCGGACAGTCCTCCGACGCCGTGTCAGGCGATGCCCCGCCTCCGTCCGATGGCGACTATACCAACTTCGACGACGACATCCCGTTCTAGACCATCATCCTCTTCTTCCATCGCCATCTCCTACCTGCCAAGACAATCATTCAAATACTATTTGATAGTTATTTTCATTGACTGCCACCTTTTCACAGGGTAAAATCTCGATTGCGATTAGCTCTGATTTGCGGAGGCGGTAAACATGAAGTATTTGTCACCAAGAGATGTGATGTTCAGGCTGAACCTTAAACCAGGCGTTGTCTATTCTGCTATCAGGCGCGGCGATATCCCCTCCATACGACTCCATCCGCGTGGTGCCATCCGTATTCCACTGGCGGCAATTGAAGCCATTGAGAATGCAGCAACAAATTCCGGTTGCACGTCCAGTATCGATAAGCCGGCATGTCAGCGGTAGCGGAGACATCATGCATCTCGTTATTCAAGCCGAGCGCGTATACGAGCACTTTCTTGCGGGCAGATACACCGCTGACGCTCCATGCGATGAACTGCTAGCCGAGATCGCCTATCAAGCGATTCTGGCCACTGGACATGAAGCCGATTGGGGTAGACGGCGGTTTTCTTCTCACACCGGGATGACAGACTGGAAAGCACGTCAAGTCATAAGGTTGGCACATACGAATGCATTCCTCCCGCTTCCCTCCCAAAAACCTCCCAGTACTTCTCCAGCATTCCTCCCAGCCGATGCCGTAATGGCGCGGTTCTCAGGCCCTGATCCCTCCACGCTCCCTCCCGAATTCCTCCCGCTTCCCTCCCAAAAACCTCCCTCGCGCGCGCGCGCGTCTAATACCTATTCTATTATTAATACTTCTTCTTCTGATCTTAACCCTACTAACAATATCTCCTCCCTTCGGGAGGAGAGGGTACGGGGAATAACTGACTCGGCTTCGCTCGAGTCAGTAGCGGATCGGGGCATCGAGCCCGGAGCGGGCACCGTGGCTGATCGGGGGAACGGGGAGGGGACCGCTGGGAAGAGAGAGGTCGGGGACCGGGGGGAGAATACGGGAACGGGAACCAAAACGGGATCGGGGATAGCACCCACCCCGTCGCGTCGTGCCCGGCCGCAACTCCGACTCGATATCGCCCCGTCAGCGGGCCGCCCCCCCCGAACGGCTACCACCCCAGCCGCTCAGTCCTGCGAACGCAGTCTACCCCCCGTTACGGCTGACGATGAGCCCGTTTCGTTATTGGCTGAGCCTGCCAGAGAGGATGCCGTTCCGCCCATGGAAGAGTCACAACAGGGCACATCCACGCCGACGAAGCGCCGAACCGGGAAGGCGAAGCCGATGCTCGAGGAGCGGTTCAAAAACTCGTCACTCGTGAAGTTGTGGTCCAGCCTGTGGTACGGCACCGAGTGCCAGCGCAAGCCTGCCGATCCAGATGTCTTCTCGCTGGTGGCCGACTCCCTTGTCGCGTTCTCGGAAGCGCATGGACAACCGGCAGCCCTTGATGCACGGGGCTACAACACCGTCCGCATGACCGCACAGGCGTGGATCACGTCTGGCGCTCCTCGCGACCAGTACATCGACGGGGCGCGAGCTCCGGCGGACACCTACTGGAAGGAACAGGGTAAGTACACGTTCATCCGGCTGTTCGGAAGCATGGACAACCTCCAGGCGGCCATAGCCAGGAGAAAAGCGGCGGCACAGCCTGTAAAACGCCTACCCGACATTCGAAAGGGCCAAACGTACTACATTCATGACGAGATGCCCGAAGTGCGTGAATTGTGAAAGGAGGAGGCTGTTGAGTTTTGACATGGGATCGTATCGACGGTGGAAGGAAGCAGGAGCTGTCCCGCTCACGCCGCAACCTGACCCGGTTCAGTGCGAGTGTGGAGCGTCCCTCCAGTATCGCCTGATGCCGTTGTCAACAAGCCAGTGGGTACTACAGACCTGTTCGACGTGTCGCGCGGCTCGGCAGGCGCAGACAGCGGCCAAGGCATGGGCAGAGTCGGTTCATCGTGAGATCTCCCTGTCTGGTGTGCCCAGCCATCTCTGGACGTTGACATTGGATGGTCTGATCAACGAGACGAACGAGGACCGACTCAGGAAGTTGCAGTCGGTCGTTGAGTCGGGTGGGTCTGTCCATCTGTGCGGTAAGACCGGGCGGGGGAAGACTGTTGCCGCGATAGCTGCACTGCTGCACCACATTCGCCACACGGGGAGATCGGGCCGGTTCATGCGAGAGTCAGACGTGGATGCCGGAACGAAGGCGGACATTCGGAAGGAGTGGAGACACGCCGGGCTACTGGTGATTGACGATCTGGGCAGCACGAAAGGAGGACTCCCCGACTGGCTCCAGTCGTTCATCTGCGACATCATCGACCACCGTGCTCTGTGGCGGCTTCCTACCGTGGTCACGTCTGAGCATAGCCTTGCAGACGTCGCACAGGTCTACCCTGCAAGGGTCGCTTATCGGCTCTTCCAGATGTGCGAAGGCAAGCAAATTACCTTTACCGGCCCGAACTATCGCGCCGAATTGAAAACGTTCTCGGGAGGCGACCAGTGAGGAAAGAGCAGAAGCGGGAGCGGACAAGGCCAGGACTCAGAACGACGGAAGCGAATAGCCCGTTGCCCCGGGATGAAGTTGCCGAGCGAGCCGTGATCGGATCTATCATCATCGACAATTCGGTCGTGGATGATGTGCTCACCCTTGTGAAGCCGGCTGACTTCTGGAATCCACGGCATCAGGTGATCTTCCAGGCCATCGTGGAGTTGCACGCCCAGTCGTCACCCATCGACGGAGTAACCCTACCTCGAGCGCTGATAAAGGCGGATCGGGTGGATGTCGCGGGTGGCCTGGAATATGTCTCCGATCTTACAACGCATGTCGCTGACACGTCCCGGGCCCGGCACTATGCCTTGACCGTGAAGGAAGATGCCATTCGCAGAAAGGCATATGCCGCGGGTAAGCGTCTCTCCGAGAAGTCTATCGACATGGGAACGCCTGTGGGGGAACTCCTCACCTTCACCAGTCAGGTCGGTGAAGAACTGGCGGAAGCGCAGACGACGGGGAAGGGGTTGATCTCCATCGCTGACGCCACCCAGGCCACCGTGGACCATATTCAGCGGTTGCGGAATAATCAGGCAGCCATCACCGGAGTCCCCACCGGGTTGACTGAACTCGACAGACTTACAGCTGGTCTTCAACCCACGGATCAGATCATCCTTGCGGGCCGTCCGTCGATGGGAAAAACGGCCTTTGCGTTGTACCTCGCCCGATACATGGCGATGGTTTACAACTACCCGGTGGCCATATTCAGTGTTGAGATGAGCCTGCTACAACTGCACCTTCGGCTACTCTGTTCAGAGTCCGGTGTCAATGCTCAGGCGGTTCGTACCGGACAGATGACCGACGAGGAAGCAGCACTCCTGAACGATGCCGTAGATCGGATCTACGACGCGCCGATCTACATCGACGAGATGCCAGGAACCATCGAAGAGTTGAAAGTCAAGGCCCGGGCCGCTCACAAGAAGTACCAACTCAAGGCGATCATCCTCGACTACATCCAGTTGATGGATGACAGCGACATCGGCGGGAGCCGGGAGCAGGAGATCGCCCGGCGTAGCCGTGAACTCAAGCGACTGGCGAAAGAGTTAGAGGTGCCGTGCCTCACCCTGGCCCAACTCAATCGAAGTCTCGAGAGTAGACAAGACAAACGGCCTGTTATGTCTGATTTGCGTGAGAGTGGTTCGTTGGAGCAGGACGCGGATCTCATCATGTTCATGTATCGTGACGAGGTCTACAACAAGGACATCGATCCTGATCAGAAGGGGGTGTGCGAGATCATCATCGCAAAGCAGCGGAATGGCCCGACTGGCACCGTGAAGGTAATGTTCGAGAAGGAGACTGGGCGGTTCTCGGATCTGGAACGGTGATCCTACTCGAAGGTCACCTGGAAGTAGAAGATCGCGCCGTTGATGCCTCCCAGGTTGTCGGCCGCTTCGGCGCCGGTCGAGTAGTCGACGATGTAGATCTTGTCGTTGGCCCGGTCGTAGGCGGCGGCCAGAGTGAACACCGTACATCCCTCGAAGGTGATGGTGTTGGGCTTGACGCCGGTTCCCAGGTCCTTGAAGCCGGCGCGCGCACCGAGACCGAGGGTGTAGCCACCGGCTGCGTAGGTCGCGTCTCCGGTGAGTTTCATACGGATGGTGCGCTTGGGGGACGACGGGACGACGCCGATAACGGCATCATTTGCGACTGTGATAGCCATGAAATTACTCCTGTACAGGGATTGACTGTTGTGTTGGTTCCAACAGATTCGACTGTATCACGACCGATTCTACACGACAAATCGGAGCGGAAGCGATGGCGGACATTACGCGGGAAGAGTTCAGACGGTTGCTGAAAGAGGCGGGTGGAGATCTCCGGATGGTCGACACCCGGAAGATCGGGCGAACGAACACGGCCAGGAAGCCCACTGTCCCGGTTGTAGAGAGCGGTCAGACCTACATGCTTGTCTTGAGCCTTCCACCCAAGGGAAAAGCCCGTGGACGGTCGTTTATCGACGACGGAGGAGGTATCGACGTTCGACGGCCAGCCGATTACACCGAGTGGTTGAGGCAGGCACAGAAGCAGATCACTTCACAATGGACTGGACCCATGCGACTCGAGCGAGTTCGCGTGGATGTGAAACTCATCGGTGGCGCTGGTTCGTGTGACGGCGACAACGCGATCGGTAGCGTGCTCGACGCCATGGTCAAGGCTGGTGTGATCAAGGATGACCGTCTTCGTGTGGTGAGAGCGGGATCGTGGGAGTGGGTCGAATCCGACTCGGCACGCATCGAAGTGACCATCACCACATGACCCCTTTTTTTGTCCGCATGTACGGATAGATTAAACTACCATTTAATTTTGTTGATCCATTCCCCTCCCGTGATATAATACACCCGTGGTCTTTTTGCTGTGGGGTGGATATGTTCGAGTCGTTCAAGCGGGTGCGGGTCACTTTGTTTCGGTCTCACCACAAGGTCAAGGTGTCTCCACTTCGGGGAGAGCGAGCAGTCAGGGGGGAGATGGGCTTCCGTCTTGAACTCGACGAAGACGTCCCGGACGAGGTCGTCGAATCTGTCGAGACCCACTTTCCAGGACTTCGCCAGCGGCTCGAGGACAGTGTTGACGGTCGCCGCTGGGACGACCAACTTGAGGACACCTTCCCGCCTCTCACTATTCGTCTACATGCCACGCTGGACACTCACCACGCCGTCATCACCCTGAACGAGGCCATCATTACCGGTAAGGTGAAGTGCCTCGTTCAGGGCGGGTCCGCCTGCCTTGAATTCAAGGTGGACGCTGCACTGGATGAGGCGACGTGGAACGCTCTTTACCATCGACTGAACTCGAGCCTGTGGATCGACATCGACGTGTTGACCGAGGACGAAGCGCCGTTCGACGCGGCGTTTGCGGCGATGGGGAACTAAAACCTCCTGGCACGGATTATTTTAGAGACTAGTTTAATGATTCGTGCTAGACTGGGTTCATGTCGTCGGTGCTAAGGCTCTACGGTGATCGGCCAATTCTCATGACTCATGAGAGCACCTTCGACATCCTTTTTCGAGCGGCCCGGCGATGTCTCAGATCCCGGGGGTCGCTCGCATGACCAGATGGTCTATACCGAGTTTTGAAAACTGAATACAGGATTGGACGTTACGACGTTCAACTAGTTGATAGCCGGTGAACTTAGCGTCGGCTTAAGCGCGTCAATGGTTAAACCTTAACCGGAAACGCGAAGGCGCTCGAAAACGTGATCATAAGCCATTGGAATTGCTGGCGTCTTGGTGGCAGCCCTGACAATGTCTGATCGTTGGGAGTGCCATTGAGGGCGCACTGCGTGCGGCTGCTGCTGACACAGTCCCGGCTGACAATGTCTGATCGTTGGGAGTGCCATTGAGGGACGATACTTGCCACTTTAACCTCACTTACAGCTAACACTGACAATGTCTGATCGTTGGGAGTGCCATTGAGGGCGTCTGGGTAAAACCGATCGACCAGTGCACAACACCTGACAATGTCTGATCGTTGGGAGTGCCATTGAGGGCACTGATGAGATGGGTAATGGCTGACAATAGCTGATCGTTGGGAGTGACTAGAATGATCGCGGACCTGTAGCAAACATCAAAACACAGGCAGGTTCGCGCAGGTATAGACAAGAAAAATAAACAATAGATTTCAGGTATTTACCGGTGAGCACACATCGGTATAAGCGCGGATATAGTTGACGCTCAACTGGAAACGCGAAGGTTCGCGCTACGTGCTCGCAAATGGTTGCTACACCTTACAAATTTAGTGAGGCAGTGACAGCGGATGCTGAGTAGCGAGAACCATTGTGACCGAAGAGGTGTGCGACGTAACCGCCTGGAAAGAGACGTGACAGCGGATGCTGAGTAGCGAGAACCATTGTGACAGGTTTGGTAATCATGACCGCCCCCCGATCTGCGTGACAGCGGATGCTGAGTAGCGAGAACCATTGTGAGCTGCTCGATCCAGCCCATCTGTTTACCACCGGCGCGTGACAGCGGATGCTGAGTAGCAAAGTGTAGAGTGGAGGCGGAAGTGAACATATCAAGGTCGCACAGAATACGTCTGTTCCCCACCAAAGAGCAGGAACGCTTTCTCCAAGACTGCGCCTTCGTGGCTCGCACCGCCTGGAACTTCGGGCTGTCATTCTTAATTGAGTCGAATCGTCGCGTCATTGCCGACTGGAATGCACTCTCAGACGCCGAACGACTGGCCCGTGATCCAGCACTGAAACCCAAGAAAGAATCAAAGCGTAAAAAGAAAAAGACTGAAGTGTCTGACGATAAAAAGAAAAAGCAGAGCAAGCCCAAGGTTGAATGGGCAAGTTATACAGATGATGATCGGTTGAAGCGGGCTCCCACAGGTTGGGACTCTGCTCCTGCGAGTGCGGCATGGACACAGGTCAAGAAGACATCGGCATCCGGGCAACTGCGTGGTGCAGTAATCGCAAATGCCGTGCCTGCGATGGTCGGCTTCAATGCATTCATCGACCTCAACAAGGCGTGGAATAAGTATTTCAAGGAGTGTGGTTCAAAGCCATGCTCACGCCGTAAGGATGACAAGAACTGCTGGTGTAAGGATTTCCCCGCATGGATGGGATGTGGTCATCCGCGATTCAAGAACAGAAGCAGCGGGAAGAGTTTTCTTCTGCCGGGTTCAGACAAGAGTGGCTGCAACGCGATATTTGGCGTTGATGGCAAACACTTCGTGTTCACTGGGAACAAATACCATCAGCGCATTACGATGGCAGAAGAACTGCGTTTTCAAGGGCGGGTTGCGTCTGCTCGAGTCTTCGAGGACAACCGGCATTGGTACGCATCTATTCAGGTGATGGATATTACCGTTCCCGATCCTGCCGCGCATGCCGGTCCATCAGTCGGTGTCGATCTTGGCGTAGCGTCAACTGCCACTCTCTCCACTGGTGAGAAGATCGATAACCTCCACGCTGCACGAAAGAACGAACCACGGATCGCGAAACTCAATCAGGCCATCAGTCTCAAGAGTATCTGGCTTCCGTGCCCGGCGTGCGCTGGTGAACCGGACAAGAAGAAGGAATGCAAGCGGTGCTCTGGTGCAGGCCAGGTCCAGGATAGGCGGGCAGTGACATGTGAGGTCTGCAAGGGCACCGGGAAGGATCTGGAGGACGAGTCAAAGCGCTGTCGTCGGTGCCGGGGGTGTGGTCGCCAGAAGTCACAGCGCATGATCGACCTTGAGGCGAAGATCACCAAACTCCAGCAGCATGCCGCCAATCAGCGTAATGATCACATGCACAAGGCCACAACTCGCATCGTGCAGACCTACAGTTTTATCGGACTGGAGGACATCAACTTCAACGAGATGAAGACTCAGAACGCAGAGAAGATGACCGGCGAAGGGAAGCGCAAGCGCGGATTCCAGCGCAGTCTGACCGACGCATGCCCTGGGGAATTCCGCCGGCAACTCGAGTACAAGGCGCCGGCGTATGGCGGTCGGTCGGTGCGGATCGATAAGTGGTCCGCATCGAGCAAGATATGCTCTGCATGTGGTGAGCGAGTGGACGATCTGCCGATGTCGGTGAGAACATGGACATGTCCGGTGTGTGGTGTGTCTCATGATCGCGACATCAACGCGGCTGTGAACATACTGCGTAAAGCGCTGGATGAGGCGAAGACAACCGGTGAACAGAGTGCAGTCGTGAAGAAACCACGATGCGCAAAGAAGGAACTGCACGATGCTCGATAGTATCAACGTCCTTACCGACGACCAGATCGAAGCCCTCATCATCGCACTCGTTGATGGACGAGGAGACGCGAGAGTTACCGAGGAGGAGGCGCATCGGTTCGTGAACTGGTGTGCCGGAGCACTCGCCATGGCGGCAGCCATCAAACTCACGATGGAAGGAAAACTGGTCGCTGACTGGCTCGACAGTGAGGATGAACCACGGTTCAGGCTGGCAGATGGGGTGACCGATGTTCATTCCGGCGACACTGAAGACGACTCTGAAATTCCACCGGGAGGGGAAGGGCGGGTGGATGGAGATGCCAGCGGGGACGGAGATCCGGATCATCCCCGAGTCGGCGTTGAATCGGGAACAGGGGGAGTATGTCAGGCGACAGAAGACGACCCACGCTGAAGTTACCTACGTCTGTTGGTGGCCAGGAGACGAAGGAACCCACTGGTTCGCCGTCCCCGACAGCGCCGTCGATATCATCAGGCCAGTCACGCCCACCCCAAAGCCTCCCGAACGGGCAGGTCGGCGGGTTCCTCAAATCCGCATTTGATGAGTACGAAGGCTGGCTACGTCGAGACGATCGCGGACGGTTCATTATGGGATACCGGGCGAAGAAGCACGCCGGACAGATGATGCTGGGTGTGCCGTCAGGGTACATCAGGAATCTGCTGAAACTTCGCGGTCTCCCGCCTGCCGTCCAGGTTGCGCTACGCCAGGCCATCCACCAATTCGACTCAAACCCAGACCCCGAGTCGGGCGACTGGGTACCCTTTCTGATAGGGGATGTTACCGGCTGGGTCCACAAGGACGTGTACGAGTCCTTTCTCGAAGAGTACCGGCGCATCAGCCGGATCGTCACCAACGATAAATTGAGCCCTGTGCTGGACGCCATTATCGCGAACAGCTCCAGCACACCCACTGAAAGCTTGTTGTAGCGGCGCGATGCGGAGAGCGGAGTATGGGACGCAGATGGGGAATCATCAACAAACAGGATGCATTCAGCGACTCGAAATCTGATCTGGACATCCTGACGGACATGTGGGGGGCGCAGACACCTGAGTTTGTTGCCAAGCGTGTAAGGCGCACTGTGGGTGCGGTGAAGGCCAAGGCGGCTGAACTCGGCTACACCCAGACGGATCATCAGGGATGGTATCCGACGCTCCACATTACTGCGCTACTGGGTGTCAGTCCGAAAGAGATCACCCGCTGGGTGACGGAACTCGGCATGGTGACACATGATGGACCGCGCAAGGTATTTGGGCGAGCGACCATGCGCATGTTTGCGCTCGACGAGGTTGAGAAGTTTCTCACCCATCGACCCGAGATCGTAGACCCTGACTGGATCAGCCCGCGGCTACGAAAGCGGTACCTGTTCAACGTGTCATGCCTCGAGACACCCTTCCGATGGAAGCGACTTGAGTGCAAGGCGTCAACTCGTCACGCCGGGTCTGAGATCGTTACCTTCTGGGCGCCGCTCATGTCACACCGTCCCCACTGTCCTGCGTGTGGCCGTGTGGTGGACCGATACGCAGTCGGTGAGGAGGTGAGTCGGTATGCGATCGTTCTACCTCCCATGCCTGTCCCGCTGTCCCATGAAGCGCTCGCGGCACTGATCGCCATGGCCGATGGACGATCATCAATAGCACAGGCGGCAATGGGGATCGGCATCAGTTGGCAGGGCATGTCGAGAATGTGCGCCAGGCTCACTGCAAGGCGACTGGTAGAGCGAACGGAGCCATGCCCTGGTCGATATACCTACCGGGCGACTACGACCGGCAGGGAGGCGATAAAGCGTTATCTTGGAGGCTGCGATGGATGACATGTGTCTGATGTGCGAGAGCGTAAAGGCGGCGTCAGAGGAAGGGCTGTGCACCTCGTGCGGCTTCGTGGTCCAGCATGTGAAGTCGATCGGCTACGCCATCATTCCGACTCGAGCGGCGGGTGTTGGCTGTGAGTCGTGTCTCAAGGCTGACGTGTGCGTCGGCAAGATGTACGCTGACCAGGTGGGTGCGATAATCAGTGTATGCGCATCAAGGTTCGAAGCCGCGACAGAGAAGACGGAAGCAGTGGATCAACAACCGGACGTGGAGCGACGAGTACTCGAGCGGTGCAAGTCGGAATGCCCGCACAGTGCGGACGGGAAGGAAGTCACGCAGTGTATTCCAGCGAGTTTCAGTCAGAGGATTAGTTACTGTGGACAGGTAGGAAAGTGGGCGAGGGAGAGCGAGGCTATCCGATGACTTCCACCTCGACGACGTTCGTGTTGACGAGGTGTGTTGCGCCTGCGCTGGTCCACGTCACCCCGTTGCCGGTGATCGTGAACTGGTCAGTCACGTCGTACCGGATCGCGCCGACTGCCGTCCGGACAAAGACTCCCTTGATTCGACTCGGCGTGAACGGGGCGTCGAAGAGTCTGTAACTGGCCCCCGCTACCATCGCAGTCGTGATCGTGATGCTGGCCGTACACTTCCGCTTCAGTGCTGTTGCCTCGCCGCCGAGCGTGTTCAAGTTCACCGCACCGCACACCCAGATGTCCGCCACATCGGTGATGGTCTCGGCAAGCAGGATGTCCGGGTTGGCAGCCACCACCGTTCCGCCTGGGGCATCGGCCGGCTGGATCATCACCCCGGTTCCATCTGCCGTCGCCTTCACGTTCTCGGTTCCGGACGTGTTGATTGCGGTGATCAGGTTCGTTCGAGCGTCTGCGATTCCGCCACCCAGGAGAACGGTGATGGCTCCCGGCTGAGCCGTTCCGCCGCCGTCGTCCCACTCGTAGAGATCCGTTCCGATCTCTACGTAATCTCCATCGACCACCGCATTCGGGAGAGCGAGCACCGCGTTCGGGATGACGCCGTTCAGCGAGTACTCGAGCTGCGAGTAATGGACCGCTTCGCCGGAAGCCGCACCGGAAGCCAGCCCGGTGATCTTCTGGCTGTTGACCGCAACAGATCCCGAAGCCGCTGCCAGGGCGGCAGACACGTTCGTAAAATCGGTCACGTCGGCCGATGCCTCTATCCCTGCCAACTTGGCAGCCTCTGCGTCCGTGTACGCGTTGGTGTCTGCGTTGGACTCGTATGCGGTCTTGATCGACCCGGCCGTAAGATTCGACTGAACGATCGTCCAGTCCGCCTCGGCCGCCGCCGCATCGACTTCGGCAATCAGCATGTCGCCCGCCTCGACCTCCGCGGTGAAGAAAGTGCCGGCAACGGTTACCGTGTAACTGTCCCCCTTCAGCACCCCGGAAGGCGTCGTGTCCAGGTCAGGCGTGTTCGTCGCCGCGTTATAGCCGCCCTTGTAGTCGAGCAGTCCCGCGACTCGTCCGTCGACGTATGCCTTGACGCTCTGCTGCGTGGGCACCTTGGTATCGAGATTCGAGACCATCGAGTCTTCATCGACCACAAAGTTCATCGCTGCCGTGGTCGTATCCGATTCCATAACCGCGCCAGCCGCCGCGACATTGGTCGCGTCGGTCACGTCTGCCCCAGACTCGACCCCGTCGAGTTTCCCGCCGTCCGTCGCCACGTCCCGCCCGTCCACCGTGCCCGTCACCGTAATGTTTCCGTCGAAGGCGTATGTGGCCACGCCGGCGAAGGACAGGTCGTCCTCCTGGCCCCTGGCAACGATGGTGGCAGGGTTGGCCAGGCCCGCGTCTGTGCTGGCGTCCATCGTGATGGTGATGTCTCGGCCCAGATTCGTGTCACCGGGGACGCCCAGGTGGACGTGTGTCGAGACGGGGGTTGCGCCGTTCAGGCGGTAGAGGGCGGCCCAGTTATTGGTGGCGTCGTTCTCGAGCACGACCGAATGGACTTCGGCCACACTGGACGACTTGGCCCGCAACGACCCGACTTCGTTTGCACCGGCTGCCGCGTCGGCATTCGCCGTGAAGTCCATGTCATTGATGACCGACGTATCGATCATCTCCACCCAGGCGCCACCGGTCCGCTTGTAGATGGATCCGTTCGTCCGGTGATAGGTGGACCCGTTCGGCTCGGCTGCCGTGGGCGCCCCCGTGCCCGCCGTAATCGTGGGGGACGACGTGATGTCACCGAGAGTCTGGGAGATCCAGAGAACCAGCCTGTAAATTGCACCATTGTTCCGCAGATTGAACATGAGCCTGCTCCTTCCGTAAAAGCCACACTGGAGAAAACTGTGTGGCTTCAGAGTAGCCGAGCGGGCTCAAGTGGTCAAAACGAGCGGGGGAAACGATAAGTGTAGGGAAGCGGGAGGGAAACAGCGGGATTAGTTGCAGCCGACGTCGTCTGATGCGCGTAGCACCTCCACGCTGAGGTCCATCGGGCCGACGAAATCCACCCACGTCCCGTCTACCGACCTGGCCTGTAAACTCACCCAGTATTCAGCGTCGGGACTCCACTGCAACTGAATGGTGCCGTAGATGGGCACCTTACTCGACTGGCTTGCCCATGTGGCGCTGTTCTGCACCATAGTGGAGTAGTGTTCATCCCCGTAGGCGGGTCCCGACACGACCACACGAAGTTGGACGCCGGCCTTGCGGATTCCGGTTTCCACCCGTCGTGCTCGAGCCATCGGTGAACTCTGACCGACCACGTTGACGTGCACGTAGCCCTGAATCCTGATCATGTCGCAGGACTCCAGATCATACACGAGCGTATCGGTGAGGGGCACCTTGGCCCAGTCACCGGACGTCGTGGAGTGATAGGTGGTCCAGCCCTCCACATACTCCGTATCCGACCGGACCCGGGTATGGACCTCGGAGGTAATGAACTCCGACGCCAGGATGGGCGACGAGACGAAGGACAGAATAGCGATGACCAGAAGCATGAAGTGTCTCATAAGAATCTCTCCAAGGGTTAATTTTGATTACTGAATAATGAGACTGTTACTGAAACAGTAAAGAAGCATTTTATAAAAGTCAACAAAAAAATCACAACTCTGGAAGGGCCAGGGTGTGGAACGGGCGGCGATAGGCGGCAGTGGCGGCGACTCGAGTGAACCACCGTGAGACGTGAGGCAGAATCACCCGTGTTCCGACCGCACCACCGGTGACGTCGTAGGCGACGAAGAGAGCGTCTCCGTCACTGAAGACAGACCGAGTGATAACACCGTAGTCAATCCGGTCGATGACGTGGCCTGTCCGACTGACGACCACTACTTCGTTGCCTGCTGCAGCGTAGATGTAGCGGCCGTCTGAGTGTACCGAGACCACTTCAGAGCCAGGGTCGATCGTCCAGACGACAGAGCCATCATCTGGGCTGAATGCCGTAAGATACTTCCCGGCTGCGGCTGCGTGGCCCGCTATCAGCAGATCCTGATCCAGCGCGATTGAGTTGACCGTAGCACCGACGACCACACTCCAGTCAACCGTTCCGGCAAGATAATCGAGGCGCCGAAGTTGGAATCCTCCTGCTCCAGCTACGCCACCCATGAACACGTAACGACCGTTCGAAACTACTTGATTGACCGCCGCTGAATGGTCATAGCCCCATGTTGCAGGGCCAGCCAGTGACGGCGTGAGGGCAATTACCCAGTCACCGCTGGTGAAGGAAGCGCCACCGCTACAAGCGAGGATGACCTGAGTGCTGTCTGAGTAGCCGACGTAGCCCGACCCTCCGAGCGTGTTGTTGCTGTTGGTCAGGCTCCCATCGGCGCGGGCGACTCGGTAGACACAGGGCACAGCCGGGTCAGCGTAGTAGACCGATTCGCCATCGCTATGAACGTGGGATCTCTCCCCGGCTGTCGCGATCTGCCACAACTGAGAGCCATCGGTTCGTGATACGGCACGAAGATACTCGTTGCCGGCGCCGTCGTACCAGATGTAATACACCTGTTCACCGTCCGAGCAGACACGATATCCATTCGTTGCAGCAGCCGGGGAGAGATCCCAAAACGACGTATAGGGCGTGTCGATCCCCACCCACGGGCCTTTGACGAAGCCGCCAGAGTTTACGGGTAGGGTAGTGATCAGGCCCTCGAGCGTCTCGTAGTTCTTGATGTAGTTGGCGACAACGTCGTCCTCAAGGTCTTGGAAACTCGGAGAGACAATGTCGTAGTCTTCCCGGCGAGTCGTGCTTATCTGAGCGGTATCTATTCCCCCATCTGCGTTGAACCGTCTCGCATCGGCCAGAAGAGTAGCATCGGCTCGAAGCGCCGGTTTGACCGCTGCTCCGATTGCGGCTGCCGCCTCCATCTCCACTTCGATCGTGAACGACTCTTCCGACCGGTAGTTGCCCGGGACAGCGTTGTCGTCCACGTAGGGCTCCGACTCGACACGAGCAGCGACCAGGAAGATGGACAGCCATCGCTCCTCGCCCGGGTTGGCGACTGTAGTGGATGCGCCGTTCTTGTCCACCGAACAGTCCACCAACTGTGCCGGCGTCACTGGAACGCGGTCCCCTGTCTGGTCGTATGCCACACCGGCAGCAACCGAAACGTTTGTGGATACAGGACCTGTCGGAGCGACTGTGAGTCCCCAGGCGACACCGTGCGAGCCGGTATAGCTGACGTCCATCACGTAGTTTTTGATCGCCTCGTCGACGTCAACGAACGCCTCATCCATGTCATCCTGCGTGACGATCTGCCCATGGTAGAAATCTGATCTGTCCATCATTCACTCCACTACACTACGATTCGGCGGAAATGCTCGTGAGATACCTTCATACGGTTGGCTATCCAGGTAATCGCCTTCTCTTCAAAGGCGGACGCCGGCGCCGGCAAGATGATGTCGAACGTATAAATCACGTTGGCTGAACTAAGTACCGTTTCGGTACCGAGTTTGTCAGTCCCCAGTTTCCAACTACTCTTGTGAACTGGGTACACTGTAGCGTTGATGCCCAGGAAGAATCGAATCACGTTCTCGATGCCCGCCGCCGTCCCGGTCTGCCGGTAGATGGGGATGAGCGTCTGAACGAGGGCGCGCTTCTGCACTACCGTCAGAGCGAATGGGAACGGATTCCCAAGGTCGGTCAACATGTCATCAAGGAACGTCTCAGGGGCCAGGTCCGGATCGATGATGTCCGTCCATCGATCGATGTAGACCAGTAGCTCATCCAGAATCGGCTGGAGGATGTTCTTGATGAACCGAGCCAGATCCCCCGAGTCGTCCCGTGACCAGTGCATGGAGGCGATCATCTCGTCCAGTGCGACGACTCTTCCGGATGGCTGCCCGTTGGCGACCACCGCCTTAGTGCTCCCCGTTGGAAGCGGGTCCGGGTTTGCATTGGCGTAGATCGGCGCCGTCGTGGTCAGCGTGTAGTTGCCGTTGGGGACGCCGTAGCAGTACAGGTCGATGACGGCAGCCGCCGACAGGACAGCGCTGCGAGGTATGACGGTATGCTCGTCCTCGCTTGTGCCTGTGAGCGTGTACGTCGATGCCGTGGTGCTGTTTGCCTGTGCCGGGTCCAGTGCCGCACTGAACGTGATACGAAGAATGGTTTCGGGCCAGAAGGCGACAGGGACGACGGATACGATTGTCGGAGCAGCCATGCTTACCTCTACGGGATTTCGGCCCCGGTATCACCGTTCCACACCGCTACGGTGCCGAGTTTCGGGAACTCCACCAGGTTGATGGTGTAGTCGTCAGCCGCACCATTGAGCGTCGTCGCACGACCGTCCACCGGTGTTCCGACCTTCCTTACCCCTGCCGTGTTCTTCACGATGGCGTTGATATCCGACCATCTAATGGACGGTTCCGGATCGTCGTTCTCATCCCGCATGTAGTAGCCGAAGTTCACATTTGAATTCGGCTGCAGGTAGTCGTCAGCCGTCGCATCACTCACCACTGGCTCAAAGAACGTTGTCAGTGATGCGACGATGGCGGCCTTCACGGTGGCTGCAACCGCGCCGGATGTCAGGTACACCCAGCAGACAATGTTGATGGTCGCGTAGGTGGGGTCCTTTACATCAACGACGTGGGTCACCATCACGGGCCGGGTCGTGCTGTACATGGTGTCGACGTTTGTCTTCAACCCTGCTGATGGCGTACCGCCCCCGGTTGGGACGATGTAGACGTAGGTGGTGTTCTCGAGACTCAGGACTAATGGAGCTTCGTTTTTGGTGATGGCCAGGGCCCGTCCTACGCCGGTCACGAGACGCGCATTGTCCTCGAAGTCGGTGCGCGATACCGTGCGCTCGAGAGCTCGCAGGCTGGCAGGACCCGCCGTCCGAGCTGTCTCAATCGACTCCCGGTCTGTACCCAGGATGGACGCACCAGCCGCATTCGTTACGGCTACGGATACCGGTGTCCCGCCTACGGTCGTGAGCGTCCCGGAGATGTCCTTGATTGCGGCGGCCTCGACGTTGCCAGCCACCCCGCCACCCGTCTTGTACTTCACGGTGAGCGTCCCGGATGGCGCCACACCGTTTACGCCGTCCCCGAACCGGATGTATGCACGGTCGTTCTCATCCACCGTGACAGTGTAGTGCTTGTCCGTCGAGATCGAATCAAGGAAGTTGGAGACCTCTGAATAGTCCATTGCGTCAACCTGAACATATCCACCGTTGGCCACAGCAAGTGAGTCGTCTAGGAACGGAGTCCTACCCAACTTGATTACCTGGCCTGTAGACCCGTCCACTTGCCACGTCTCGTCATCCCAGAACTGCGAATGTTCAGCGGTACCATTCACCGATGTATTTCCCGCTGTAATCGTGACGGCCGCCAGGAGCTGAAATTCTGTTGGCGTCGACTCTCGCGTCTTTACGATCGTTCCAGCCGGGATGATGATGTCCTCACCCAGGGCAGACGCGATCGAGAATGTGACGGTGTGCTGTGCAGCAGTCGCCCCGCTCATCTCGTACTGGATGAGTTTCAACAGGCCGATCATATTCCGCCGCTGCTGGGCAGTGGTAATCCGACTTTCACCAGCCTGATTGTCCTGATAGTAGGAGAGAATGTCTCCGATAAAGGCGAACGCCTGCAGCAACTGATTGCCGAAGTTCGCCTCGTTGTAATCAGTCCATGCGGGAAACTGCTGCTGAGCGAGCGCCTGTTCCCGGACCATCAACGCTGCGTAGTCACGATCGGTATAGTCAGCCATGTCAGATCTCCACCGTCGCGGTCTGGTCCACTACGACGCGGTTTGACGGCACGTTCGCGGTAATCAGTCGGTACTGGACGTCGATACTGCGCGTATTGGTAGTGGCGTCATTCTTTACGACAACCTCAGTCACCCTTACCCGTGGTTCCCACCGGCGTAATGCTTCCTCGACGTAGAACTGAGCCAAGGCATCTGTTGTCGGTCCAAGGTTGCGGTGTCTGAGCATACCCAATCTCGAACCGAACGTGTGCTGCCATGGCAATTCGCCAGCACTCAATCCGTTGGGCATAGCTGACTGAGTGCCAAGAATGTTTTCGATGCACGATTGGACTAGGGCAGCATCACCGCCGTTCACGAAGTCTTTGCCTTCTCTTCGAAATGGTGACAGCACTCCGAAGCCGAGAATCTTGCTGGCCATAATCACCCCTGCGCCCCGGTGGCATCGGTCAAGTCGACCGCCGGATCAATAACGCGCATACCGCTATCGTCGAACGCCATGACGCGCATAACGTGTGATCCAGAAACATCATTCGCATTGTGCCAGTAGCCGTAACCGAGGGGGCCCCCTACGCCCGTAAACACCGACCCATTCCAGCCGAGCGTAGTCCACCCTGTGGTGGGGGCGGTCGCGGAATTGGCTAGACTGTACATAGCGTGAGCGCCCAGGTTACCACCAGCGGGCTGCAACGCGATAGCGAGCCAGACACCCGCCGCCAATTGCCCCGCTGTGATCACGATCCCGGCTGAGTAGGAACCGGCGTGATCGGCGTACACCTTGTACTGCCCGCCGATCCATTGGATATAGGCCAGACAGCGCCTATCTCTATTGGATCGGAGATGAACGTGGATTCCCGCCGCGTCAAAGTTGACCGGGAGATTACTCGTAATTCGGCTGTAAAATACCTGACCCTGGCATATACTGGGCGTGATGAGCTTCGACCCCATCGGCGTCGTGTTCGTCCCGGTCACCCATGACGACGTTGCTGCTCCGGCCTTGACCGTCCTGGCGTTTGCAAGGCTGGTATTGTCATTACAGTTGGGTTTATCGCTCTTTGCTGTATTCTCATACGTCCACGGAGCAACGTAGGCGTCCGCCTGATGGACCAGTCCAGATGTGTCGAACAGAGTGCCGTAAACAGTGGGCGTAGCACCAGCGACAAATGGGTCAAGGTACGAAGCAAGACCCTCACAGAACGGGTTAAGAGAATCTTCGCATTGAGCCGATGATCGTTGAGCAGCAGAAATCTGCCCCGCGGCTTCCAGTGCGTCAGCTATTTCCCCGGCCAATCCGGTCGGAGGATTAACAGTCCCGCCATCCAGTGCCACGTCTACTCCGTGTTTACATTACCGCTCTTGTTGGCGGCAAGGTCTGCGGCCATACCTGCTGTTGTTACCGCTGTGATGCCACCCGCGCCATACTTGGTAGTAAACCCTGTCACATCTGCCGAGAATGCCACTGGGATAGCAGCAAATCCAAGTGGAGCCGCCGACTTCAACAGTTGAGCAAAGCCGTTCAATAAGTCACTGACGATGTCACCCCACGCTACTGGATGACCTGCTGTATCGCTTCCCAGATACACGTTGGGCGCGTTGACGATGACCTTACTCGAACCGCTGATAACGGTCTCACCAGACTCGAGATCCAATTCCAGATGGTCATCTGTCGTCTTCGAGCGCAACTTCAGGGACCGCTGACCGGACCTCTCGTCAATCTCTATTATCCACGAATCGGTCTCGAGGATGGCCTTGTCGACGTGGGCATCCGTAGGTGCTTCTCCGTCGCCCCAGTGTGACGGCATGTAACGAGGGGCCTCGATATCTCCGGCGACGAAAAACACTGCCACAGACGCATTGACCTTCGGCACCCACCACAACCCGCCCTGGCCCGCGCCGCCGCCAGGAACACCCACCGGGAATGCCCAGTCACTCTCCTCGAGTATCCCCGGGACAGTAACCTTCACCCGCCCGAGTCCGTCCGGGTCGTCGCGCTCCAATACGAAGCCGTCATACAGTCCGTACAGTTTCTGTTCTGGGTATTGAGTATCCGGATCCCAGACCGACATATACTCCTACTTCTTTGGCAGGAAGTCCTCACGAGGTCTCTGCACCTTGGGAGTCTTCTCTCTGTTTTCTCGAGCCGCCCCTACGCTGGTGTCCTTGCGGTTACTCGGCTTCCCGATGGCGTCACGACGCAACTCAAGATCCGTGTAGTACCCACCGCTGATCTTGTGGACCGCTCTCACCACATAGTAGTTGCCATTGAGCAGGGTTCCAAAGTTCTCCAGCCTGATCACTCTCTTGGCTGTAAGAGTCGGGTCACCAACGACCGGGAGGCGCAGTTTCAGTTGTGATTGCTGGGTGACTCGGTACTTAGCCTCAGCGGTCTCCTTCAGGTGCTGGTCGTTATGCCAGGCTTGAAGCGACAATGATCGGAGAGGCTTGGAGGAGAAGGGAACCGCCTCCTGAACGAGCGTTGCCGGGCCAAGAACGGATGTGCTGACGTTTGATTTGCTGGCCTTGTGCTTACGCACCTTCTTTTTTTTTGGGTCGACTGCAACCGTCTCCATGGAGCCCGGCTTGTTTTTTACGCTGTGCTCAAGTTCGGGAGTAAGCACTATCTCAGATCGATCTTTCGCCCCGCGCCAGACGAACGTCCGCACTGGTGCCTGCTGATGATCTCGAGGATGGAAGTGGAACGTGTCGTCCACATCAATGAACCATTCACACCCGAGACGTGCACCCCATCGCATGAGGAATTGAGCGTAGGTCTCCTGACTTTGCTGGACCACCTGACGCTTCACATTTGAGGCACTGATACTGGTCTTTGTGTGGCCCATGTCCTTCGCCATCTGTGCGGCGATCTCGTCGACGGACAGTCCCTTCCACGTCTTGGTCAACTTCTCATGGTGAAAGTCGCTCTCCTTACCGTATGCCTCGACGGTCAGGCGAAGAAAGCCTTTCACCACCTTGACCTTCATCGCCCGCTTGAAGGACAGTTTCGATGGATATCCAAAGGTGAACTCGATCTTGTTCCCAGGCAGGAGAATGGGGTCTTCAAAGAACGCTAGGTCGGAGTTGTTCACCTGCAGCGTGAGTTTGTCCACGCCAACTGACCGGTCCTCGAAGTTGAAACTCTCCACCCGTTCGGCAGGCAGATCGATCGCCTCCCCTTTTTCAGGGACGATCTTGATGAAAAATACGCCACCTTCGTTTACCCGGATGTCCATCGTCAGTCCTCAAACCCGAAGAGTTCTTCAGCAAGAACGCGGTTGGACGGGGCATAAAGAATGATGCCGGGTTCGAGTTCCAGGGTTGGATCTGCGATGTTGTTGTAGACCGCTATCACCCAGTACAGTTCTCCGGCTCGAGGATTGTTTGGGTAGAGTCGATGGGCAATGTGCCAGAGTCGCTCCCCCTCAAACACTGTAACCTGTAGGTTGTCCTCGCGCTCTTTGAAGCGAAACTTCTCCAGACGTGGATCCTCTGCCAACAGAGTCGTGCCATCCGTGATGGTTTCGCTGTACAGATACCGGCTGGGGAATAACGCGCTCATCGTCGCGCTCCAAAGAATCGAACATCCTGACTATAGATGGCGGTCGCTCGAGCCTCCATCACCTCAAGTTCAATTCTGCCAAGCATCGGGCGCATGTCTGCTGTCTTAAACCGGGTGATACTTTCCTTCCATCGTTGGACCACGCATGTCATACTGATCCAGTTGGGCCATACCACCAGAATAGGGGGAGGACTCGATCCAAGCCCCGACTCACTTTGTGTCGGGTAGCATAACGATTCAAAAAATCTAAGGGCGTCCGCCATCTTTTGAACGTTGTCAGAGATGGCCTGCAGGTCGAATGCCAGAGATATAGCCTGCGCATTGGTGTTGCGATACTGAAGTGGAGTGTACCCCAACCCATCAGCCTGGATGACGTTGTAGACGACTTCGAGTTGTCTGGTCACTTCTGTTGGGTTGTACTGACACTCATATTCCTCGGTAGTATCCGTATTTACGATGACCACCCTGGGTGGACGAGTCTCCCATGGGATAGATGGAGGAGGCGCAACACTGCGCTCAAGCTGAGTATACTCCACCCGCTCGAGCCTGTTATTGGGCTTGACTGGCTCGTGTTGTACCCGCTCGAGTCGTGCCATGCCGCCTCCTAGTACGCGTACTCCGGTTCGTCCATGAACATCTCGTCTTCGCCGTCCTTGGTGCGACGGTGAACCATTCCGGCGATTTTATCACCGTCGAGTTCCAGGGCGATGTGGGTTTCGATCGGTATATTGGCTTGTTCCCTTAGCGCGTCCCGTATCCATGCTTCGTTTTGACTGGCTTCCCATCGACGCTTTGCGTCAGATTCCAGAGCGCCTGATCGAACGACCATAGGCAGGCTTTCCATCGGGTCCTGATCGTATACGTCACCCCAATCATCCTCATTGAGTGTTGCCCTATTTCGTGGCCCGGCCCTTCTACTTGGTCCAGTTGTTAATGCAGGAGCGACCTTGTCCCATGATTCTTTTTTCTCTTGTGTCGTTTGCATCTGCGCGAGAGTCTTGATGGGGCCGACCTGGAATTTCTCGGGAATCATTCGCGCGGCTTTGATGATCATGTCCATCACAAAACCGAGTTGTATTTTGATAAAATCAACGAATAGCGAAAAGCCCTCCTTCATGACACTAACGAGATAAATCCATTCTGTCTTGATTCTCTTCCATCTATACGCAACCATAGCTACTACGGCGATGATGCCAGCAATCGCCAATCCTGCTGGATTAGCAACCATGGCCAAGTTCAACTGCCACTGTGCCCATCTCCACGCCACTGTGAGTGCAGTGATGATCTTGACTGCTGAACCATACGTTCCGAGAGCAGCAGCATATGCCAGGGTCGCACCTTTGATACCACCGTAGGCAATTACGACCATCTCAACGACTTCTTTGTGCTCCATAAGGAATCCGGTCGTTTCCTTGATGGCGGTACGAACCGAAGCGAAGCCTTCCTGCGCTGCCAGGACAAAGGCGCGTACCCCTTGGTTCTCTGCCTTCTCGAGTTCCTGTTCCATCGCGCTACTCATCTGGCCCGTGGTCAGGATGTCGATGAAGGACTTCAACACCAACTTCACTTCAGACCAGTGGTCGCGCATCAGTAGGATGATCGGCAGTAGTGGCAGAATTGTCCCCAGACCAAGCCCAAGAAGCGATAGTTTAAACGCGGACAGAAGGGGTATCAGGAGACCCAGGATTGCCTTGGAAGCAGCGAATGCGCTCACCAGGCCAACAAAGGCAGATGCCGCCAACACTATCTGCACGATGCCAGACTTGGTTTCGGCAGGAAGTTGATCGAACGCGTACAGGAACTTGTTGAGCGTATCGGTGACGAGTTTTACCGCGGGTCCGAATACTTTCGCCAGCGGTTCACCGAGAACGATCCCGATTGTCTCCATCGTGCCCTGGAGAAGCACTTTCTGGCCTTCGAAGGTGTTCTGGATGTTGTCTCGGAATTGAGCCATCGTACCCGTTGAATTTTGGAGTTGCTGGCGAAGGTATGCCAGCGCATCTCCACCCTTCAGAATCTCGCCACTCGCAGTCGTGACTCCATTTTTCAACTGCTCCATCACGGCCAGAGATGCGGTCATACCAAACGTACCAAGTGCGTCGTCCAGGGTTTTTGCTCTTTGGACATCAGACATGTGTTCTGTCTTCGCTGCCAGGTCCAAGAGGATGTCACCGAAGTCCCGGAATTGTCCCTTGTCGTTCGCAACTGCGATGCCGAGTTCGTCGAATGTGGCCTTGCCTGTCGTGCTCATTGAGAGAAGGGCACGGTTGACTGAGTTGGCCACCACGCTCATATCGAGTCCAGCGTTCTTGGCCAGACCCATGGTAACGAGCATTTCGGTCAGTCCCTGCTTACCTGCGATGGCACCCTTAGCAGAGTTGGCCAATGCCACCTGGAGATCGGTCGACTGGATTGCAGTAAGGTTTGAGATCTTGGTCAACCGGTCAAGAGCGAACCCTGCATCATCTACGCCGATGCCGTAGATCTTCATTGCAGCACCGGCGATGGTCGCGGCGTCGGCCACACTCAGTGACTGCCCCGCTGCGAAGTCCAAAGTCGGAATGAGTGTTGTAAGTTGCTCATTGACAGTGAAGCCGAGAGACGCCATGTTCTGGAGTCCTTCGACGGCCTGTGTCGGACTGAACTGGGTGGCTATGCCAGCGTCGATAGCGGCTCGACGCAGTTTGACCAGTTCTTCTGATGTGGCGCCCGATACGTTGCGGACTTTGGCGAGCCCGAGTTCGAATTCACCAGCTCGATCTGCGAGGGATTTGAACGCCATCAGCGGAGCAGCGGCCATCCCGATACCGGCGAAGGCGATGCCCATCTTGTGCAGGGCGGAACCAACATCCATCGAACGTGTGGAGATGTTTCGGTGCAAGTTGCCGAATGCCCGATCCGTATCGAGGATTCCTTGCATGCCTCGATTGACGAAGTCGAAGACCACGCCGAGCCCGAAACTACCATTCAATGCCATCATACACCCTTGAGATGAGACACATCAGTGCTACTAGCCCCACTATGGCACCCGATGACATGGGCTGGCGAATCAGGGATGTGAGGGACGGAATGTGACGACGTAACCCACCAACGTCATCTAGTGATGGATCTGATTTTTAGGCATCAGTGGGTCATTTTGACTGGTTCGCTTCTCGTATCGCCTTGGAATCGGCCTCGAGTTGGTCCTCCAGCATCTGAGCGTATGCTATCAGATCCGGTGCGTCGAGTTCCATGATGTCGCGGTAAGACCAGCCGAGTCCATACCCGTCCTGCCGGTATGAGAGTTTGAAGATGAGCTTTCGAAGCGTCTCCTGTGAAGGGATAGGGAAAGGTAGCCAGAGTCGGTCAGTGCTCGTTACCGGTCGGAGACAGCCGCCTGGTGTCGGCTCCCGTCGCCATCGGTCAGAGTCCTCTTCAGTGTCTTCGCTGCACTCCAGAAGCCTTTCCCACCGAAAGGGATTTCGATCTCGGTTCTCCTCCGGCATTCCTCACAGACGACGGGCACGGCTGTGTCGACGCCGCAGTCGACCGTTTCCCAGTGCTTCATCAGCCAGTCCTGGTCGTAGCCCTCGATGTACTCTCGGATCAGTGCGTCGGTGGTCATCTTCCCGTTGATGGTCGCCACCCGGTAGCCGAGAATCGCGGTCACGAGTTCGTTCTTCTTCTGCTTACGAAGCTTCGCCAGTTTCGTCTGGTCTCTGCCTCGTAGAATGTTGAACTCGACAACTGCGCCACTGTCCGGGAGCGTCGTCTTGAATAGCCGTCCCTCGGTCAGGGCTTGGATACTCTCCTCCGGGAGTGGGCGCACAATGAGTTTGCTCAGGTCGCCCTCTTCCTGGTTCGGATGCAGGCAAGTTGGATGCGGACACGTCCAGTCGTACTCGATGACGTCGCCGTAGGTCCATCGCCGTAGGTAGTACAGAAGTGCGGTGTGGTCACCCACCAGTAGTTCTGACGGACGGATGTGCTCGTCCAGGTCATAGAACGGCGGGATGTCGTAGATCCCGGTGGCGACCGACGTGAAGATCTGACCGACGATGTCAGGAGAATGTGCAGCACTGGGAGAAGCCAGGATATCGAGTTCCGGGGTTTGAAGCTTACGGATTTCACACCCCAACCCCGAAGGGAGAGTAACGCGGATGGTCTTCATTTGTCTCCTTCACATTCGCTGAATTGCAGACTACTCGGCCAGAGCGAAGTAATCGTGCTCGAGCACCATCTCTTCGATGGTCGCCTCGTTCGAACTGTTGTCCCAGTCCCCGGCCGTGAACTTCTTCGGCCATGCATTCACAACGTTCCACCGTCGAAGCACGACACCGGAACGGTCTTTTTGAACGATGGAAACGTTGCGCTTCACGACCTGGCTGGGAAGGCCGATACCGGAGGCGCCCTCGTTGACGGCGATGGCCCAGGCATAGGTGTCCAGGTCATCGGTAGCCCCGCGCTTCAGCGTGATGGGCTCGAACTTCACACGCCCGGGGTCCTTGGCAGCGGGACGGTTCAGTCCGCCTTCGTTGATCTCGATCGTTTCAGTCTCAAATGACAGGCCCGAACAGGACATGAATCCTGCCCATGCGATGCCGTCGATCTGGACCTCAAAGAGGTATTTCTTGTAGTAATTCCGGGGGGTCCCGAAGGCCATTGATACTCTCCTTATCCGCCGTCAGCCGTTACGCGCCCGCTGCTGCCAGTTCTGCCTGAATATCACGCATGTCCTGCTGGAACGTGACGATAATGAACTCCGCAGGCTTCTGCGTTGCGAGCCCGATCTCGCCGTTGATCCTGTTGACGAAGACCTCGGTGGGCGGATTCAGATCGTCACCGAAGTTTACCGTGTAACTGTCTGCCGGGGTGGCCCCACGGAACGCACCGGCAGTATACTGCGTGTACAGGAAGGCCCGAATTGACTGTGCAATCTCGTTCCATAGCCGAGCGTCGTTGTTCCGGTGACGGTAGGTCTGGAGGTTGTCCTCCACGACCTTCTCGATGTAGAGCACACCGCGCCGCTCCGACACGCTGGGGAAGTTGCCGGTTCCCTTCAATGTTCTTGCCCCATCGACGTAGTAGACGCCGTTCGCGTTCTTGGTGATGGGGTTGATCCGTTCCGGGAAGACCAGCCCGCGCGCCGCACTCTTCTGGACCTCGGTGGTCTCGAGCCCTTGGGCGCTCCTCAGCCTGCCGACTTCCTCACCAGCGGGCGGGAGGTAGACTCCACCCAGTTTGGAGCCGTCCACCCGTCCGTACAATCCGGAAATCAGTCCGGAAGGCGGAATGGTGATGGTCTCTGCCGTACCGTGGACAGTCTTGTCAGGGTTCAGTACCTTGACCCGTGGCCAGTAATAGGCGCCGTACTCCGACAGGGCCTTGAGCCCGCGACTGGTCAGGTCGGACTTGGCTGCTGATGCGGTCAGATTGGCCGGGGGGTCGATGATAGCGAAGAGCCTGCGATCTTCGGCGTAGTTGATCATTCCCGTCGAAACAGCGGACAGACTCGAGCGATCCGGGACGACCAGCACGGTACCATCCATGACGGTATCGAAGGCGTACAGCCCGGTTCCGCCTGCCTGCGACCCCGTGTAGTCGGTATCAGCCAGAGCCGAGATGCCGTCATTGCCACCCGTAAGCGTGTAGGTGGCGCTTCCTGGACGATCTGCTGGTGCGCTGTTGGCGCTGTCCAGATCTGTGACCGCAATGTAGTTGGACCCCGTCGTAACGTCGTTGATCAGATCCTCAACGTACCGGTCGTCGGTGTCGCTCATCGACAGGTCTTGCCATGTCTCCTTGAGGATGCCACCCTGGTACACCTTGAGGTTGAAGTAGTACGAGGAGGCGTTCGATGCTGCTGATACGATTGCCGTGAGTCCATCGCCCCACCCGCCCGGCGTCTTGGCGTCGAACTTGAGCGTATTGACCGCCAGCGATGCGTTGGCGCCCGAATGAAGGGCATTATCGAATCCGATGATCGCATCGGCTGTGGATGCCGCTTGGACCTGGACGGACCCGGTTGCACCTGCGGTGTCTGTCTCGAGTTTGACCCGGTCCCCTACGACCGTAGCCGTAAGCCCGGTAGTATCGGCATTGATTCGATCCCGCACCTCGGCAGGGGTGACCGCGTCGATGTTGGCGACGTCACCCGAGCCAGTGGCCGCGCCGGCCTGGAACTCGAGTTTTCCAGCCGCGTTTGCAGTGCCACCGGTAATCTGGATGGAGGCGCCCGTTCCGCGCTGATTGGTCTCCATCGTCACGCCGGCACCGGCATTCACGTATGCTCTGCATCCCTGAGCATACTTATTGATACCGTTGGCGACCTCGAGCGCCGTCGCGGCAGTGATATCAACGAAGTCTGCCGTGGCGAAAGTAATCGTTGGCTTGGCCGTGCCTCCCACGGAGTAGGTCAGGGTCAGCCCGTCTGCGAGGACATAGGGGCCAGCTCCAGCAGTCGCACGGGTCGCCGCCGAAGCGTCGAACGTCACGGTCTCATTTCCACCGCCATTGGTGGAGATAACCAGGGTGTCAGCGGGCTCGAGGTCGTATGTGCCATCAATGCTACAGGTCGTGGTGCCCTTCGTGGCGCTGGATGTGCTATTCGCCGCCGTTACGGTCGAAGTCGCCGCAGCGACAGACGTTGAGTCTGTGATGTCCGAGTAGTGACACGTCCGACTTACCCAGCACCGCCCGCCGCCCTCATTGAAGTGGGCCTCGATGGCAGTGCGTAGAGTCACATTGGACCGGTGTCCGCCGAAGATCTTGGTGTAGGTCGCCAGGTCAGCGATCTCGGTGGGTGTGCGGATCGGGCCGCGTTCTGTGACACCCAGGAACAGGCTGACCGCTGTGCTCGAAGTCTGAAAGATCTTGAGCGATGGGTTGGCCTCTTGAATTTTGACCTGATTACGCTGAAGCGACATAACATCCTCCAGCAGCCGCTACAGCGTAATCATGGGTGCCGGGTCACCTGGAACCGGGCGATATCTGCGGATTTCCTTTAGAGGTCCATTCGGTTTAAGCCTGCGTGAGACGTCCTGGCAGCGAAGAACGGACGCGTCGACGGTTACGGTCTCGCCAGCCAGGATGGTCATCGTGTAGGGTATGCCATCCCTCGCAAACGGCCCATCCAGAGCGCATGTGACCATGTTTGCGCGGTCGGTATTTTTGAGTTCAACGACATCTCTCACGACTGGCTCCCGTAACTGAGGATGATGCTGCTCGAGTCCGTCACCGGTCCCTGCTCCAGGGTCTCGCCGTCCTCGAACAGAACGCCTTGAACCACGAATCTGCATGACGCTTCCCTTACATCCGAATCATTTGCCTTACTTGGGAGATCGAATTCTTCAATCAGATCCCAATCGTATTCCAGAGTCGTCCCTGACTGTGTAAGCACAGCCAGTTTCGGCGTAACAGTCAGCGTCTCTGTAGTGTGATGTACCAGCGAGAAGAGCTCGACGTCAAAACGCGCCCCGATTGTAAGCTCAAAAACGAGGTTGCAACGGGTGGGAGCTCTCCGCTTTTCAAACGACACCGGGTCTCCACCAGCGTCGTAAGTGATCGACGTAGACTCCTGCGTCTCGGTCCATGCGTCCTTTGGGCCAGAGAGTGGCCCATTTAATGTGATACACGGAAGCGAGGCGTGCTGAGGAATGCTCTTGGTATCGCTGGTATTCGGATCGTATTCCGAGTGGCTAAGGCGCGACACATCCTCGATCACTTCACGCCGGAAGATCCGGACGACCGCCTCGATCACTTCTTGCAGATGAGACGGAGCCGTAAGGTTTGGGCGGCCATAGGTGAACGCACTGGCCTTTGTCGCCGTCTGCTCGGTGTCGATGTTCTGTACCGAAACACTGACCACTCCCGGGTCATGAGACGGTGACTGGCACACGATCCGGGTAGCACTTTGCACCTGAACGTTCAATGCTTCATCGGTGCCGAACTTGACCAGCACCTTATCCTCGTCGCCCTCGCCTACCTCCTGAACGGGGAAGTTGGTTCCGGTGATGAGCACATACGTTCGGCCTCGAGTGAGCCCAGACGACGGTGACACTGTGGAGATGGTAGGTGCAGGCATCACCGGCCTCCAAATCGACGAACAGACTGTCTAAATTCACTGAACGCTCGCTCACGGATTCGATCCGGAGACTTGCTCTTATTCTACCACTGTACCGGGCCGATGAAAGGGCGCGCCGGCGTTTGGAACGGTCCCAGTACAGTGGTAGAAGCCTTAAGCGGGGCAGCGACGAACCCCATCCACCAGAGTAATGCCCAGAACTTCCGAAGTTTCGGCGTGACTCGGATGTAGAACTTCTTTGTTCCTAATTCCTGAGCCATCGCTACATTGATGAGTTTGGCGCTCCACCCTTTACCGCCATGAAGATTCGTCCTGCTCTTCCGATTGACTCCGACGAAGACCTGGAATCCTTTGACTGTTGGGTTGACTGGTGTGATGGTCTTGATCGACCGCATCAGCGCACCAGTAACCGCCAATGCTTTCGTACCTGAGTTGCGGTTGAGTTTCCGTATCGCCAATGTCAGCGGACTGAGTTCAGGCGGGACGATATCCTGCTTGACGATGCGCTCCTTCATCTCCTTCTCGTAAAGAAGCGCTTCCTGCTGTACAGCCCTATGAACGATCTGGGGAGCAACGATGTTGAGCGCCTTTAGCATCGGTCCAACAGTTCTCCAGTCACCTGTCAGCCTCATCTGGCGTACCGATCCTCTTGGCTGAATGTCACTACCCACAAGTGCTGACTGACCATGAATCCTGACGGGCGGACCTGATCGACCTTCAGTGGTGGCCGGTGGTCAGTAGCACCGGGATCGTCGTCGAACGAAATCAGAAGTACGCCGTCCTCGTCATAGACAGACACGAGCCGGTCATTCGTTCTGATCAGACATTCGCCGCCAGAACCAATCAGTGAAGCGGTTACAAGATCGTCATGGTCGAACACCAGTTCAATCTGAGTAGTCGGTGCAATACCACCTTGCACCATTCGCAACTTCTCCCATGTATCTGTTGAGATCTGAGCGTACAGAGTGACCTGTGTCTCGGCCCTGATGAGGTCGGCTATTCCATCGCCGTTGTCGTCGACCCCAACCGGTTCACGCAGTAGGTCGTTGTAGCCGGGTGCGTCGTCGCTCTCTGTGTCGAGTCTGCCGACAATCACCTGGTACTGAGTCACCAGGCCAGGGTTCAGATCGAGCATCATGCTGACCCCACATACGAAGCACGCATGTTCATGGTCAAGATAGAGTCGATCTCAGGGTCGCCCGTGAACATGCCACGCCCGACCAGTTGCGCCGAAGATGTGACGCTGAAACTCTGGTCCTTTGTCTCCTGGCTCGAGATACGAAACCGGTGGCGCAAAGTGTCACGCTTATGTGTCTGCGACAACTTCGGGAGTTCGCGCACTGTGAGTAGGGCGCAGGCACGCTTGATGAGCCGTGGTGTCTTACCTCTCACGTTCGACGGATCATAGTCGGTATAGCCGAAGTAACCGGACAGTTGGACGTTGCCGCTCCCCTCGGGCCACTTGCCATCCTGGTCATCGTACAGCCGCATTTCACGGCGAGTAGTGTGCAGGAGTTCGATCCGTGGATTCTCGCGGTCATCCATCGTACCCGTCACCTGACCTCGCAGATGACGGGTGTAGACCATCACTGTGTCCAGGCCCACTTCATACAGCGTCGACCCGTCAACACGGCTGGTGACCTCAATCTTGGAGATCGAAATGATGGGTATGGGCAGTTCGAGAACGTGCGTTCCTGAGCCATCAACGATGAACGGCGATGACTCGGGGAACGCTCTGGGAGCGAACCATCGACCGGTCATTACGTCGATGTACTGGGTAGCTACGTCGATGGCATCTGCTACCTGATCGTTGGGGTAAGCCGTAACGGTGAATCCCTGATCTCGCATCTCCTGTACCGTCAGATACGAACTGACCAAAGACGTGGCAGCAACAGCCGTCTGGAGTGTGTAGACGGTCGCCGCCTCACCCTCGTTGACGACCACCGTCCATCGGTCGTAGTACGTGCCCGCCGAGTCGTAGTTGGCAGCCAGCCCGGTCACTTCGTAGATGCCGGTCTGTACCTGGACGATATTGGACCCGGTGATGGTCTGCAGGACTGTCACACCGTCCGTATCCAGAATCTGTACCGACGTGATCGAGTACGGATCGAAGTAGGTGTAGGTGGCAGTCGCTTGGAATTTGATCTGAAGGAGAAGGTCGGTACCGACCAGGGCAGTGTCACGAGTGGTGGCCATGAGGCTTACTCCTCAGTGGCGGACAGGATAATGCTGGCTTTGCCTGAAGCGTAGACGGTGGTATTCGCCCGAATCCAGCGAGCGTACTCACTGACGACCTCGAGCGATGCTTTTGGGATTTGGACACCCGTCATCCCCACCAGACCGGCATTGCCCACGTCGACGAAGTTGACCCCGTCTAGACTCACCTGCAGCGAGACGGTTCCATCCCACTGGACTGCACCATCCATCACCTGGACATGCAAAGGGGTCGCAAGCGGTGGGATGGACTGCGCCCTACCTGCGGCTACAGATTCGGGGACCGGGAGTTCTCGTTTCCACGGTGTCGCCATGGCTTCTCCTGTTGTGCAGCAGGCTCTTCAGGTTCCGTACCTGCTGGTCATGCTGCGCACTTTCGCTGGTCAGGTACTCGATGGCAAGAGCGGGCCCTCGAGCGTGCGGGTCCGAGAAGACAAGACGGAACTTCCCGTCATCCAACCGTTGAGCGTCTTCCATACTCAACCTGGATTGGCCAGAGTCATCTTGTATCAGCAGCCATCCGGCCAGTCCCAAGTCGGAAGTGATATAGAGACTCACCGCCGTTTCTCCGCACGAAGAGTTTTGCCACTCCGTCTGACGGCAGGCTCCGGGACCTTCACCAGACTCGGCCCATCGGCCCGTTTGCCAGAGTCGATGACTTCGGGCTTCTCTTCCAGTGCCGGTGCCGGCGCTTCGGCCGAGTCGTCCCAGTTGTCACTGGACGAAGGCGCCACCGGTTCCGGTTCGGGTGCGGTCACGACGGGCTCAGCCACCAGCACTTTCTCGGGTTCGACGATGGGCGATTCACTGAGACGTCCCACCCGCTTGGTGTCCACCATCGCGTCCTTCGGAATCGCAGCGCTTACCCGTTCCCCGGTCGCCTGTCGCTGCTGTCGCTGCAGGGCGAGTCTCTTGGCCATGGCCTCGGACTGCTCGAGGTTGATGACCTGCTCGTGGGTGAACACCTCGAACACTGGCGGGCTGTTCGGGTTCAGCACATTGCTGCGCTTGTTGCGAAGCCCCTCGCCAAACACGGTGGACACCTTGTACCACCCGTCGTGGTTGTACTCGAAATTGGTACCGCCGATGGTGTAGTTGCTCGGCTTCGGTTCGTTGGGACCGACACGACGAATGCGGACATAGAGGGAATCGGACATGAAGAAAATCCTTTCACATACACAGGTTGAGAGAAGGCTACGCGTTACCCACCAGGGACTCGTAGCCGGTGCCGGCCGTGGCCACACCACCGGTAAGATCGAGTACAGTTTCGAGCGTGCCGGAGAAGGTGTTGAGCGTCCGGGACGCACCCTTCCGAGACGTGGTGAGCGCCACCTTCGTCCCACCGCTCACGCTCGGGACTACGCCCAGCCGGTTCAGCCCGGCCTTCTCGAGCATGGTGACCACCTCGGCTGCGGTGGCTGCAGTGGCGTCAGTGGCGTTCGCGGTGGCGATTGCACTGGTAATGGGACAGGACATCGCCACCCCATCCAACTGGAAGGCAAACGTCTTCCCGCCGTTCACGTTGTACGTCTGGGCGTTGTTGGACACGATCGAACGTGCCGTCGCGGTCTTTCCGGCCGCCAGGGCGTTGGTCCTGAGTTCGTTTGTAAGGGTCACCAGGCTTGCTGCCGTCGCGCGCAGGTTAGTGACGTCGGTCGCGGCCAGGTTGTGATCCGTGGCCAGCGTGTTGGTCTCGGGTGCCGAGATGTGGAAGTAGTTGCAGACGCCCTGGTTATCCGCGCTTGCCGCCGAGAACTCAATCGTCACCACCAGATCCAGTGCTCCATTGGTGGCGAAGGTGTTTGTCGGCAGCGAGACGCCGGACACTATCGGACTTCCGGCTGCGCTGGGCTCGCAGATGTAGCCGTAGCCGATGACCGGCACGGCTGCACCGGGAGCACCGGTCGCCACCATTTCGAAGTCGCCCACGACGAAGTCATTGTTGGCAACGTCGATGGCGCCGCTGTCGAGCAGGATGGTCCCGGCCACACCACCCAGTCGCAGACGTACCCGAGCGGTGTCCGCGCCATTGGTGGACGGGAAATACGCCCCGAACCGCACCTTGAAGACCTTGCCCGACGTCAACGCGTTCGTAGCGATCGTCAGCGTGCGAGACACGGTCTCAGCGACAGTGTCCGTGACCGTTGTTCCGCCCGTCACCGTGGCCAGAGGGTTCTGAGCAGCGGGAATCGACCCCTGCACAGTCACCGCTGCCGGCGCACTCACTGCCGCCGTGGCGGGCTTGGTGTGCTGAATGCCCGAAATATCGGTCACCAGGTCCCGGATGACTGCCGCGAGCGAAGCACGATTCGGCATGTCTGCCGGCGCATCGCTCAGGTTCGCACCGCCTGCGAAGTGGCTCTTTCGAACCAGCGTGCGAACGACATCGCCAAAGAATCCCTTCATAGATCTCTCCCTGTAACTGAGGAGAACGGGGGCGTGTTAAGCCCCCGACCCGGTCAGCGAATTACGCAGCCAGCGGCACTCGAACTTCCGTTGCCTTTGCAACGGCGTCCTCTTCCTCGTACTGCACGGCCATACGAAGGGTCACCACCACGATGATCTCATCGCTGCTGATGTCCTCGTCGGTCTTGATGCTGACCTGGCGCCAGAAGCCGATGAGCATGTTCTGTCGCGGGGACAGGAGAACGGTGGTCTGGTCGCTGTTCGTTCCCAGCGTCTCGAGATGAACATCGACCGGCACCAGCGGAATGCCGCTGTACTGGATGCGCTTGTTCTCCAGCAGGTAGGCGTCCATACCCACCCGCTGACCGAACGTGTTCCTATACTCGACCTCGGCATTCCATCCGGTGAGGAAGGCCATGTCCTCGAGACTGCGCCGGTACTGAACCGGGATCTGCCTGAGCAGGAGACGCAACACATCGCCGGAGAGTTCGGCGTCGTTGGCGTCGTAGGTGTGGGACGTCGCCAACTTCACATACCCGTCCATGACGGCCAGGTAGGTATCGGAGCTGGTCGTGTCACCGTTGACCGCGAGTTCGTCGAGATCGCGGGGGACGGCGTCGAGCAGCCGGTTCATGATCGTGGTCCGGAGGTTTCCCCGCTCGATCGAGTCCTCGAGGATTGCGGTGTCCAGCCGAACCTCGGCCTTGAGGTACTTCGAATCGAGTTCCACCTTCTCTGTAACAGGCTTGGACCGGTCGTTCACACTGAGAGCGGTTCTAGCCGTGCCGGCACGCATGACGCGAGTGGTGAAGCCGATCTTCTCGACGAGCTGCTTCGGCGCGTTCATGGTCACGGTTCGCGCCATCGGCAGGACCACGGCCCGTCTGAGGATCTTGGCGACGAACTTTGCCGCCTGTGCGGGCTGGAGCACACCTCCATTACTGGTGAGCTCACCGAGCGCCATATCGGCTTTTTCGAACAGAGAACGGAAATCTTGTGCCATCTGAAATTCTCCCATCAGCAAGAGCGTTTAGCTCAACAGCGCAGCAATCGAAGCGGCTGCTATTACCAGGAATCGTCGTCGTCCGACGCCTTCTCCACACGGGGACGGCCCGTGGCGCCCGCGACCTTGTAGGATCGGCCCACGGCGTCGACTTCGGCCCACGGATCGGACTTCTCGGTGTTCTGCTTCCCGGCGTCAGCGTCCGATGTCGTGGTGTTGCCACCCAGCCCGGCATCCTTCAGCAGCGCAGCCTTTGCAGCGGCGTCCTTCTCAGCTGTGGCCTTATCGGTCTGGGCCTTATCGGCCTGGGCCTTCAGCACGGCATTCTCGTCCTTCAGTGCCTGCTGGGCCTTGGTGAAGTCGGTCATCTGTGCCTTGAGCGCTTCCATCTCGGCCTTCAGGGCAACGGACGGGTCGACTGCCGCGTTCTCGGTCTTCTCCTTGAGCGCGTCCGCGTTCTCGGTCTTCTCGGCCTTCGGCTTCATGGAGCCACCGCACGAACTGCAGAACTTGGCTTCCTTGGTGTTCATGGCCTTGCAGGACGGGCACGCCATGTCAGCCTTTTCCGTGGTCTTGTCGGCTTCGGTCTTCTCGGTCTCGGTCGGCTTCGTGGTGGTCTTCTCGATCTCGCTGATGAGCAGACCGACGCCGCCGTGAACGTCCTTCAGCGCCTGGACGGTTGCCGTGGGGTCCTTCTGGTGGTTCTCGCGCACGAACTGGGCGATACCCTTGAGTACATCCTTCATGTCACTCTCCCGGATGGTCGATTCAAACTCTTTGAGGAAGCTGTCAGTCTCACTCTGTGCCGGACCACCAACGATCCAGTCCCAAACGCGCTTCCACATACTCTGCTTTGAAGTTGACACGTCACTTGACTGACTGTCAAAAATGCGAGTCAATGCTTCAGACTCGAAGTCATCGCCCGACTTGAAGACACTGAACGACTTCACACCCTGGCCTGAATTGGCACCTCGATTGACGAAGGATACTTTCCAGACCTCCATCTCTTGGAGTTCTGCGTTCTGCTTCATTTTCATGGCTGGAGGTTCACTCCCCTGGACAGGCTTTGCCGTCCCTGCGATGGACACATAGCCGTATTCACCTGCCTCAATGGACTTCCAGAGGCTGTCATCCATGATCTTGGCAGACTGCATCCATGTGCCTTCGGGTGCCGTGGTATCACCCGACTTCACCTGCCAGTTCTCAACGACTCGCGCGTCTCGCTTGGCATAGTCGTGGTCGGCATCGAATTCCTGACTTTTCTCCATCCAGAAGGTCATGGCGTTGTAGATCGTCTCAGGGGACATCCAGTCCCCGTGAGTGTCCTTCTCGTATGGCCGATAGACCTCGTAGGAAACAATTCGATTGGGTGCGTCGATCTTCAGGATGGGGACGAGTCGCACCGTGTTCCCATCTGCGCCCTTGTAGGTCTGTGTTCGGTTTGGAATAGGTAGTGCGTCGATCTTCGCTTCGAAGTCCGCGACCGCTTTGAGTACGGACGCCTGCGTCATCTCGGCAGGCAAATGTTTCCAGTCGGCCAGGACATCATCCAGATCGGTCTTGTTGAACTGCTTTGCCACCGGCTTGAACGAGACGACCGCCTCCACCTGGGTTACGTTCGAGAAGGTGATTGAGCCATCTGCGGACTTGGTCCAGTCGGTCTGGTAGAAGCCATCATTGCGATAGTTGTAAACGATAATGTATGTCTCGTAGACACCGTCCAAACTGGCCGGGCAGTAGTCATGATCCGTGGGTCCGAAGATGCCTGTAAGTCCTGCCTTCTTCACCGCATCGTACATGTCACGCCGGAATACTTCGACCGATTGTCCGGCCAGATCGATCTTCTCTGTCTGTACGGTGACGGACTCAGGAGGCTTCGGCGGCTCCACCGAAATGAATGAAACTACCGCCTTGACTTCCTGGACGTCGCTGAACGTGATCGTGTCGCCGTTCCGTGCCCAGCCTGCACGGTAGTACATCACATCGCGGTAGTTGTAGACGATGACCTCCGTCTCCATGACCGCGTGGATGTAGCCGGGATAGTAGTGGTCGCTGTGATTATAGGTTCCCCACAACCCATCTTTGGCAGCGCTCGTAACGGCCCGCTCGAGTAGCGCCATGAAGTCCTGAATGGTTCCGCCACCCAGATCCAGTTTCGCGACCATCTCCTTGGCGGTTTCCTGTACCTGCTCATCCACGCGCCGCTTCAGATCAGGGGCCAGAAGAGTCTTCACCAGGGTGCTATCAGGGTCGACCGTGACACCTTCCTGGAGTGCCCTTAACACGATACGGCTGAACACGATCTTCCGGGAGCGAGGCTTGGTATACTCCTCGTAATTGGCGGTGAATCGGGACAGGGCGTTCCGCAGTCGCCCCTTCGGTATGAGCGGATACTTGAGATTGACAGGATCCCCGTAGTCCTCGAGGCTTATGGGGAACCCTTTGGGAAATCGAAGGTTGGTACTTTCGAGAATCTCGATGGCGAACCGTCCGGCTCGGGCCTGCTGTGCGGCTTTCGCCTCGTCATCGGTCATGTCGGCTGTCGGCTCATCGGCCTTCAGTGTCGGCTCGGTCTTGACCTCACCACCCGAGGCCAGCGACTCGACATCCACGATCTCAGGAACAATGGGACCACCTTCCACCGGCTTATTGGTCTTACGCGGAGGCTTAGCCTGCTTGGGCAGCGGGACGCCGATGTAGGCGGTCACGCCATCACCGAGTGGAAGCGGATGAAAGCGGGGATTGCCTGACTGGAACTTGCTCTCGGCACGGATGGTAGCGACCCAGCGGTTCCCCGTCTTGGTGATAGCCTCGTCATCTTCGATGGCGTAGAAGTTGGCAGCAAGCCACTTCTCGACGTCCTCCACCGACAGATAGGTGTCGTCGGAGAAGTCGAGCCGATGGAGTCCGCCGACAGAGTAGGTGTCCTTGATAACGATCGCAATGGCGTCTTTCATCGTTTCTGCGAGCTCCTGTGCCTGGTTGTCCCACCACTTTGCATCCGATGGCCCCAGTATTCCCCAGAGTGCCGTTGCCACATCAAGCGGGACTGGGTCTGCCTTCCTTGCGTCGATCTTGCTGACACCATTGGAGTGGTGCCGGGAATGCCATGCGGAGGCTTCCTTAACCCAGTCATCAGACGGAGTCGTGTCCCCGTCGACTACTCCCTGAGCACGACGCACCGTTTCAGGCTTCAGCCCGTCGCCGCTAAAGCCCTCGCTATGCCACTTCAGACCGACTTTGAAGGCACGAATCATTCGGGCGGGAAATTTGTCTGCCATGAATCACCAAATAGGTTTTGAGTCCACGGTAGCAGGTAGGCAGGAAGGGCGTCAAAATCGGGCAGGAATCAGACGATCACAGGCTGGAGTGTAGACCGACACAACCCGTGCAGTGGAGGGGGCCCTATGCTTTGGGAGAGGATATCGTTGACCTTATCCGTGTACTCTCCCCGGTCGTCCCTGTTCCCCATCCCTGACCGGGAGATCTCAGCGAGAACGGTGTCTGTCCCGTCCTTGCCACGGACGAATATCTCCTTCTTGCCGTCGTCGAGTTGTCTCTCTCTGACCCATGGATTCTCGTACTTGACGTCCATCGGATCATCGAGGGACTCGAGCCCTTTGAGTAAATCAAGCGCGCGTCCAACATTAACAAACTTGCCGTCAGCCCATCTACACTGATCGCTGGTCCTCTCGTCCAGTATAGCTGTAAAAATTGCCGTCTCAATTCCAGCTTTACTGTAAGTGCTCAGGTGTCCATAGGCTTCAGCCCTCACCGTGTAGGCATTGGCCACAACGCGATAGTAGTTTGGATTGCCTCCCCGGACCTCGAGCCATCTGGACAGGTCCTTACCGATCTCGTCACCCGATAGCCCCTGTTCGAAGCCCCGAGCGGTAATGGAGCGTGCGGCTTCACTCCATTGGGCTGAACGCTGTTTAAACTGGTCGGTCACGAAGTTGACGGTGGACTTTCGAAGGAAGTTCACCGATGCTTTGTCCACAGCGTCGAACGTGGCTGTGATGGGACCGTTCGAGGGGACCTTGCTCCCACCTGGCCCCCATTCATACTTCTTCGCGTCCCAGGCTCGTACAGCCTTGACCACGCGCATTCCGTGCTGCAGGAGTGGAGAGGCGAGTAACCCAGCGAAGGCGCCTCCTGCAGCACG